AGAGGAATAAATATTAAGGTTATATGAATAACACAATTACAATAACAGAAGCAATATTTATTGTTTCAACAGTAATGAATTTACTGTCGTTTATACTAGTATTTTTGATGTATACCCATATTCTTTCTATAAAGAACACAGTTAATCAACTGAAAGAGGGTATGGGAACAATTATCAGCAGAATGCTGGGTATGGAGCATGTTTTAGCAAAACTTGGAAACTCCTTTACAGAGTTTATGAATACCGCAGGTGACATGCTTGACAAATTTAGTATGATGAGTATGTTTCCGATGGGAAAAGTTTACAAAACGTCGGACGGTAAGTTTGCCGCATCTTCTATTGAAGACTTAATGGATAAAGTAAAGAATTCAAAAAAGGACACGGATTATTTTTCAGATGACGAATTAGACAATTTAAAGAAATTGTTTGAAGTGGATGACGACGACGATGATGACGAAGATGATTACCTTGACAATGAGGAAAATATAAAGTAATGTTACCTTCAGAAAAGAAAATTCGCGCAATGATTAAGAAGTTTCAGAAAAAGACAGAAGCTAAGAAAGCATTGGTAGAAAACAACAAAACCACTAAAGTGGTAGAAGAAGTAGATAGTTCAGAAATATTCAGTGAAATGAAGAAATTGCCATTTACTGAATAACCCCTCCAAGACACGATATCGTACACATATACAAATTATAAACTATATAATGGGTCGTATTAACTTACGGCCCGTTATAAACCTTGCTTATACTTAATTTCTCTTAAAAAGAAAAAGAAGCAAAAAGAAAAATACTATGATATTAGATAATTTTGGATTAGGATGGAAATTAAAATTTGAACAACTCATTCAGTTTACCTTAGATACAGTAAAAGACTCTAAAACTGTATCTATATCCAGATACAAAGGATTATTGAATGTTATATTTGAAGGGGTTGACAAACCATCGCAGTACATATTAGATTCTATATCAACACAGATAAAAAGAGATTCCGCACTTATATGTGAAACATGTGGAGCACACGGAGTCCGAAAAAAAGATCTAACTCTTTTACCAGAAGTAAAATGTTTGTGTTGGAAGTGTTATGCCCTAGAAATAGATTCTAGGGAATCTCATAATACTCGGAAAGATTATCCAGAGGTATAAAATGTTTTGGACAGAAGAAGATATTTCGCCAGTTGTCGATATCGCAAATACTGTATTTGGAACTGTTGGTAACATCAGTATGGAACCAAATACAAACTATAATGTTACTATTGAAACCGCACGATTTGGTAAGGTTTGGTATGGTGATGTTGAGGGTGGAGTAGAAACACTTATTCAAAAAAAGCAGGAATTTGAACGACTTATTGGGGAAAGTGCGGTAATTTCAAATATCTAACAGATTACCACTTGACAAATAAGTAAGACTGTAGTATATTAATTGTATGCTCAAACGAGTAAGGCGAATGAGCACATTTCTATCAACCTTACAAAACTTTAATTAAAGAGGTTACGTATATGGCACGTACAACACGGAATAGCAATTCCACTTATCACATGAATCGTTACTACAACGAATCTGAATTCGCTCGCACCGCATCCAAGATGCGTACTTGGCTTGCTCGTCTTGCCCGTGGTCGCGCTTCTGGTGTAGTTACCGCTGATGATGTTCACACCTTCCTTGACCGTGAAGGAGTTCAGCCGAAGCAAGTTCGTACACGACTTCGCTTCATCAACAGTGTTCTTCGTGAACCGAACTTCTTCCGTTCATCAACCGTGGCGTCCACCCGCCCCGCTGCGAAGGGTCGTTCCATCACCGCATGGACAATCTAATTAAATAATTAAACTCTATAAAAAGAGTTTTATATTTATCAAAATAGAAACGGGAATATCTCTCGTTTCTATTTTGTCTTTTTACGAGAGTATCATGGATATTGAACAAGAAATTGAAAAAATAAAACATGAATTAACAGTTACTATACCGGAAGAATTGGAAGTTGCCATGAACTCCGGTGACTTGAGAGAAAATTCAGAGTTTTCAGAAATTATTAGTAGACAGTATTTTTTAAATTTACGATTAAACCAACTTACTACAAGGTTGAATTCGTGTAAAAAAATTGATATCGGTAAAATATCTAAACACGAAATCGGCGTAGGCTCTATAGTCATTCTTGAAAATGTTCTTGACAAAACTATAAAAACGGTTAATATTGTTGCGTCAGAATTAACTAGTAATTTTTGTAACGAGTGGGAAGAAGTGACATTAAAATCTCCATTAGGATCAACACTAGTTGGTAAAATCTCAGGAGATACTATTCAAGTATATACTCCCAGTGGGAAAGGTATGTATAAAATTTTAAGTTTTAAAACTATCCATGAGAACTTGACATAGCAGATGGTTGTGTGTATATTTCACATTATATAGGAGATAGGTTATGGTCAAACAGACAAATAAAAATCATGTAATAGTAGACATCGGACCATATACAATTCTGATGATATCCGAATTGGTTATGATACTACTAAAGGTAATGAACTATATTAATTATTCGTGGCTATTAGTATTATCTCCTATTGTATTAATTGTTGCAGCCGCATCGGTTATATTATTGTTTACCTTCTTTAGAATTTTAAAGGAACATATGTTTTAGGGCCTGACCGGCTTCGACGGGGTGTAGATGATTAAGCTTTGTGTCTCGTTTGGTAAGACGAGTAAAACAGACCAAAAATACTAACTGGCAACTATAATTTAGCCCTCGCTGCTTAATTGCAGCCTGACGAATTAATCTGAGATTACCGCATAGGGTTAATTTGTTTATTCATGTGGTATAGCCTTGATAGGAACCGTATTCAAGGTGATACTTCGGTTCTATGTTCAGTTTACGTTTGTTAGTTAACGAGAACTGAATGAATTTCAATAACTGACTACACACATAAATCCTTAATAGGAAGCAATCTCGGACAGGGGTTCGATTCCCCTCGGGTCCACTGTAGTACCATATAGGTTTCTGTTAAAGTAATATTACGGAGATTTGTATGTGGCGTATATTTTTATGTAGAATGGGAATACACAAATATTGTCTTGATGACGAAGATATGGTCAGACTAGAAGAAAAAATACGAATACTTCTTTATAGACCAACCACGTTGTATCATTTACGTACATCAAAACGATTAATTGAGCAATACGAAAAAATGATGTATATAAATCACCCATTGACAAATATTGAACGGTATAATAGTTTAGTTAAACTTTGGCAGCACAAATTTAAACTTTGGAAACGGATGTAATATGGTTCTGACACGACGTATTAAAAAACTTTCGAAAGCAATGGTATCAAAAATTTCTGGACGACATGTACTGACCTGTACGGAATGTAATGTCGAGGAAGTAGAAGTACCTGCCGATGTTGGTAAAGTAACGTGCTGTTATTGTGTCCAGAAAATGATTGCACCACCACCCGGTTATAAATCTAAAGATTCTAGTGAATCGAAGAAACCTCGTGGCTGGCATTTCAAGCAATATTATGAGCAGGATGGGATTGTATATTCCAAGGGTCAGATTGTCACAGATCCAGCTGAGATTAAGTTGTTGCGTAAGAATGGAAACTCTAAATCCAAGGATAAGACAGTAAAGACCCCTGCCAAGAAAGTCGGTAGAAAGAAGAAAACTATATCTACTAAGAGTAAAAAACCATGATAGTTCTACCAAATAAATCTGCACTCGTGTGGGAACGATTCTTACGAGAAAATGAGATATTAGTGTATAAGTTTATTATACGGGAAATTAAAAAGAATTTAGATGACCCGGCAGATAAAATTGAGTTATTTAAGTTTGAAGATAATACGATGTTTGCATGGATTCCCAAAAAACGTGTGTTAGACACATTGACTAGCGCACTTGACATATTCATAAAAGCAGAAGAATATGAATATGCACGTAAAACCGATACGTTGATTAAACAATATCACATTAATAAACTAATCTCAGAGAGATGATTTATGGAATTTGAAACAACTAGATGCGTTGTTCTCAATTCCACATATGAACCAATAGCAGTTGTTACTTCTAAACGGGCACTTATTTTAATCCTTGAAGGTAAAGCTATTGTTGTGGAAGAACATCCAACGATGGTGGTACGGTCACCGTCCACTACTTTAAAAGTTCCTATTATGGTTGCTTTAAAGCAGTTCGTTCGCGGTAGAAAAATTTTCAAAACATCTGCAGTCTTAACGCAAAGAAATCTGTTTATACGTGACAATTACACATGCCAGTACTGTACACGACATCGGTCACAGTTCAGGTCGTTTGAGTTTTTAACACGGGACCACATTATTCCAGAATCTAGAGGCGGTAAAGACACCTGGGAAAATCTTGTGACGGCCTGTTCAACGTGTAACAACAAAAAGGCAGATTACGACTTAGATGAAGTCAACATGAAGTTACAGAAAAAGCCAACCGTCCCGACGTTATTCGAGTTGTGGATGAAACACAGTCAAAAGCGCGTTAGTAAGATACTCACACAGACAACATAATATTTCAAAAGGTTATTTATCATGTTAGAAATGCACACAGAAGAAGTTATTCAGGAAAATTATAATAAATTCATGGCATACGTTGAACAGGATTCACGTGCCGAGCAGTTAAAGACTCTGTATAAGGTGTTTGAGACAGAGTTGGTAACTGCGCCAGCATCCGGAAAAGTACAGTTTCATAACTGTTTTCCTGGTGGGTATCTTGACCACGTATTACGTGTGATTGACACATCGTTGAAGATGGCATCCTTATATAAGACCTGCGGTGGATATATTGACTTTACCAAACAGGAATTAATTTTTTCAGCAATGAACCATGACTTAGGAAAGCTTGGTGTTGAGGACCAGCCATACTATATTCCACAGGATTCTGATTGGCATCGAAAGCGTGGCGAATTGTACAAGCGCAATGACCAATTACAGTACTTTAATCCACCCGAACGAGGCTTAATGCTACTTCAGAAGTACGGAATTCAGGTAACGGAAAATGAATGGTTGGCAATCAAACTGTCTGATGGTAATTATGGTAAGGGAAATGATGCGTATTTGGGAAGTGATACCATGAAAGTTAATTTACCCTATATCATTCACTGGGCGGACCACCTTTCTACGAAGGTGGAAAAGGATAAAATTAGATTGGATTTCAACATTTAAAATATTTATACATGTAAGACGCTCTATGGAGGTCTTATATACCATTGTCCAATAGTGGAAATGGTAACGTCCAAATATGGAGATTTTTATGACAAAGTGGACAATTCAGCGAGTACCAAAGTCGGTTATTGAAAAAGAAATGGAATTCAATCGTGACAATCTGGTCAACACTTTTGACCGATTCTTCGATGAAGCATTCCGAGGACAGTTCCCAGACCTCTACAAAGGATTTGGAATTGAACCCTTCAGTAAGGCGGCTTATCCAAAGGTTAATGTTCTTTCATTTGATGATAAAGTTGAAATTGAAGCGGAAATTGCAGGATTCCATAAGGAAGATATTTCCATTCAAATTGAAGATGATGTATTGAGTATTGTTGGAAAAGCCTCCCAACAGGTCGAGCAAACTGATAAATCTGTTTATCTTCTCCGTGAACTCAAACGTAGTTCGTTTAGTCGGTCATTTAGGCTCACTGACCAGTTGGATGCCGATAAGGTTGAGGCAACGTTCAATAATGGGTTACTTTATATTACTATTCCACGAAAAGTTCAAACGCAGGAGACTAAAGCTAAGACGGTGGTAATCAAGTAATTACAATCAAAAATGGAGGTTTAGTATGTGTGGATGTCTAATTTGCCATTGTGGTACCTACACTAACGTAACTGCTAACTGACTAGGGGGTGATCTTTTAACAGTTACGTTCCACCATAAAACCTTAAAATATGGAGCAATAAAAAACGGGTCGCCATCAGCGACCCGTTTTCGTTTACAATGTGTACGTATTACGTGGCTACAGATACAGCCCATCCCTTTGCAGTCAAATTATCAATCGCATCTAATCCAGTTTGATTCGTAATTGCTGCGTTAGTTCCACTGTAATTATTAACAAAGTCAGCATATCCGTTCGTCAACCCATTTGCATCCAGTGCAACTAATATTTGTGTTATCATACTTTCCGATAGGGCACCATCTCTCAAGTCAATTTCAAGTAAATTGGGTAATGTAGTAAACGTCAAAGAAGTTAAATTAGTATTATCAGCATACAGTATTTCTAAATTGGGTAGAGTTGATATATCTAATGTAGTAATCGGTTGGTAAGGTAGTTCTAACCTAGTTACATTCGGGAAATTGCTAAAAGAAATGGAATTAATGTATTGCGAATTGGTATTAGGACCAATTAGGCCAGCAACTAATAGTTTACTAACATACGTAGAAGGATTTACGTTAATGACAACGGACGTGGTTCCGTTAAGAAATGTGGGAATTGCTCTGTAAATATCAAATTCATACAGTGAATTATCAGTGGTATATTCTGTATAAGTTGCAGAAAATCCATCGTCGAAGTTTGCAGTAATCAAAGTATTATTTAATGTTGCCAAAACTTCCGATGATTCCGGAAAATAAACTCTGAAATTAAAGTTCCACCCAGGAGGAAAAAGTGTCTCCTCAATAAATTCAACACCCATTAAGATTTGCCCACCGGATGTAGGCTCTTCTTGAATTTGTAAACTTGATTGACCACCCCCGGCCGCCGCTGCGGTATTATTCACGGTTACTTGCATTGCTTGCTGTTCCATTAAATAATAATTGTATCGTTTTAATTGTTCATTTAACGGAAGTCTTCTGATATAATCTAGTTGAACAAAATGTTGCCAACTCATAGTATCTAGTATAATCATAGTAATTCTGATTGGTTGGAGTATATATAATATATAGTGTTCTATCCATTCCTTTTACCAAAATTCAATGAATACACGAACATCACTTATTACGGCAACGTCACTAACAGCCACATTTGTGGCTTTATGTGCGGCTATTTTCTCTGTCACGGGCATTGCAAAATTATTTGCAGGTGCTGCACTTAGTGCGGGAATTATGGCATCTGCATTAGAGTTAGGAAAAATCGTGAGTATTTCATTCTTATATCAATATTGGAAAGAAATTCCAAAAACTCTTAAATATTATTTATCGACTGCTGCTGTCATATTAATGATTATTACATCCGCCGGTATCTATGGGTATTTATCGTCTGCCTACGCTAAAGTGGCCGCTACACCCCTAGCGTTGACCGCTAACATCGAAACAAACCAGGGTAGGATAAACAGTATCGACCAAGATATTAAACGTAAGGAAGACCGTCTTAATCAATTAATAACTCTACGGTCCCAACAAGAAACACGATTGGACCAATTAGTTTCTAAGTCAACGTCGGGTAACAGCAGTTCTATTAGGATAGCACAAAATGCGTTAAATGCGGCAGACAAAAATGTTACGAGTTTACAAAACGAAATAACCAACCTTTCAGCTCAGAGGGATAGTTTAAATGGCCTCAATATTAGCAAACGTGTGGAAATTGAAACAAATGGTGATATCGGGACTTTCGTCTATATTGCAAAAATATTGGGAACTGACCTTGATACGGTGGTCAAATGGTTCACGTTCGTCATTGTTTTAGTATTTGACCCGTTGGCAGTTGCTCTCGTAATTGCTGTAAATTTTCTGTTAAAAGGTAGTACGGATAGTGATGAAAAGGTATATACCATATATTCCGATGAAATCGTAAACGACCCACCTACGTCGGAAGAAGAAAGTATCGTAGTAGAGGTACCGCAAGAACGAGTGGAATTTACAAATCCCAATTTTGATTGGAGTAATAAAGAACTTTGGGAAAATAATCAAAATGCAATAAACTATTATAACAGTCGTATAAATTCACGGATTTAATACTTGACATTGTATGTGTGATTTGGTAGATTACAATCATCTCAACTAATAGGTTATTTACATGCCCCATAATGTCGGTTATTGTTGTATCAATATGACGTTGCAGAAAAAGAAAATCACCACAGGTAGAGGTATGATTCAACGTACTTTCAAAGAGAAAGGCTTGAAGTATGCCTCTGAATTGGCACTTCTTAACGCCAAAGACCTTGTGAAGATTATTGAATGGAACTACGAAAATGACGTAGAAGTCTTTCGTATGGGTTCTGGAATTTTCCCGTGGGGAAGTGAATACGATGTACGTAACCTCCCCGATTATGATGAAATTGCCGACACACTGGTGCTTGCTGGTCAACTTGCAACATTCCGCAGTCAACGTATTACTGCTCACCCCGACCACTTTGTCAAACTGGGTTCCGTAAAAGACAAAGTTGTAGAAAATTCCATCAAGGATTTGGAGTTACATTCTACTGTGTTTGACCTCATGGGATTGAGCGCAACACCATACAACGCATTGAACATCCATGTCGGTATGAACTTTTCCAAAGAAACCGCCGACCGTTGGATTGCTAGTTACAACCGACTTTCCGAAAATTGTCGAAATCGTATGGTTGTAGAAAACGACGATAAGCAGTCGGCCTTTTCTGTAAAGCAGTTGTTCGAATATATTCATGCACGAACAAGTATTCCGATTACATTTGATTATTTTCACCATCAATTTCACCCAGATGGGTTGACAACCGAAGATGCAGCAAAACTTGCGGCAAGTACATGGCCTCGTTCAATTACGCCACTCTTTCATTATAGTGAGAGTAAGAATCTCAACGAGAATGTAAGTGGTAACCCACGTGCTCATGCAGATTATGTGTTCAATAAAATTGAAGACTTTGGACTTACCTTAGATTTTGACCTTGAGGCAAAAGCAAAAGAACTGGCACTATTCAAGTATCGGAGTTTACCATGATGATTAGTTTTGCAATTACTACACACAACGAAGGACAATATATTCAAGACTTATTGGACCAATTGGTTCCGTTTTGTGAAACGTCTGGTGATGAAATTGTCGTGGTTGATGATTTTTCCACTGACCCATTTACGATTAATGTGTTAGAGGGATATGAACGAGCTGGCTCTATTAAGCTTCATCAACATGCCTTAAACAAAGATTTTGCCGGTCATAAAAATTTCTTGACAGAACAGTGCATGGGTGATTATATTTTCCAAATTGATGCAGATGAAACGTTCAATCCAAATCTATTAACATATCTACACGATATCGTGGACAACAATGGCATTGATTTATTCCTCATTCCTCGCGTCAATGTAGTAAACGGGTTAACCGATGATGATATTAAACGTTGGGGATGGCAAGTAAACGAACATGGGTGGGTCATGTTCCCCGATTATCAGACTCGTTTATATCGTAATCATGTAGATATTAAGTGGGAAGGTAAGGTCCACGAACGTATTGTCGGTCATAAGACGCAAGCACCACTTCCCGCCGAAGAAGAATGGTCACTTTATCATATCAAGGATATTGACCGACAGAGAAAGCAGAATGAACTGTATCAGACTATTGTGAGGTAAATATGAAAACGGCACTAACATATGACGATATAACATTACTTCCGTCATACAGTGAAATCGAATCTCGTCAAAATATTGACCTAACAACACAGTTGACTACTAATTATTCTCTTAGGGTTCCGTTAATTGCCTCGCCAATGGATACGGTCTGTGACGGTTTTATGGCTGCAGCAATGGCCGAACTAGGGGGAATTGGATGTATTCATCGGTTTATGCCAATTGAACCACAAGCACATGAAGTAGTATCTACCAGTAGACAGGTGCGGCTAAATTCAACATGGACGCAACATGTTATGGCAGCAGTCGGTGCAAATGGTGATTATTTAGAACGAGCACAGGAGTTGACAAAAGCAGGTGCTAATGTTATATTAATAGATGTGGCACATGGACACCATAAGTTCGTAAAAGATGCTATAACCAATCTAAAAAAACATCTACCCGTTCATGTAGATATTATTGCTGGAAATGTTGCAACTCAACAAGCCGCAATAGACCTTGAATATTGGGGAGCAGATGCAATCCGAGTGGGTATTGGTGGTGGTTCATTATGTACTACCCGAGTAAAAACTGGGTTCGGTGTTCCAAATGTTACATCCCTTGAAGATTGTAGTGACGTAGTAACGGTACCAGTTATTGCTTGCGGTGGCATTCGTAACAGTGGTGATATTGCCAAGGCACTAGCAGTTGGAGCCAGTTCGGTTATTTTAGGGTCACTGTTGGCAGGTACCAAAGAAGCGCCTGGTGCAATTATAGAGAAGTCAAACGGTCTGTATAAACGATACCGTGGAGCGGCATCTTTGGAAACAAAAACGGTACACGGGCAAGCACCTAGAAATGTTGAAGGTGAATCAACCGTTGTACCATTTAAAGGTTCTGTCAATTTCACAATTGAAAGATTACTTGATGGGCTACGTTCAGCTCTGTCTTATGCTGGAGCAAATAACCTTCAAGAGTTTCATCCAGAATATGTGGTGGTCACCAATGCTGGTGCACGGGAGGGTCAACCACATCTACTAACGTGAGAATATTATGATGAAAAAACTAATTTTTATAAGTGTTTTGGCATTAGCCGTATTTATCACCGATAAATTACCCAACGTCACAGTAAAAAAGATTCCAATGTCCCAACCAACGCAGGTTGAATTATTCATGAAACGAGTGGCATACATTGAAAGTGGTGGAAATCATAAAATTACAAATGAATTTGGTATGATGGGTAAGTATCAATTTAGTCCAGGTACAGTAAAAGCGTTGGGATTTAATACATCACAAAAGCAATTTTTACGAGATTCCAAGTTACAGGATAGTGTTATGTTAGCTTACATGAAAGCAAATCACCGAGAACTTGCCCCGTTGATTAGAAAATATAATGGTAAGGTCGTAAACGGTGTGAAAATAACACGAGCTGGAATTTTAGCCGGTGCACATTTTGCAGGTAGTGGTGGGGTACGTGCTTTCTTAACGGGTCGAGGTGCAAATATTGCTGATGCACGAGGAACAACCATTACAAAATATATGAGTTATTTCAGTAACTTCAACTTACCGCAGATATGATGATATTGACAGTATTTTTAGCAGTCTTATGTTTGATACTTTCTTATGTAGTGTGGAACTTAACAAAAAAGATTTCGGTGTACGAAGAGAGTATAGAAGAATTCTATTCAGCATTAACCGTAACGTTAGCAAACATGCGGTTAATAGATTCAAGGCAAATGTTTGAAACCGATGACGAGGTTGGGACTGTATTTCAACAGTTAGTTGATATACTTTCCAACCTTCGTCCTATTTTATATGGGGTAGATGTAGATGAAAACAAAGAAAACTGATTTGGAAATTCGTAGAGCTAAATTAGGTAAGATGTATTTTACCGATGAAACTGAAAAGGCAATTGTGAAGTTTAATAAAATGGATGATTTGGAGGAACGAGAAATTATCTTTCGTGAAAAAATTCATCCAGCAATAGATAAACTTGCCGAAAATGTTATCAATAGATTTAAATTTCCCTATATAGATGGAAATTTCGAAGACATAAAAAATCAAGTGGTATCGTTCTTAGTGTTAAACCTACACAAATATACGGAGAACAAAGGAAAGGCATTTTCGTATTTTTCGGTGGTGGCAAAAAACTATCTAGTGTTACATAATAATAACTCGTACCGGGATGAATTGCGGTCAACGCATATAGTTGACCCGTCCAGTGACGAGTCTTTCTTATTAGAAGAGGTGCTCACTACAAAACCAGAGGTAGAATCATCTCAAAGGGATACTAGTGATTTTATGGAGTTATTGATTCAATATTGGGATTTTAATTTGGACCGCATTTTTAAGAAAAAACGTGATAAGGAAATTGCAAATGCGGTTGTTGAATTGATGAAACGGGCAAATACTATTGAAAATTTTAATAAAAAAGCCTTATACGTGCTGATACGTGAGATGACGGATAATAAAACAGTGCATATAACCAAAGTTATCAATAAAATGAAAGCACACGTACTACAGCAAATGAAAGAATATCGTAGGTCAGGACATTTATCCGATCCATCCATGTTTTTCGTCTGTAATCAATAAAAATAACTATTTATAAATCAGACACTTTAAGGTAAATTATATGTCCTTAGACACAGAACTTTTCGATGGAAAAACATTATCAGACTTGTTTTCAGACATCTATAAAAATACAGATAAAAAGCGACAACAAATAGACCAACTCGTATTAAGTATGTTAAAATTAATACGAACGCCTGAAGACGCTGCCGTGCTGGGCCCAGTGGTTAAAGATTTTCTAGAGGTCAATGTTAAAAACGATGAACATTTAGTTAGACTGGCTCAAATTGCACAAAGAATAGTCTCAGTTGGAACGAAAAGTAATTCTGCAGGCGATATGTTGAGTGAAGAAGAAAAATTGCAATTATTAAATAATATAAAAACTGATTTTGAAACGGTTATTAATGAACAATATGAACTAGAACAGTCCATTCAACAACTGAACAAATAATATGGCATCTGGGAATAGATACGTTACTAGAACAAAACCTTCGGGTTTATTAGCAACATCAACAACAAGTGATTCTGCAAAATCAGTAACTAAATCCTATTACGAAGCAATTGTGGTGGATGTGATTGTTGATCATTTCCACCCACAATACTCCGCAGATGGTTATAATGTCGGTATGATAAAGGTACGAATTTTTTCTGTACATGATGGTAGAGATGACGAGTTGTTGGATTGGGCAGAACCAATGGATACAACTATACAAGAATTACCATTACTTGGAGAGTTTGTTGTATTGCATAAGTTTTTAGGTAACTTTTTCTATATGAGAAAGGTTAATATTGCACATAGACTGCAAGAAAATTCAATGTTAAAATTGAATGACGCATTAAATAATCGTTCTAAAAAATTAAGTTCACCCACTACGTCCGGTAATGGTGAAATTGAGTCAGAACCGCATCAATTTGGTGAATACTACAAACCTGATAGTAGAGTACGTCCTTTGAAGCACTTTGAAGGAGATGTATTATTTCAAGGTCGAATGGGACACTCTATACGGTTTGGTTCAAGTCAAATAGATCCAAGTAGTAAAGGAATGGCTCCTAATTTGATACTAAGAACTGGACAAGCAAAGGACGTTGAAACTGACGCATGTACAAGCGACAAAATCTTCGGATTAATTTTGGAGGATGTGAATAAAGATGCATCATCTATATGGATGACATCAGACCAAGTAATTCCATACGAACCCACTACAATAAATGTAGGTTCATTTTATAGATCTATAAAAAACCCACCACAGCAGTATGATGGTGCGTCAATTATATTAAACTCCGACCGGATTGTATTGGGTGCAAAGAAAACGCACATCATGATGTTTGCCCAAGAAGAAATTTACTTGAACAGTTTTAAAAATACGGCAGTAGATACCGACAGTAGTATCATATTAACTGCAAATATTGATATACGAAATTTGGCAAGCAGAAACATTGACAATATTGCAGACAATGATTATACGATATCTGTGGGTAATAACGTGTCGATTATTGCAGAAAACGCCATATCCTTTGTAGCAGATAAATTATATTTTGGTAGTGTAACGGGTGATGCTGAACCTATGGTCGGTGGAACAAGTTTATCGAAGTGGTTGGCGAGACTCATCGTAACCTTGATGGGAACGCCTTCAGCAGTACTTCCATGGGTAGATGCAACTACTACCATAGTCCCTCTCCCAGTCCCGGGCCCGGCTACTGCAGCACATGTAATCACGCCCGTTGGGCCGGGATTATTAAATCCAGATATTATGGCGGGACTGATTAGGTTATATGGAGAGTTAGTACTGCCAAATCCTGGTCAATCTATTCCAACCGCATTTTCGGGTGCTCCGTTTAACAGTGGAGATGGATTTGTTAAGTTAGGAAATGAAGTGCCTGAGATAGTAGAAAATAACTTTAAAACGGGTAAACCGACAGTTATTGAAAACAACACATGGACATTAACTGATAACTACTATAGGACCGTATAATATGTCAGATGCAATATCCAATGCAATTAATGTAACAAAAAAGGCTGCCACTGGAGCAGCATCATCTGCGGCAAATGCTGCAGCCTCCTCTGCAGCTTCTGCGGCCACAGCAGTAATACCACCTGCTGCAGGTGCGGCTGCAGAAAAGTTAAAAAAACTACCAAGAACGAAAGACCCTGAATTATTAAAGCAACAAGCAAAAGCAGAAGCACAAAAGTTAGTCGGAGAGCAACAAACTAAGTTGGAGCAAGAAAAGGATAAAAAAATAGAAGAACTAAAAGATAAAGCGGCATTTCTTGGGCCATTACTTGCAGCAGGTTTGGCATTATATCTAAAACCTCCTATTTTAGATCCAAAAGTATTAGCAACAATTGTTTTTTTAAGAGCACAAAAAGAGTTACGAGAATTGAAACAGAAAGTAAGTAAGCAAAATTTAAAAAAAGCAAAAGAAAATTTTACATTTCCGATGAAACCACCGACATCGTTGACGGCACTTCCAAGTATTCCAAAGCCACCAACGATACCAAAATTACCAACACTCCCGTTATCACTACCAACGGTAAAAGAATAACCCTCACATACAGGACATTTATATGGACAGGCAATTATTAAAAGCATATATACGAACTATAGTTGAAGAAGAGGTGAAGCGTGTATTACCAGAACTTCTTGCTGAAGCAGTTGTTGAAATAAAACAACTTTCTGAGAATAAAACGCAACCACCCCAGAAAAAACCTACCTTGGACCGAGGTAGATTATCTGAACTCATGGGTCTTACATATGATGGAGAGACGTTACGTGCAACTACAAACAATATGGCGGTACCGTTACCAGAAAATGCACCAAGAGATGTTGATCCAGAAGTAGTGAAGGCGGTTACTAAAGATTATTCACAGTTAATGAAGAAACTAAAACTCACTTGAGATGATATATGGCGCAGGGCATAGGAATTACTCTACCCCTTAAATTGGGAAATACTGGATATTTTGAACAATCGTTCGATACGTTAACACAAGTTAAGTCAAATTTTATAAATCTGATACTTACTAGAAAGGGGGAACGAGTTCATCAACCCGAATTTGGTTGTGGTATCCATGATTACTTATTTGAGCAACTTACCGCTGAAAATATTGAAGGGGCACGACTGTCGGTGGTTGACGCAGTAGAACGATGGATGCCGTTCTTAGAACTGGTACAATTTGAGTTAAATTCTGCACCTATTGACATCGATAACAATAGACTACAATTATACGTGGGATATAGGCTCAGAAGAAATCCGAATATTAGAGATACAATAATTTTGACGTTTTAGGAGATAATTAATGGCAGTAAACCAATCTATAACTAAAAAATTTACACCAAATTTTAAAGATGTAAATTATTTATCAAAAAATTTCTCCGAATTCCGTCAAAATTTGATTGAATTTGCTAGAACGTACTATCCAAACACGTATACGGATTTTAATGAAGCGTCACCTGGCATGATGTTTATGGAAATGGCAGCATATATCGGTGATGTAATGTCATTTTACATAGACAATCAATATAAAGAAAATTTACTACTGTTCGCCAAAGAAAGGCAAAATGTTGTAGCAATATCCCAAGCACTTGGATACAAACCAAAATTAACTGCAACTTCTACGGTGGAAGCGACCATATATCAGATGGTTCCAGCACTCGGCGCATTAAACAATTACGAACCGGATAAACGATTTTTTTTGAGAGTACTGACAAACTCTAAATTTTCTACAGACGTTCCTCCGATACAATCATTTAGGTCAATTCAAGATGTAGATTTTGCAGACGCGTCGGGTAGAACAATTAGAATTCTTTCCAGAGATATCAATAATGCACCTACAATGTATGTGGTATCTAAAAAAATAAAATTAGTGTCGGCAGATTTAAAAACAGTCACATTTACTTTTGGCTCTGCACAAAAATTTACGAGAGTAGAAATACCAGATTCGAATGTCGTTTCAATTGTTGGTGTAGTTGATAGTGAAAACAATCCTTGGTATGAGGTTGATTATCTCGGTCAAGATTTAATTCTAGAAGAAAAAAATATTTCTACACGTACGCCTGATGGATTTTTTGCAGAAGATACACTGGAAATAAACTCACTACCTCCTGCAAAATTGGCAGTGTTGCGTAGAAAACCTAGAAGATTTACTACTCGTGTAAATTCAAATTTAAAAATGGAATTATGGTTTGGGTCTGGAACTAATAACTTAGATGATGAACTAGTAACACTTAACTCCGGACAAATTGCAAATACAAAATATAATCAAGGAATTGCAAACGTAAGTTTAGACCCTTCAGATTTCTTACAGAGTGATAGTTTTGGATTGGCTCCGGCAAATACCACATTAACAGTGACGTATTTAGTTGGTGGTGGAATTGAATCAAATGTGGCATCAAATACCATAAATAAGGTAGATTTTCCATTAATTGCAAATTTGGGGTCCGATTACACTGCAGCAGAACAAAATTTATTTGCTGAAGTGGTGGCTAGTTTAGCAATAAAAAACGAAGAACCTGCTAGGGGTGGCGGTAATATAGAAACTGTTGAAGAAATTCGACAAAATGCCTTAGCATTTTTTAATGCACAAAACAGAGTAGTTACTGATAAAGATTACGTGGTTCGTTCGTTGGCAATGCCATCCAAATTTGGACAAATATCAAAAGTATTTGTTGTCAGAGACGAACAAATTAGCGAAATAGAATCTCAAAATCCAGAAACGTTGCTAGTAAATAATGACGCAAATCCGTTTAATAATAGAACGTATGTATACGATCCAGTTGCTCCAAATTCAATCAATTTGTACGTATTGGGATATAATGCCGAACGGCGTTTAGCACCACTTAACGCATTAGTTAAGAAAAATTTGGCAAAATATTTAGAACAATATCGTATGTTGACAGACGATGTAAATATTATTGATGCATTTGTGGTTAATATTGCAGTGGAATTTCGTATCATCGTGTACAGAAATTATAATATGAATGATGTAATTGCCCGATGTATCGATGCAATTAAACAATTTTTCAATATAGACAAGTGGCAAATTAATCAACCAATTATTATGAATGATTTACGATTAACAATTGGGTCAGTGGAAGGAGTACAAACGGTCACCGACGTTATTGTTACCAACAAATATAAATTCAAAGATGGAAGAGATTATTTCGAATATCGATATCCTATCGATGAGGCAATTGAAGATGACATTATCTATCCATCGCTTGACCCGTGTATATTTGAAATACGATATCCAGAAACCGATATTGTGGGCTACGCTAGACAATAGATGAGATAATATATGAGAACGTTTTTATCACCCACACAAGATACCACAATATATCAACGATACCCGACCATTAATACCGGTTTGGATGAAATTTTAGAAATTGGTAAGTTAACTCGTACGCTTGACGGGGATGTTATGTATGCATCCTCATCAGTCCGTGCATTAATTAATTTTGATATACCATCTGCGCAGCAATATCCAAGTAATGCAAAATATTATTTACATTTTCGTATAGCAAATGCAAAAAATGTAAAACGTTATCAGCAATTAAACGTATATCCGATATCAAGTAGTTGGGTAGAGGGTAGTGGATATTTTTATCAAGATGTGAAAAATATGCAAGATGGTGCAACATGGAGTGAGTCTGACAGGTTGGTAAATTGGACAACATCTGGCAGTGATTTTGTATCTACTCCAAGTGCTTCATATGTAATGAAAAACGTGCCTATCGAAGATATTAAGATTGATGTTACAAGTATCATTGCGCCCGTTGTATCTGGTAGTACATCGTTGTGGAATGGATTACTAATAAAATACCCCACGGGGGATGAACTAGATCAGAACAATAAAGGAAATATTAAAGTATTTTCTGGAAATACTCACACCATCTTTGCACCTAAGCTAGAAATTGTGTGGTCGGACCAGCAATTCCAAACGGGAAGTTTGAAACCAATACGTAACAGTAACGTGTCGATAATACCACGCAACATCAAAGAGGCATACACCCGTGGCGAGATAGATAAGGTGTATTTGGTTACCAGAGATTTATATCCAGATAAAAAATACGACTCCGTACAACGATATCGTAATACATATTATTTACCGTCGCAATCATATTTCAGAATAACCGATGATGTCTCTGGTACAGTGTTGTATGATTTTGATCAATATTCTGCAATTAGTTGTGATGTGTCGGGTTCATATTTCGTACTGGATACATCCGCATTGGAAATAAATCGATATTACACCGTGGATATAAAAATTAAATCCGGTAGTTTAGTGTTCTTCCCAGAATTTAAATATACATTCAAGGTAGATGCCGATGAGTAATTTTTTAGATTCATTCCTACAAAAATTTTTGGTGACATTACCAAAAAATAATGATGACATCATTACAGTAACAACTCAAAATTTTTCTCAAGAAGGTGACATATTTACCGTAGATACACGGGTTATAAATCCTAGTGTAATACCGACTACACAATCACTGGCAGAATTACAACCTGAAATTTCCTATACCCATCCGTTTAAAATTGTAACTCCGTTGGATTATGACGGGTCAACCATTATAGTCAGTCCAAATATTGAAACGCAGCCAACTGCATCACAAGGATATTATGTTCCTATTTATTTTGAACGATATAATAGAGAAGTAATGGCTAACATAGATAGAGATTTTACTGAATTAACACTAGTTTTTATTAGCGGTGATGACACCGTGGAGATTGGTTAATATATGCCAAATCAAACTAATTTTCGAAGTGATATTACCACCAAGACAGATATACGATTTTTAGCGTCTAGAGTAGTAAATAATCCAAGTGAATTAATTCTATTCGAAGAAATACCTGCCAGTTTTGGGTATGACAATAATGATAACGTAGAATTACATTTCTACTCTCTTATAACAAATGTGTTAGTACTAAGTATTACTGTCAAACTATCGGATGACGTATTAAAAGTGCATACTGTGAAGTATGCGGATAATACGTATAAAAATTACTTACGAATTGACTTTACTAAATTGTTTATAGATAAAAACATTATTCTAGTATCAGGTGATTACAGAGTTGCAATCAACTTTTTTGCCGATGAAATTGGTACATATGAAAACAAAATTTTAAATATAGATGTAATATCAGATTCTAGAACAGAAGTACAATTATCATTTAACAATTCAATTGACGCTCCAGCAATACGAAGTAATAATGTTTTAGCAAAAGAGTTTGTTGAAAAGGCATTCAATAAAATTGATGCAGCAGGAGTTGCAGAAAAGATATTTAAATCGGGTGTTCAATTAAACGACTCCACTGAAGGGGTAACTGCACGTAACATCATAGAACGCATAGAAGTGGTTGACCAGACATACGAACAAACAATAGGTAAAATTGACCGATTGGGTATACTCAGTGAGTTTGAAAATGATTTAAATGAATTTGTTATGAATTTATATCAATATGTGGTAGAAGAAATAATTATTAAAGGTGACGAACGTATACAAGAAGATGAATATAGAAATATTATAGAAAAAGTAGTTAATGAAAAAATTAATACGTTTTCGAATAGTGCAGACAGACGAATACAAGTTAGTTAATATTATTTAAATGGAATATATACATGGCTATTGGTGACAGTTGTAGAACAGACTCAGATTGCAATTCAAATACCTTGTTTGACACGGCGCTAATTTGCGTTAGCGGGCAGTGTAGAGAGGCTTCGTCTGGTGGAGGGTCATCAAGACCAACACCGACGCCAACGACTGCACCAGTTCAAACCAGTGATTGTGATGTTGCGGCACAAAATTGCCCACCTGGGTCTGTATGTGTGTTCCAAGGGGTAACTCAAACGGGAGGAGTAGTTGGAATTGGTGTTGGAATGGGGACGGGGATAAATTTTACACCAATTTATAGATGCGTTCCAGTGATTCTCCCCACGCCAACACCAGTACCACCCACACCAACACCAAGTCCAACACCAGGCCCAACACCAACACCAACGCCCACACCAACACCGGGCCCGTCACCAACGCCTACACCAACACCGGGTCCGTCACCAACGCCTACACCAAGTCCAACACCAGGCCCAACACCAACGCCAACAGTGACGGGTCCAAGGCCAACGCCAACGCCCACGGCTGTCATAATAACACCAACGTCAACACCGCAAGTACCACCAACACCAACGCCAACTGTGGTACCATGGAGACGTTGTATAGATGGTACACTTAGTACAGCACCAATACCTACAGATTATAGGTCTGCTAACTATTTAGGGGTTGAAGGTGGTATTTGTTGGGAACCAACTACTATAGTAAGTTTTGAACCGGATTTAAATATTGCATTAAATTTTATATACAATAGAGGCACCAACAGGTATCCACCCCCTCAAGTTATTAGGGCATTTAATCCTTCGTACGCGAGTACTTTTCTCACAACGTTCCAAACCAATCCGGAAATTGTTATAACACCTAGTACACTTACGTTGACACCTAGAGGTTCAACAACATTTACCGTAGGTATACGGTCGGAACTATATGATAAATTAGGTGACGGGGATTCAAGAATTAAATTAAATGTAGATATAACGGAACTTTAATATATGCCTCTAAAAAATTTCACAACGGGCCAAGTACCATACTTGGAAAATTATACACCATTTCCAGAAATTGCAGAAATAACGACTGTTGGAGATATGTTTACGTATGATTTGGCGCCAAATACTAATCCAACTATTATAGAATATGCGTTGGGAACGGACAATTCATATGTTGCTACACTTAATATACGTAATATTACTGCAAATGTTGATTTGGAAGCGGTAATTACGTATTCCAAAGATTGGTTTATTTTAAAGACTTCAACCGATGCGGTATTCGAAGATGCAGCAAATAATACGACGAAAATTACAAAGACGTTTAAACCGTCAGAAATACTAAATATTGATATTATGGTAAATAATTTTGTATTAGATTTGGCTCAGTTAGACAATCAACTTACTTCTATAAATGTAGCAGTAACAAATATAACTAATACGGATATTGCCAGAAGAAATGTTACTATTCAACCGTATAATCGCCGTGTACTTCCAAATTCGTTGAGGATAGAATAATATGAGTAATATAATACCTCTCACGGAAGCAGAAGCACTTTCTTTAGAAACTGCTAACGAGATTCCTCCAAATTACGTTAGAATACGTACCACGTTGGGTGGATGGGTGTGGGTGGACGAACAGCGATATCCTCAACTAGCAAACAATTATAGAACAGGTGTATTAACCGGTGGTGAAGCAGCACCTGCCGGTGTCTACCTACGTGCATTACCACCCGATCGAACTCCACAATCGCAAAGTGCCAGTATACCACCCAATCAAAATACGTCAAGTACAAACACATATAATAACACGGTCACAACAACTGCAGTATTAAGAAGCAAAATTAAGGTCAATCTAACATATCCTATTAAAATAAGGGTTAATCCTGAAGTAACGGCACGGCAAACGGCAAATGTTCAGTACCAGTTTCAATTAAAAGTAGATTTAATTGATGTGAACATTTCTCAGCCACTGATAAGTGCATCATTTGATTTCTTAAACGCTGCAATTAGAAATTATATAGATGAGGAGCGTGAACTTAAGACATTATTAAACTACGGTGACGATAAACAGACAGTAGTGGTTGCACAGCGATATGGTCAACGAGATTTAAATACCGTAAATACTATTCAATTAAAATTATTGCAACCAATTCCCGACGAAATACAGACACAGACACCTGTGTTTTTGAGTAGAGAAGTTGCAAAAACAGTAATTGATAAAATTAGAGTACGATTCCCTCCACAGATAGATACAACACCATACTTAAGACCAAAAAATTTAGGAGTAGCAACAGACTTTAGTCTCGGTAAGAGTTTAAACAATGTTACATTAAAATTATTATCACTGCAAACGGGTTCTGTAGGTGCAGACGACCTATATAAGAATAAAACGTTTGAGGACGAAATATTCAGAAAGTGGTACTCATACGACTTTGACTCCGCAGAACTAAATCTAGATTTTACAGACTATAATAAGTTTGTTTTTTATGGCTCTGCAACAATGCGTTTGCAGGCATTTAGAGAAAAATTAAAACTTATAGAAAACATCGAATATAACAGACAACAGTTTCTATCGTCATCTGTATATTCAATGCAAACATCTTCTGCTGCAGCAATTTTTATTCAAGATAAGAGTGCGCAATATGCGCTGGAAAAAGAAAACATCATTCGTTCATTTGATAGATATGAACAACACTTATACTTCACATCGGGGTCTACACTGCCATATACAGCATCTGCGTGGTATGCAGATACTGGAACGGAATTTAATTCTTCGTCATATTGGCCAAAAATAGGAAATGTGATTGCACCAGTGTATAGTCCTGAAGTAGAGGAGTGGTTTAGTACACAACTTGAAATTGCACAACGATACGATGAATTTAATGAAAATAATTTAATTAATACTATTCCAACGCACGTACGTGAACATGAGGAAAATTCTCCTTATATCACTTTTGTGACCATGATAGGACATTTCTTTGATACATTAAAACCATACGTTGATCATTTCCCATACATATACGACCGTGGTCTGGACCCAAATCAAGGATTATCGAAAGATTTAATCAATGAAATTGCAGAAGCAGTTGGATTTACTATGCCAACGGTTAATTCAATATATAATCTTGCCGATAATATTCTTGGAACTTTAGAGGAAGAACCTCGTCGTGACATTACGGCAGAAGTGTACAAGCGATTGTTACATAACTTACCGTTCTTCGTAAAATCCAAGGGCTCCAGAACATCGCTATTAACTTTAATAAAAACATTAGGCTTTAAAAATTCATTAGTAACTGTACGAGAAACTGGTATAGCAAGTTCAGGCTCATTTTATATTTTTGACGAAAATTCGACGGGATTGTATTTTAGTGCATCAACTGCAGTGAGTTCAAGTACAACGTCATCAATGATGCCGTATATACAAATTCCAATGCTGAACAATCCAGAAACATTACAACTGAATTTGGCATTGGATACCAATAAAATTACAACTATCATCAATAGTAATAATGGATGGGAGTTATTAGCCGTACCTCATCCATCTATACCAAAAATTGGTAGACTTGAATTACGTAATACGTCTGGGAGTTCTTCAATAATTACTAATTACGAAGAAATATTTGATAATGAATTATTCAATATTGCATTACGTAGTACTGTCGATGAAACAAGTTTACGTTTGATAAAAACTGAAGGCGATGATATATTATTCGATTCATATACAACTGAATCTGTCACATTCAATTCGGCTTGGCAAAATACACAGACGATATATCTCGGTGGTATAGGTACACTGTACGGGAATTCTTCATTCGTAGGTACTATCGATGAGTTCAGACTATGGAATGATTCTGTTTCTGATGAAATGATATTAAATACTGCCTTTGATCCAGGTTCAAATGCAGGAGATACATATACGTCGGCAGTTGAAAACCTACTGGTACAACTGTCATTTAATAAGATTGATACCGATCTACTCGTATCAAGTTCATTGTTATTAAATGAGACTTCTGTACCAATTAATCAATTATTACATGTATCTGCGTCAAACATATCAACGGGAAGTATTGCACGATTTAATAGAGTTATTCGACAGCTAGTGCCCACGGTTGGAACGACATCATATATATCTAATAAAATAAAATTATTGGAGTATCCTAGTAATGTAACGGATGTAAATGGAGTCAAACGGCTCTATCGTTCGAAGAGTTTACTAAATCAAAAAAATAAAAAAGTTAGTAGAGGTAAGAACAGAGTAGTTCTAGCAAACTGCCCAACAGAAATTGTAAATCAGAATATTATACGTAATTTTGGTATAGAAAATATAAATACTGCATTAGGTGTACCAACAACAACGTATAAAAATTTCGAACGTTCACTAGAACGACTAAAAAATTACTATAATAGATATTACTATGTGGATGTAGATGTAAATCAATATATCCGAATACTATCGGAAGTATCTTCGGTACTAGATCAGGTAGTTGATTATTTTATTCCGTCACGCGCAGCAACCTTAAAAGGAATAGTAATTGAACAATCAATACTAGAACAAACTAGAGTACCCGTAGTACGTGAGACACGAGTTTACGGAAATAACTCTAGAAAAACCTTACAAGCGGTTGGTTCGTTGACTGGTAGTAGACCTGATTATAGTGCAACGTATACCGTTTCTGGTTTAGTTGCACCCGAACCGGAAACTACGGCAAAATATACGTTGCTACAAGCAGAAATGGAAAGTACACCAGTTATCACAGCCACAACATCATTACTGACATCTTCGGTGGACGTAACGGAAAATGTGATACTTGCAGATATGCAAGACATAAAGGGTGCAATACTTACTATCGATGAAAATGTACTAGTAAGTAATTATACTCCTATTAATGGTACCATCGAATCACGTTTCTATGACATGAATAAGATTCCATACAATGATAATAATTATGGGTCCGTGGGCGCTGAACCATTTGATAGAATCTATCCGAGAAAATTATTAGGATTGGAAATCGAAAAAGACCGTAACGGTGGGACGAGAAGTATATATTTACCGGCATTATATGATATACCACCAATTGCGGACTTCAGAGACTTGGGAGTATACACATTCTTCAATCATCCAGAAGGAGTGTATAAATTTCCAGTAATTAAAAAACGTGTTGCATATATTCGTCCGTTAAATCAACAGTGGAATTATTCTACACAACAATTTGAAGGAATTACAACGTGGTCATTTGGTACATCATACAATTTAAACGATGTTGTTGTACAAGAAGTCAAAGTAAGTGAAACTAGTAGTTTAAATTTACAAGTTATTTTAGATGCCCGTGCCGGTAATAAAAAATATTATGCGTTCAAAACTCGACCATCATATACAGCCCCAGTCGATGGTACACGATTCTATTCGGGTAGCGTGCCATCCTATCTACCCCCTTCGTTAGATAAAGATAATTGGGAAGTGGTGCGGTTTACGCCGGAATTTGATTATCAACCTCGTCGTGTGGTATTTGACACATTTACGGTACCAGACCCGGTATTGACCAACTATAAATTAACTAGCGTTGAACTAGAGTCTGCAATTGATTTTCCGAATAGATTCGTGGATAATTATATTATACAAAATATATCTGGAAATTCTTTTATGACCGGCCAAATCATATTACAAAATATTGCCGCATTGTTGGCAATTCAAGCAAATACTGCCGGTATCCGAGTACGATTGTATAGAACTCCGGAGGCTAGAGATACAGACATATACCGTCCCGTAACACAGGCACCTAATATTGACGACGGTGTACTCGTAGACCTTTCTATAGATGAAGAAAATACTGCACAAATAATAAATCCTATTGTGACATTGGTATCCGACAGTTCGTTGTTGGAAGGTAAATTATATTATACTATAAATAACTTAACCCCTGCGGAGAAGATAGGATTTGTCTTGTCAATGTATTATTTTGCAATACAAATTCAACGGCGCGTACCATTTGGTTATTTGAGAAAGCATTATAGATATTTTAGAGATAATTCAACCTCTATCAAACGACGAAATTATTTGGGATGTAAAAATACTATTGATACTACAATTGATGGACTTTCTCCCATCCAAGTATTCTTGAGTGAAGGAACTGATTTAATTGTGGCCCCAACTCAAACGAACGAAGAAATAATTACTGGCGGTGGAGGACAACTAAATGTTACTTAATTTTTATGACTATATATTTATATTAGACCTTTCATAATCGGAGTTTACACATATGGGATATTTAACGGGAAATGAAATTACCGTGGATGCTATTTTAACAAAAAAAGGTAGAGAGTTGTTGGCAATGGGCCGGTCTGCTTTCGATGTTACGCAGTTTGCGGTTGCGGATGATGAAATAGATTATGGATTATATGACACGGCACATCCGCTTGGAACAGCATATTATGGTAGTGCAATTGAACGAATGCCAATTGTTGAAGCATCGCCAGATGAAACGCAAAATCTACGATATAAATTGGTGACATTAAATAGAGGAACAAATTCAATTCCAACGATACAAGTTGGAACGTCTGCAATTACGCTTACGTACAGTAATACAAGTAATCCTTCGTTCCCTATAACCCCCACCACTAGCGAAGGTACATTAAACGGCCCATCGTTTGGATACACGGCAATATTATATGATGCTGAAGCAGCCACGATAAGTAGTACGCCAGTACCAGGAACGAGTACCGTACCAGTATTCTTTGGTGATATTCCAATGACCAATGCAGTTGTTGTACGAGGATTAGATTTTACAATTAGACCCCGTGACGTAACTCGTAGAACTGAAACGCAGTTGGTAATTATAGGAAATCAAACCGGGGCAACTATAACCATCCCAGTTATAATTAATCCAGCAACTACTACCTAATAGGAAATACATATGAGTATCTATACAGCACTCTCAACAGACGATATCGTACGGGCATATCCAACGGTGGTGACAACTGGGTTGTGGTCCAGTGATACGGGGTCGTTAACATCGGAACTATACATTGACACGCAAAATCAAATTCCATTCAGTAAAGAATATTATTTTGATGTGTATAATTTGAGTCCAAGTGAATCGGCTGCAAATGCAGAAGTACAATTTTCCATTGCATACGGACACATTAACGGTGGCGGTTCACCTGGATTGGCCGAAAATCAAACTTCCACGTTATCTTCTAAGGCAATTTATAGTCAATATAGAAATTTATTATTAGACCCAAGCGATACAAAGTTTACATTTAATGGTGTTGAGTCTGACCATATTTATGTAATTAATATTCAACGAGCACGTATGCGTGAGCAGTTAGATCCGGGTAACTGGGAACTTCCGTTGTCGGGTGCAAACGGAATTCGTACGTATATTGATAACAGTGGCGAAGCACGTCTCAGTTCGACATTAACATCCACGACAAAAGCAGGTCGTGCATATGCAATTATTTCTGGTGCATTAGATGGTTCGGCTGGTTCGGTAACCTCCTCCACTGCATACAGTGGTTCTGGTTATGGTATAGTATATCCTGATTTGGGAATCATCGTCCTTAATCCAACAGCAATTTGTCCAGATGTAGGATTTTTCAATAACACTTCGGGTACGACTACTGGACCAAACACGGTGGCACTATCCACGCCATACTACAGTAGTTCAATTTTCTCGGCAAATAAAATTACTAGTACTCGTCCGATGGCACCAACTACACATTCCGCTGGTATAACCTACGGGGTGGAAAAATCTGCGTTTAATCACGCTGGACTATTTATTTCATTAAATTTAGCAACTAAGACAGGAAAAGCGTTCAAAGCGCGTTCTGCAGAAACTATTTCATCGACGCACTATTTCGTGCGATTAAGAAATAAATCGTATAACTATTCAAATAATCCGACATTCTACAATCCTGACAACGGTTCATTGTTGTATGCGGATTTTAAGAATAATCCTAAAGTATACATCACGACGGTAGGATTGTATAATAATCAAAACGAATTATTGGCGGTTGCAAAATTAAGTAAACCAGTTCCAAAGAGCTTCGATGAAGAAGTTCTACTTCGTGTACGTCTTGATTTTTAATCAATAACAAGACACAGAAAATAACTGACCATTACTTATATACTAGGTATATAGGGAATGGTCAGTTATTCGTTGAGAAATAAATTATGAAAATGTTTGGTACAATAAATAAAAAAGATTATTTTGTTCAAGAAGTATATAGTTCAACTCCTATGTCATGGCAGTTGGTATCCTCCTCATATGGTATGGAAATAACTTCTCCTGAGTTTTTACAAGGAGCAGTTATTGTAAATCGCGCAAACTTAAATGCAGAATTTGATGCATCAGATAAGGTAGTGCAGGGAACTCAAAATCCTGACACTGGGTTTTTAGAATATTCTTTACATAAATCTATAAAACATCTTTTTTATGACCGAGGATATTTTTATACACATGGAACGATTACGTCATCAAGTATTAGTGGACTTCCAGATGATGTATTCGTTATTAGTGTGGGACAATCATTTTATGGTGATAGAATTAAGCCTGGAAGCTTTTCTTTAACTATAGATGAAATAGGAAAGGCCGTGTCGGATGATTCGTTTGGTAATTTGTACGTAAGCCAATCTGGAACAGGTTCGTATGTGGGTAATATCTTTTATTCAAACGGTATTGCAGTAGTCAAACATGATACGGGTTCTATAACTACTGAAATTGGTTTGAATGGATTAAAATTAATAAGCAGTTCTATTCTATACCTAGACTATGAGAGTGATGTTAAATATCATCGACATGAAACCGTCGTGACATTAAAACCGACTGACTATAATATATCGGTATTCAATCCATCTATGAAAAATGTATATGAAATAAATGGAGAATTAACTGCATCATTAACGCAAAATAATATTAATCCAACTAGTGGTAGTAATGGATACAGTTTATACAATCTAATGGCTTCAAAAATAATAAAACCGTATGTAACAACAATTGGATTGTACAATGATAAATATGAATTGGTGGCAGTTGCAAAATTAGCCAATCCAATACAACGCACTTTTGACATTAACCAGATATTTATTATTAGGTTTGATACCTAATATTTTTGGAGAATAGTATGGCAACTTTAAAAGAATTATATGACAAGTCTACCTCGGCTACAATTAGTGAAGCAAAAGCCTTGGGAACATCTGATGGAAGAAAGGGTGTAAACTTTTTTGATGGAACGGGTCGTGGTCCGTGGAATCCATTATACGAAGGAACGAATGACGTATGGCAAGGTGAATTTGTTGAAAACAAAGAAGGAAAAAATGTAACTCCTGCAGCTACTAATAATAGCACATATCCACTTAGTAGATGGAAAGCCGATGCATTAAAGATTGCATTTGAAGGCAAGGGTCCAGCAAAACTGTCAGCCGGGTATTTTGGAAATACACGCTTTACCGAATTTAAAGATACTGCAGGTAGATGGACACCTGACGGTTCTAAATTACACAAATATGCGCCATTAAAAGGAAAACAATTTGCAGGTGGAAAGTCCGACCCAGGATTGAACGTATGGGCAAACACTAGAGTTGTGTCCAGTGCAACGAGTACGAGTGTACGTGGTTCACAGGGTTAATTAATTTATAAAGAGGTTATATGAAAACTCGCTCCGCAAAAAATAAAGGAAAGCGTTTACAAAACGCTCTCCGTGATTTAATACTGGAACACTTTCCGCAATTAGAACCAGATGACGTAGTTTCTACGCTGATGGGAGACTCGGGGACGGATATCAAACTAAGCCCTGCAGCACGGAAAGTGTTCCCGTATTCCCCCGAATGTAAAAATCAAGAAAAATTGAATATTTGGGCATCGTTGGAACAGGCAGAAAAAAATACTAAAGAAGGGACAGCACCCGTACTATTCTTTAAAAGAAACCGTACCAAGATGTATGTGGCAATGGATGCAGAACATTTTTTTGAGTTGATAAACCGTCTCCAACAACTTGACAAAAATTAATGTTGTTGTTAACTTGTAAGTATGATGATACTTACACTTCTCCAAGAACTATTAGGTAGTTATATTCAACAAAAGGACGAGTATTTATTTACTTGTCCTTTTTGTTCACATCCAAAAAAGAAATTATCAATTAATATTTTAACCAACAAATGGAAATGCTGGGTGTGCGGTAGTAAAGGTGGACATATTATTTGGTTATTAAAAAAACTAAATGTTGCCAAAGCGTTACTACAAAAATTTAAAGAAGAACTAGGTGAAGTAGAGATTCAGAAGTACAAAACTACCACAGTAGAAACAACATTACAGCTGCCATATGAATACAAACCACTGTGGAAAGTAGAAAAAAATTATTCATATTACCACGCAATTAGTTACTTAAAACAACGAGGAATTACCGCAAATGACATTCTACGATACCGTATCGGATTTTGCACAGAAGGCCCGTATGCTAATCGAATTATACTTCCTTCATATGATAGGAACCATCAGCTCAATTACTTCACCGCCCGACTCTTCTACGACGAAGGAATGAAATATAAAAATCCACCTGTGAGTAAAAACATTATATGTTTTGAAAATATGGTGGATTGGAATGAACCAATAATTTTATGCGAAGGGATGTTTGACGCAATCACATTGCGTAGAAATGTGATTCCATTACTTGGCAAAAATATACCAAAGGTATTAGAAAAGGCCTTGATTGAACATCATGTTAAAGATGTTATTATTTTTCTTGACGAAGATGCACGAACCGATGCGTTAAAGTTAGAACGACGATTATTGACACATAATATAAATGTTCGTGTAGTTTTTACACAAGGTAAAGATGCAAGTGATATGGGATTTGAACAAGCGTGGGAAGAAATTTCTTATGCCAAGCAAACAAATTTTAAAGAATTTATTACGCACGGGTTATTTAAATGAAAATAAATGTTCCATTTACAAAATTACGACATATTGTACATCTAGCAGATATTCATATTCGATTGTTTCGTCGTCACGAGGAATACGAACTTGCATTCGAACGACTGTATAGTGACATTCGTTCGAAGCAACTAGAAGATTTCGTCATCGTATTAGCCGGCGACATCGTTCATGCAAAGACGGACATGAGTCCAGAAATGGTTGAAATTACCTCTCGTTTCTTGAAAAATATTGCAGATATTGCTCCAACGATTTTGATTGCCGGTAATCATGACTGTAATTTAGCAAATACTAATCGTATGGATGCATTGACTCCACTAGTGAATAATCTCCAGCACCCACAGTTATATTATGTTAAGGATTCTGCAATTGTAACAGTGGCCGATACACAGTTTGCTGTCATGTCTATTTTTGACGAGCATGATACGTGGCCAGTTGCAACAGAACTAAACACTCCACATAAAATTGCATTATATCACGGACCAGTTCATGGTGCTGTGACTGATGCAAACTTTACGATTACAAACCGTCATGTAAATATTTCTACATTTGATGGATTTGATATGGTATTACTTGGAGATATTCACAAGCCGTCGCAGGTTCTTAAAGAACGTAATCCAATTATCGTGTATCCTGGTTCACTTATTCAACAGAACCACGGCGAAACACTGGACCCACACGGGTGGTGTTTGTGGAATGTTGCGGCACGGTCATTTGAGTTTGTCCCATTAGAAAACGATTATGGATATGTAACACTTGAAGTATATAACTCACGTATTACATACCCATCGAACATGCCTAAGAATGCTAGAGTGAGATTGTTCACGGGAGATATGGATACTACGGAAGTTAAGAAACTCATTACAACACTTCGTAATAAGTACAACATCATCGAAATGTCGGTCAATAAGAATAGAAAGCCGTCAAACGTGAACACAAGTACAATTCAGTCACATGATATATTAGATTTAACAAACGTTTCGTTACAGAATACGTTAATCAATGATTGGTTGGCACAGAAATATAGTACGTTGGATGATACTGTATTGAAAGCAATAGAACAAATTAATAAAGATTTGAATTCCAAAATTGTTCATGATGACCAATCCCGAAATATTCATTGGCGCCCACTACTCTTTAAGTTTTCTAACATGTTTTCATACGGGGAAGATAATGAAATTAATTTCTCTGACATGAAAGGATTGTATGGAATTTTTGCTGCAAATGCCTCTGGAAAGAGTTCTATTATGGATGCACTCATGTTTTGTTTATACGACAAGACCCCGAGAGCATTTAAGGGTGACCATATTCTAAACAATCGTAAAGATTCATTTACCTGTGAACTTGCCTTTGAAATTAATCATGAAACGTTTGGTATTAAACGCGTCGGAACTCGTAAGAAAAATGGCGATGTAAAGGTAGATGCCTCGTTCTGGAAGATATTACCCGATGGAAGTCAGCAGAATTTAAACGGAGAAGACCGTCGTGATACGAATGCTAATATTCGTTCATATGTCGGAACCTATGAAGATTTTGTCATGACTGCGTTGAGTAGTCAGAATAGTAATGCGCTCTTTATTGACAAGTCACATTCTGAACGGAAAGACCTACTCATTCAGTTTATGGGATTGAATATCTTTGATAAATTATTTGATGCTGCACATGATGAAGCAAAAGAAATCACGGGCATTCTCAAACGGTTTAAGAAGTCTGATGTAACAGACCAACTGGCGGACGTGCATCAAAATCTTGTAAAAGTCACCGATAGAATTGATGAATTTGAATCGGGGAAGGAAACGTTTGTACAGACATTATCAGATATAGAAACCCAGTATAAGGAGAAATATGCAACCAAGCGACCGGTTCCAGAGACTTCGGGTAATTGGACTGACTTACAAAATAGATTAGTAACTACTGAAAAGAAATTAAAGACTGCTCAGGAAGATGTTGCTATTGCGGAATACGCATTAATTTCCAGTGAAACCGATTTGAAGGAAGCCACCACACATTTCAATGATTATGATATGGTTGCCTTACAAGTATCATTTGACAAGTGGAATGAGTTAAATGAGTTGTCTAAGAAGAAAAATAATAGTATTCGTGTATTGAATACTAAGATTCAAGAAAAGACATTGTTTAAGACAAAATTGGAAGCATATAAGTATAATCCAAACTGTGATGTCTGTGTAGAAAATAATCGTTCTGTTATTGAAGACGTTAAGTTGACCAACGAAGAGTTAGATAACTTGTATGCTGAACGAATTATTGAGGAAGATGCAATTCGAACTATTGCTACGGAATGTTCGGAACATGCGTGGAATAAAGATTCTTACGAAGAAGCACTTGTTCTCAAAAAGGAATTAGTGGAACTTGGTCAAGAAGTGGAAAAATCTAAAAACGTATTAGTTACCGCAAAAAATACCTTGGAAAAGGTGGAAATTTCGTTGGGTAAGATTCATGATGAAATTTCGGTATACAAGACGAATGAAGAAAATATTCTACACAATCAGACGGTCGAGAAAGAACTACAAGTAATACATCGTAATATTGCAGATACCAAACAAAATATTGCCAATATAGACAGAGAACTTCGTTTATTACACGGTGACCTATCTGTACTTAATGCTAAGAAGACTGAGTTAAAAAATAAATTGAAAGAGGCTGAAGAACTGGAAATTACGTATGAAGCATATAATCATTATATGCTGGCAGTTGGTCGTGACGGGGTGCCATATGATTTGATGAGTAAAGCAATACCAAATATTGAAGCAGAAATCAATAATATCCTATCTCAGATTGTTGACTTTTCGGTGTCACTTGAGGTGGATGGAAAGAACATTAACGGAAAATTATCATATGATAACGATCGGATATGGCCACTTGAAAACAGTTCAGGTATGGAACGATTTATCACTAGTTTAGCAATCCGAGTTGCTCTACTGAACGCAAGCAATCTTCCGAAGTCCAACATGTTTATTATTGACGAAGGATTTGGGGTACTTGATGCCGACCATCTTCATTCTATGCAAATATTGTTTAATTTACTTAAATCTCATTTCGACACTATACTTATAGTAAGTCACTTAGATACAGCAAGAGACATGGTAGACAACCTCATAGAAATTAAAAAAGAGGATGGATATTCCAGTGTATCTATATAAATGGGATACTGAATGCCAAGAACCAGAAAGTCCACATTAGCTTTAAATCTTCATAAATACGATGTATTAATTGAAGACCAAGGTACACGTTCCGACTACTTTAAAATTAGCCAATTTGACGGTTATTTTTACGGTGGTCGAAACGCGTTTCTTATTGCCGGTGCTGGAATATTAAAACCTAACTCAAAAATATTAGTAGAAATCTTGAATAAAGATGGGACATCGGTGTATAGTGCACCGGTGTCGAATTTTATTGAAGGTAACTCTAGATTGGTACAAATTGAAGTATATAGTGATACGCCTATTGGACCGGGTAAGGTCGTAATACTGGGATGTGCAGAGTTTTACAAAAACGGAACACCGATACCACCAGAGTGGCGTGACAAATTTAATGTGAGATGGACTACCGATGTAATCATTTCACCACGAATTGAAAACAAAACTCCTATTCGATTTGCAAAACCACCGCAACTAGTCGTAGAGGAAAAATTCTACCTAGAACCCAGTTATTCTGCGTTTATACAACGATTACAAGAACCGTTGGATATTAAATTTGACCCCACATATCTAAATGTGTTTCCAAACGGGTATCTATTAGAAATAACTGGTCCTACCACTGCATCAAAATTTTCGTCGGAATTTTTAAACGGTAGAATTACTGGGTCACTGTCCTACTCAGCACCCGGAGTTTCTCAAAATTTAAATGTATCGTTACCTATAACGAAAATTTTCAATAGTAAACTTGCAGAAAGTAATGGTTCTCTATTATATACCGATAACAATACCTTAATACTGAATGGATTTTTTAGTAGTAGTACACTTTACACTACGAATCTTGATAAACTTGGTAATGTAACGGTAAGCGGCTCGTTGTCGTTGGAGTACGATAGGTTAGAGGTAGCTAATACGATTTATGATGTATCTTACGCAAAAATTCGTATTGTAAATCTAAGTACATTGTCCGGTGAAATTCATAAAATTAGAATTTCGTATAAACCTGCCGCAGAACCTGGTGAATATGTTGTATTAGGCGATATCACCACGGATGTGGCAGAATTATTTGCAGTAGATAGTTCCAGTACAGTTTTACCAACCGGTATATTTAATAGAAATTTACTTGTTGATGACTATTGGTATACTGCCACAATGTCATTGCAAAAAAATCAAATAGAACCAACCTTACCAACATACTATAATTCATCTTCATTAATAACTACGAAAATTACGTCTTCGCAAGTAGACTTACTGGACGCAATAAATGTAACTCCGCAGATTGTTGGTAGTTCGTATGTAAATAATGTGTCATACTTTATTGGTAACAGGTCTACAAATAGTCTTAGATTATTTCCGAACAGTGAATATACATTAACGTTTGATGCAATTGCCAATAAGTACTCGGGCTCAACGGAGTTAGCACAGTCTGATTATTCTATGGAAGTGTATTTAATCACTCAAGAAACGAGTGGTTCTAGAATACTTACACCCGATGCTCGTGGACAGTTAATTGGAACATTAACACCAAATGCAACGTTCAAAAAACAAAATTTTGAAAATACCCAGTTTAATTTTATACCAAACATTAAAGATGCAAGTATAGTAGGTATACGATTCGTAGTGTATGGGGGCTGGTGGAGTATTTCAAATATTTCCGTAAAAACTGCAACTGAAGACTTCTTTAGTCCCGATGAAGTGGATACACTACTTCAAAACTTAAATTATCGAAATAAAGTTTTGACGTTCAAGGCAGATTATTTAGATATTAACAATAATTCTATTGGTATATCGACGTTATCCACTCCAACCTATTTCGTTGGTTCAAAAACCACACCGTTTGATAGTAGTTCGGTTGCTTCATCAAGTTATGCATTTACTGCATCGTATGCATTAAATGGTGGAAGTGGGGCTGGATTTCCGTTTACTGGAAGTGCTGTTATTACCGGCAGTCTTAATATAACGGGCTCATTTGCATTTACTGAAGGTGGTACCTATATCACCGGCTCTGCATCGTTGGCCGATATTGATGGTGCTGCATTTGCTTTGTCATCGCAATATTTAGTCCTTTCGCAAAGTAGTAATCTCACCAATGAAAGAGTTTTATCGTTATCAAGTAGATTTTCTGCAAGCGATGGCGGGGCAAATAATAATTATACAGTAGATTTATCCAATAATATGAGAACGTCTACGGTTGGAATAATTATAGATGGTGGTGGCTCCGCAATAACCACCGGAGAAAAAGCAGAAATATTAATTCCATTTAGTGGTAGTATACAATCATGGGCGTTACTTGCAGATAGGTCGGGAAGTATTACAGTTGATATTTGGAAAAGTACATATGCAACATATCCACCAACGGCATCCAATAGTATTGTAGCATCAGAAAAACCATTTATATCTGCAAGTGTGAAAAATACATCATCGTCATTAGCAGGATGGACTGCCTCTATAAATAAAAATGATACATTAAAATTTTATGTGTCGGCAAGTAGTACTATACAACGTGTGAATTTAACTTTAGAACTTCTACGATTATGATAATATACGAACAAAATTTTTTTGGTTTGACTACTTCCAATATAGCATCAAATTTTAAACTAACTTACAATGTGCAAGGCGTGGGTGCCATCTATTCTAGATGGCCATCTAATACGTCTGGGGCAAATATGTATAATTCGTACCTACTTGCAGGTGTAACGGGTTCAAATCCAATATACTGTGGCATGGCAGTTCGCCAAACTGGAGGAACTTTTCTACTACTTATTAGACAGAATGGTACAACTCACGTTGACCTCGTATCAAGCAATGGACTAATTACGGTGCGTAGAGGTGGCAGTACTACATTAGCAACATACACCATACCAAATTATGTGTCTAACAATTGGTATTATTATGAATTTGGCGCAGTTATAGATGATATTTCCGGAAGTGTGCACGTAAGACTTAATGCACAAACGGTAATTAGTGCATCTGGACTAGATACGCGAAATGGTGTATTGGCATATGCTGATGAAGTGAGAGTTGATCAACAGAGCGACTTTACATATATAACGGATTGGTACATAACAAACACACAAGGAAGTAATCCTGCAACCAACGGATTTTTAGGCGATATACGAATATTTTCAACGACACCAACCGCATCAGGTGATACGATAAATTTCACACCGCTGTCTAGCTCAAATGCATTAATGGTAGATGATGGAAACTCCCCCGATAACGATGTCACGTTTGTATCGGCATCGCTTCCAAATAGTATGGACCTATACAAAACGGTGGAATATACCGGGTCAGTTACACAAATATATGGGTTAGGAGTTAAAGCACTTGCACGAAAGACGGAACCAGGTTCACGCGCTATGCAGATAGCAATTAAAAGTGGCAGTACGTTTGCATACTCCCCAAGCGAATCAATATTGGACAGTTATCGATATCATGCAGGAATATTCGAAACAAATCCAAATACGGGGACACCATGGTCTTCGTTGTCTGATGTAAATAATACACAAATTGGTTTTACAATTTTATAATTTTTATTGGAATAGTATTATGACGTTATTACTCTACGAACCATTTGATGAATATGAATTAAATTCAACTGTGTTTAGAACAAAATATGGTATGGGTGGTAGTAATACTTCTACCTTAACTAGAAATCAATCGGGTATAACGGGTAGACCGTCCGGTTCAATATTTATGATAGGAAATAATATTAGTCCCTACACATCGGATTTCTCTTTTCAAAACAGTCATAGAGAAATTATTTGTTATGTGGCGGTATACCCGGTGACAAATGTCTCGACTGCCTTAATTGAATTCCGTAATATGGGGACGTTATTATTTGGTATAGCTCCTACTCCCAGTACTACTACTATATATAATTCTATTGGTACAATATTCTCGTCAACTGCAACAGTTCGATTCAATTCATGGAATTTTCTTGAAATACGTTCGGTAATTAGTAGCGCTAGTCTTGGTAGTGGAAGTGTACAAATAAAAAATAATGGACAGTTATTATTTTCTGCAAGTGGTTTAAACGTGAATGCAAGTAATGTATTTCCAGCAGTCAATGTGTTTAGAATAGACAATAGAATTAATCCTGATCGAATCATACTTATAGACGATTTACTAATATTAAATACCTCGGGAGTGTCATTTAATACGTCAATTGGAAATGGTAATTTTTTTATGGCAAGTTATGTTCCATCCGCATCTGGATTTTATACTCAAATGACTTCTTCCGGGGCAACGACTGATGCAAATGCAATTAACGAACGTCCAAACGATGGAGACACGAGTTACCTAATTGCATCAGCTTCCGGAATCTTCCCCCTCAGAGAAACATTTACACTACGACCTGCAAACACCGCATCGGTATTTAGTACAATACCAATATCATCATCAATTGAAGCAGTGTTAAAAAAATCAATTGTTAGAGCGGATGGACCGGATTTAATGGGAGTCGAACATTTATTACGTATTAATAGTACCGATTATACCGGAAGTAATGCTATTTCTGCATCTATAACATATACCGATCAATTCACTGGATGGGAGATAAATCCTAACACAGGAAACAAATTCAGACCTGCAGAGTTTAATTCATTGGAGGTGGGTTTTAAAAGAGATTCATAATGTCCACTGATTTACGAGTTACCCAAGACTTAACCACTACATTAATAGGATCCGGTAGTTCTGACGTTAGAATTACCCAAGATTTAACTACCGTACTAATAGGATCCGGTAGTTCTGACGTTAGAATTACCCAAGACCTAATAACACTAATAGTCGGGGTAGCTGAAAGTAGTTCTTTAACAAGAGTGTCCTCTGTATTTGATAATATTTTATATACGAACACTGGTTCCGTAGTAAATGTCTCCTCAGTGTTTGATAATATTCTATACACAACCACGGGGTCAAACGTAAACGTATCATCGGTGTTTGATAATATCCTATACACGAATACCGGGTCAAACGTAAACGTGTCTTCAGTATTTTTAAATATAATTATATCAAACGTCACAAGTAGACCATTTGCATATGCATACATTATTGATTAGAGAATAACACTATGGCAGGAATTATTGTAAAAAGTAACCCAACATCAGGTTCCACACCAGATCCACAATATTTGGCAGTCGGAGAATTAGCATTTAATTCTTACGATGGCCGGCTATTCTCTAAAAAACATAATGGTGAATTGGTATTACTGAATTACAAGCCAAATCCAACTGCCTCTATTGCGGACACAGCAAATTCTTCTTCATACGCATTAACTGCCTCGTATGCGTTGAATGGCGGTGGCGGTGGAGGTGGTCAAGCAATTTATACGAAATATGACCCATTTGCTCCACCGACAAATCCGTCGGTCTTAAATGATGAGTTTACCGTCAGTGGTAGTGGAATTCCATCGGGATGGACTTTGGCAACTGGCAGTGGAACAGTTACAGTATTGAACGGACGGTGTATCATAACTCCACTGACTGGTTCGGGGGACAACCCTACTGCCATAGAAAAAGTTTTACCTACTGGAGGTTTTACAGTACTTACTAGAATGGAACTTTTAGGGAAAAATACATATCATAATTCTGCAATATACTTGAGAGATACGGTTAGCGGAAAAGTTACAGTCTTCAGAATTTTTTGTGGACCGAGTAATGATATTCGACTATTAAATACACAAGTTTTAAGATATAATAGTTTTACAAGTTTCAATTCAATTTCATATGAAGGTGGTGCATTTTCACCGACAGTATTTCATAGAATTGATTTTGATGGAACTACATTATACTTTGCACGTTCGTTTGATGGTGTTGAATATGATATATTATTTAGTGAACCTGCTTCATCATGGTTTAGTACTCAACTCCCAAACCGCGTTGGTATCTGTGCATCAACGATAAATACTTCAGTTGGCTGTAAAGCAGTATTTGATTTTTTCAGACATTCTTCCACACCATTTGCAGACCTCGGTCGAGAAGTTGGGGTTGGTTCAGATGGGAATGGTTCTACACAATCTAATGCAATTTCATCTAGTTGGGCATCCAGTTCAATCAGCGCAAGTTATGCAACAACTGCATTAACGGCATCGTTTGCTTTGAATGGTGGTGGAGGTGGTGCACCAATTAACACGGGTTCGTTTGCAACCACCGGTTCAAATATATTCATTGGAAATCAGACAATTACGGGTTCGTTAACATTGTCTAGTAGTTTACCGGTAGAACTACGAGTTATCGGTGACACAGAAATTACCGGATCGTTAAGAACTTCTGGATTAAGCGTAGTCAGCGGTTCACTGGCCATATCCAGCCCAAATACATTAGTATTGGGTAGTCAAATATTTTATCCGCAATCAAGTAATGGGTTTAGTGTTAATGAAAACTTTGACCCAAGTAATGATTCCAATCAAGTGGCATACCACTTTACTACAGGTACTTCGGCAAAAACCAGTGTAGTGTTTGGTTTAGCAAGAACAAATAGATTTACCAGCTGGTTCGGGGTTACTGGGGATGTTTCAAATAACCAATTTGTTATTGGTTCAGAATTTGCCGGAACTGATTTTGAATTTAGAAGTAATCTTGGTATACGTCCCGTTCAATTACAAGGTGGTAACTTATTGGCACGAATTACCAGAACGGGTCACGTATTAGCAAATGCATTTACCAGTTCTTTAGTAAATCAAGTTGGATTTTTAGGAACGAGTAGTTGGGCACGAAATAGTGCAACAGCAAGTACAGCAACTTCTGCTGCCACGGCTAGTCTATTACTGGGTTCAATCGAAAGTGCGTCATATGCAGCAACTGCTAGTGTATTATTAGGGTCTGTTCAAAGTGCGTCATATGCAGTAACGGCATCATTTGCATTAAATGGCGGGACTGGGGGAGGAAGTAGTGTTAGTGCAAGTTGGGCGTCGAGTTCTATTAGTGCAAGTTTTGCAACAAGTGCGTCATTTGCAAACACAGCAATAACATCAAGTTATGCACTAACATCGTTATCTGGAATTACGGTTAATCTAACTGGAAGTACTGTCGGTGTGAATGTATATAGGTCGGCAAGTTTAACATTAACAGATAACAATTTGAACTACATTCCGTTTACTACGGAACGTAGAGATGATTTGAATTTCTGGGATATAAGTGACCCAACAAAATTAATAGTACCAAATGGGGCAGACGGGTGGTATACAATATCGGGGTATTGTCACTGGAACGCCAACACTGGCTTAGGTAGAAGAATATCGATTGTAGTAGATGGGACCGAAACGGTTGGGTATAGTTCTACTGTTGCATATTTTGAACACAACGACCCGGGTACACATGCGGGCGCAGTGGTATATCTAACGTCGGGTAGTTTTGTTCAACTAGGTGTTAGTGAAAATGACGGTGACAACGTTCCTATAAATGCAAGTGCAAGTATTGGAATGGTGCGAATTGGGTCATCTACAAACGTTCCTTCTGCAAGTTTTGCAACAACGGCTTCATATGCATTAAATAGTAATCAGTCACAAACTAGTTTGAGTAGAGGGACGGTTTCGGCAAATGTTGCAAGTATATCACCAAATCAAAATTACACCGGAAGTATTTCTCTTGGAAAAACGTTTATGTTACTTTCTACCCAAGTAAATACCGACGTGCGCCTTAGATTATATGGTTCTCAATCATACGTAAACAGTGATTTAACTCGACCAATCGGAACTGACCCTGCAAATAATTCTGGAATCATAACCGATTTGATTCTAAGCGGTTCTCCGGCGTTATATAATTATACATTGTCCCCTATAGCAAACGGGGCAAACATGGATCCAGTGACGGTATCAACTATATATTATACAGTAACCAATCTGTCTGGAACTACCACTGACATTTCCATGTCATTCAATCGAATTGTGTTAGAATAAAGGAGTCATGTAATGGCATCATACTATAAATCAATATTAAATCCGAATATGCAGGTTGCCGCATCGTTAGTAGAAACGGTATCAAGTGTGCGTGAAGCATTTACTACATGCGGATTTACGAGAACGGTGCAATCGGGTTCATTAGATAATTTAAATACACTAACTCCATTTGGTACAGCAAATCAACAGTATACGTATGACGTATTTGCGTTCAATGATTCGTGGCAAAGTACGAATCCATTATTTATTAGAGTGCGATATTTTAGTGGCGGCCAAATCAATGGTGTACAACTATATTGTCAAATGGGTACAGCACATAATAGTTCTGGATCGTTCACAGGAATTGATACGTTGACAGAAATATCAAATGTTGCCGCATACACCACAACACCAGTTTCCGGTAGTACTATACATGGTTGTGGAGATGGATCTTTTATGACGGTTGCCTATTTTCCACAAATGGCAACCGGTCAATTTTTTGTTTTTGAACGACTGTATGGTACGAATGGTCAACCAACAGGCAGTGGATTTCATATGCTTGGTACAGAAGGAAATGTAGTTGCCACAAAAATTTTATATTCGCAAACTGCCATATACGGAAATGCACCGGCATCAAGAGAAAGCGGATTTATACCAAACTCTAAATCATCACGTAGGCCATCGTTGTATGACGGACGATTTGTGGCTGGTCTAATCTACCCGTTTGCAGGCCGACCACTGAACCCGACCCCAAATATATTAGTTGCATTTACTGCCGACGTAAACGCAATATTACAAACTGTACCATATACCGTGTACGGAACCCAACGAGATTACATAAATTTTGGAACAAATTCTCCAAATATGTACACAAACAACGTCTTTTTACTACGGAGTACTTGATGACAGTTATTGTTACATCCTCATTATTACATGCGGCATCGCCTGCAACGGCAACATCAGAATCGTTTACTAGTTTTGTGAAGGTTATAGGAGATAGCTTGTCGGCTGCAGGGTGGATAAACACCAATGCAGTCGGGGGTATTAACACAAGTTCAGCAACACCGCCGCCAGCAAGTACGAGATCGACGGGATATCAAGTATTTAGTATGAATGATGTACTGCACAATAATGGGTATCCTGTATATATTCGATTGGATTATGGGAATATTGCCGTATCCACGACCCGATATAGTGTAGCAGTTACCGTTGGTTTTGACCACGATGGTAGTGGAAGTGTCGGGGGCAGTAATCGGTCGTTGGGAATTGGTAACACGGGAGCAACGTCGATGGTAATAACAACCGGCGGCGCACCCAACTCAGGTGCATTGTACGACCACCGAGTGTGTATTATTTCCGGTGGCGATATGGGTATACTTATTGCAGATAATTTGCCGGGTGCTGCAGCATTTGGATTTGTAGAACGAACGAAGGATGTGTATGGAAATGTTACAAACGAGGGAGTAATTGTAGGAACACATAATGCAAATGCACCAGAATACAGACAATCATATTTGATGTACACGCCACTCAGTGCAAGTCAAGTACCGGTTCCAGAAACATTTCAAAATTATGTACACAGTAGTTTGGCAACATCAAGAAATGCGCAGTTTCTTTCAGTAGGATTGTTTATACCGATGGTACAGTATGGACCACATAATCTGTTGCGTATGATGGGATTGGTAAAATCGTCCGACTTTGTCACCAACGCAACATATACTATTAATGTGTATAACACATCAAGTACCTATTTTGTTTCATCAAATATTGAATTTAGTGATAGTTCTATAGTAGCCGATAGAAGTTTTACGACGAATAATCGGTTAATTATGAGAAGCGAATAATATGTCAACCGGTTCTTTTTTAGACACAGGAATTGTAACAGCTTCTGTACAAGAAATGCAAATAAATCTGAATTCGCATATTACGTATATGTTAACATATCCTACAATAATAGGATACTCTGGAAGTGAGCCTCGTGCAATTACACAACTTCCTACACAATCAGTGAGCGGAATGGTTGTTCCAACGGTCGGACAAGTGTGGCCAAGAGGCTCATGGTAATGTTTTTTAGAGTAGAAACTCTATTTATAAGAAGTTTATAATATTTACCAAATACTACTTTATGAAAGAAGAAAACAATCCGTACGATTCACCCGATTACGCATTAAGTGGGTTCACTGGAGCCTTTAAGAAAGTACCACCGCCGGAAGATAAGGAGGTACTTACAAAACGTTTTGCAGACTTGGACCCAATAGAAGAGGAAAAGTCCAGTACGGAACGTGTGCGTAGATATTATAAAAGACATCCAGAAAAAGTTAGAAAATATTTACGTGATACGCAAGATGATAGAGTCCAACGGAATCGTGATCGTGCAAAAGCAGTAAAAAAACACGGAAAAGCTAAAATGAAAAACCATGACGTTCATCATCCAGATGGTCCTGGCAACGGTTGGCGTTTAGCAAAAAAAGATCATGGTCGAGATAAAAAAGACGGAAGTCCGCCGGAACCATCGACCAAGAAATCTACACCGTCAAAAAAACCCGAAAAGAAAACTACTGCGTCTACACCAAAAAAATCAACTAAAAAGTCTACACCAAAGAAACCATCGGCGGTAAAACGTCGTACACCGTCGAAGCAAGATGCCATCAAGAAAAGTATTGCTACATTTGTTCTGTATGCAATGAAACAGTTGGAAATTACTGACAGACCAACATTTGTAATTATTGAACCTACGAAAGACATGATGAGTTTGGGTCATTATAATCCAAAACTAAATAAGGTTGCAGTAGTCGTAAAAAATCGTTTATTAGCAGACATTTTACGTACGCTTGCACATGAATTGGTACATGTCAAACAAATGCAAAACGGGCAACTAACAACCCCATCAGTAGATACTGCAACGGGTTCGCCAATTGAAAATGAGGCAAATGCACTTGCAGGAGTATTGATGCGTAATTATGCAAAGATGAATAAGAACATCTTCCTTTCCGAAGGATTAATCGTGGAAGGAGGTGCTGCAGGACATTTAGCACACCCGTTTGAAGACGAAGATCTTTCCTTTGCTGACATGAAAGAAATGATTAATCGTGGATTGTTAGGTGGATTAGACCAAGAAGCACCTGTCACCGAAAAGTTAGATGGGCAAAATATTGCATTTACCGTGCGTGATGGGCAAATTGTATTTGCACGTAACAAAAGTCATGTAAAAAATCGTGGAAAGAATGCATTAGATGTGGCAGGTATTCGTCAAATGTTTTCTGGGCGTGGCGGAATTGAAAAGGCATTTACTGGTGCCGCAGAAGATTTGCAGGCAGCAGTAGAAAGAATGACCCCTGAACAAATTCAGCAAATGTTTGGAAGTGGTTCTAAGTTCATGAGTTTGGAAGTTATCCTCCCAGATACACAAAATGTCATTCCGTATGGGAAAAGTGTCTTGGTCATGCATGGAACTATCGAATATGATGAAGACGGAAATGAAATTGGTCGGTCAACAACCGATGGAAAGGAATTTGCTGATGCAGTTACTGCGGTTGGAGCAGAACAACAAAAAACATTTGGTATTAGCGGTCCAAAAACTATTGTATTCAGTGATGCCGAAACAGAGACGTATCAACAGAAAGCTGAAGACTATTCTGGTCGGTTAGATAGAGTTGCTCAAGAATTTGAATTAGATGACAAAGCTACCCTAGCAGATTATCGTCGTGCTTGGTGGGAACGTGAACTTACTCAACAAATGCAATCTAAGGGAATCGAACTATCCGAGAAGGAATTTAATGGGTTAGTAGATCGTTGGACAGACGGTAGTAAAAAATTTGGGGTGAAAGATATTGAGAACGACGAAACCAAGAAGTGGTTTAGAGAGTTTGAGAAAAATGAATTAGCACAAAAACAAAAGGCAATGATTAAGCCGATAGAAACTACTTTCTTACAAGTCGGAACTGACTCATTGCGGAGAGTTACCAACTTCTTATCATCGAATAATCCAGAGGCCAGTGCCCAGCTCAAACGGGACGTGCTGGAAGCCATTAAAGCAATCAGAGATAGTGACCAACCAGATAAGATTGCTAAGCTACAGAGGGAATTAGAACGTCTGGAGGGTATGGGAATTGATAACATCGTCCCATCGGAAGGTGTGGTATTTATTTATAACGGGAAACCCTATAAGTTTACCGGACAATTTGCTCCTATAAATCAAATTACGGGAACATTTAAGTTTGGAATGGCTCCAAAAGAATCGGAAGAACCAAAAACACCTGAACTAACTGATATAAAAGATGTGGCGTCTAAATTAGAATTTAAACCAACCACAAAACAAGCAAAACAATATGCACAAGGCAATGACATAGGAGATGCCTCAGACTTAGAAGGTATGAAACCGATGTCGTTTGCAAAAAATACCGTTGACGGATTGAAAGTTGTTACGGTGACAGCTGATGGTAAAGAAACTGAAAATGTGGCAGAAGTAGGCGACATTATTATGTCTGGACCGTCCGGCGAGCAATATGTGGTCAAGGCAGGTAAATTTGATAAATTGTATGCTGATGGACCAAACGGAACAAAAATACCTGAACAATCTCCTCGACAAGTAGCGGCATATACGGGAACTGAAGACATTACATTTACGGCTCCGTGGGGTCAATCAATGGTGATGAAGCCAGGTGATTATTTAGTGAAAGATGGTGATGGATATTATCGTGTTGCAAAACAAGAATACGAACAAACATACAATCCACCGGGTACCACGGAAACAGAACCTACGGCAGCAGAACCAACGGAACCCTCAGCAGAAACTCCACCAAAACGAACTATTGCAATCTTTACGGGTCGATTCCAACCGTTCCATGCCGGTCATTATAGTATTTATGAAGGATTGGTGGAGAAATTTGGGAAAGAGAATGTATATATAGCTTCTAGCGGTAAGACGGATGCTATTAAATCACCATTTGAGTTCAGGGACAGACAAGAAATCATGACCCGAATGTTTGATATTCCGGAAGAGATGATTGTTCAAGTTAAAAATCCATATGCACCTGTGGAAATTCTAGAAAAAGTACCTGAAGATACTACGTATGTAACCGCAGTCAGTCAAAAGGACTCGGAACGTTTAAGTGGCGGTAAATACTTTAGAAATTTTGATGATGTACCGGAAGAAGAACGTAAAGGATTTAAAGACCAAGGATATTTTATTGTTGCACCAGAAATGCAATTGTCAATTGACGGAAAAAATATCAGTGGAACACAACTTCGTGCCGTAATGGGTGACCCACAAATTACTGACCGTGCAAAACAAGAAATTTTCACAAAAGTGTATGGAAAGTTCGACCAAAAAATCTTTGATAAGATTGTAAAAACAACAACGGAATCGGAAGAAGCCAGAAAACTAACTGCTCAGCACGGTGAACCAACAAAACGTGGTAAGAAAAAACCAGATGAAAAAGCAGTAAAACGTGCCAAGTCGGTATTGCGACAACGAGTTGAAAACCCCGACACTGGTAGAAAAATTTTAGTTGCTACAGCATTAACGTATCCAAAAGAACATTCGGCTAGAAAAGCAGCAGAAGCATTGGTGCAAGCTGCAATGCAACAGAATGAGACAATGTTGATGGAAAGTAAATCTAGTTCTGAGAATTTAAAAGTCTATATATATGTGAAAGAACATACAGAAGAAGAATTGGAACATGAAATTGACGAGTATTTCAAGAACGAACGAACGTTAAAAGCATTTCCAAATCTAGCAGATTCTTCATATGAATTAATTGATATGATTAAAAAGGCACCTGCCGAAGTGTTAGATATAAACGAATTAAAAGCATTAGAAAACAGTGACGTTGGTGATATTTTAAGTGGGAAAAATAAAACGCAAATTCTAAAACAAATGATTGGTAATAAGAAGGATGTTACGGGATTGTTAACAGATATTAAAGCAAAGAAACCAATTTCCATGCCAGTTGTTATTAAACATGTAAGTGGCTATTATTTGTTGGGTGGAAATACACGATTATCGGTATTAGCATCACTGGGACATACGATGCCGGTAAAAGTACTCGGGAGAGCAGCACCATTCGATGCACCTATCTCCGTATATCCTGCTAAAAAAGATGGAAGTGCGTCAAAGAAAAAAGTAAACGCAAATACATTATTTAAATCGTTATTAAAAATGCGTATTACAAATCCAGAAACGGGTAACGAAATTAAAATTGACACGGCAATGGATTATAACAAAGAACATCCTGCACACAGAGCAGCAATGGCTGTTATTCGTCAAAGAATGCGTGGATTATCAAATAGAGCAGGTATACCAAAAAACAGACAAGACTAAGAGGTTATTATGGCAGACCATGAAGCAATTAATAATGTGCGACGAAAAATTAATGAAGTAATGAAAAAGACCGACGAACGTATTGTAGTCGGGTGGCGTCCAGGATTAAGTGAAACTCGTAATGAAGGCGATGTATGGGAAGATTTGGATGGGAAAAAGTGGACGGTTAAAAATGGTGTAAAACAAAATGTTACCAAACTAGATTTGGCAAAAACGCCATGGTTCTGTCCTCAATGTGATAAAGCTATGGGACATCGCCTTGATACCAAATTTTGGATGATGCAAGGTAAATGTATGGATTGCGTCATTAAAGAAGAAACAGAAATTCGTCTGCAAGGAAAGTGGGATGAATATGAAAAGAGTAAATTACAAAAAAATTATGTAGCATCATTACGTGACCATATTAAAGAATTACAGCATTATCATGATACGGTAACTTCTCCGTCATTTGTTCATGCCGATGAAGAACGAATCCTAATGATAGAGCAATGGAATGTGGACATTGATAAGATAAAAGAAGATCTTAAAAAGGATATTCAAGAATTAACTGCTCATCTTTTAGAATGTGAGGCGCAAATGAATGACGGAAAAAATAATTGAAGCAACTCGTAAACTATTGAAAGAATTTGTCAAGTTGTCACAACTATCTCAAATAGTGGTGGCTGTGGTGCTAACAATCTTTGCATTTAGTATGGGACAATGTGAGAGTGATTCTAAATTAAATAAATTTAGAGCAGAATTTTCGATGTTACAAGAACAGGCCGAAAAAACAAAACAATTTGCCGATTCTGCAAAAACCGAAGTGGTAAGATTGTCAAATGAATCGAAGCAAAAAGATGCTACTATCACAAAATTGTCGTTAAAAGTAGAACTTGGAAACCAAAGTCGTGAACGACTACGGGGAGAACTTAGCGTACTGGAAGATAGTCTAGAAAGTGCAATGGATACCGCACAGGTCGTTCAAATACAAGAAGGTATTATTTACAACTTAAAAGACCAATTAGAAACTGCGGAATGTACTATTACGACTCAGCGTGAAATAATTACAGCACAACAATTTAAAATTACAAAATTGGATAGTGCAATAGCATTAACAACTCAACGCGGTGATAGTTTACAAAACGTAGTTAATAACTTAATTAATATGCCAAAACCACCCCGCCAATGGATTAGTAAGAAAACTGCTGGAATTGTTGCATTCACCGCAGGTGTGATTGTTGGGGATAAATTGGCAAGGAGATAAGATGGGACAGGAGTTAAAGGAGTTAATTAAGCAGGAATATAAAAAATGTGCAATAAGTCCAGAATATTTTCTATCAAAATATTCGTTCATACAACACCCGGTACGAGGTCGGGTGTTGTTTGATTTATATCATTATCAAAAAAATTCTTTAAAAGATTTTCAACAACATGATTATAATATTGTACTGAAGGGGCGTCAGATTGGTATTTCTACGTTAGTGGCAGGATATTCTCTGTGGTTATTGTTGTTTCACCGAGATAAGAATATTCTTGTTATTGCAACTAAACAAGAAACAGCAAAGAACTTGGTCACAAAAGTAAGATTCATGCATCAAAATCTTCCCGTATGGTTGCGTGGACAATGTATAACAGATAATAAACTCTCGTTACAATTTTCAAACGGGTCACAGATTAAAGCCGTGGCAAGTAGTAAGGATGCAGGACGTTCTGAAGCATTGTCATTGTTAATTCTTGACGAAGCAGCATTCATTGATGATGCAGACATTATTTGGACAGCCGCATCAAGTACGTTATCTACAGGCGGTCAAGCAATTCTTCTCTCTACGCCAAATGGTATTGGTAATTTCTTCCACAAAATGTGGCAACAAGCGGAGAATAAGGAAAACGGATTCAATCCCATTCTCTTAGACTGGCGAGTACACCCAGAACGTGATCAAGCTTGGCGTGACCGTCAGACAGAACTCATGGGTGAAATGCAAGCATCACAGGAACACGATGCCTCATTTATCTTTTCTGGTAATACCGTGGTCCCACCAGATATTATTGAATTTTATAAAAAGACGTATGTACAAGAACCTATTTCTAAGCAAGGATTTGATGGAAATTTGTGGGTATGGGAATACCCTGTAGCAGGTAAATCTTATGTTGTTTGTGCTGACGTTGCCCGAGGCGATGGTGAAGATTATTCTACCTTCCATGTCATTGATGTAGAAAAATCTATGCAAGTTGCAGAATATAAAGGTAAGGTGGAGACAAAACAATTTGGTAATATGTTAGTGTCTATTGCCACCGAATACAACGATGCACTATTAATTCCCGATAACAGTTCTATCGGATGGAATTGCATTCAACAAATTATTGACCGTGGATATCGAAATCTCTTTTATATGTCAAGAGATTTACAATACGTTGATGTCGAACATCAAATAACAAATAGACATTATCGGGATGAACGAAACATGGTTCCAGGCTTTATGATTTCCCAACGCACTCGTCCACTCATCATTGCACGACTCAAAGAGTATATGTTAGATAATTCGTTTACGATTCGGTCTGGTCGTATGATGGCAGAATTAGAAACGTTTATTTGGAAGAACGGTCGTCCAGAGGCATTGCAAGGATATAATGACGACTTGGTATTGGCACTGTGTATTGGATTATGGGTCCGTGATACAGCACTTCGTCTACGACAGGAAGGAATCGAATTAACAAAAATGGCATTAGATAAAACGTCATACAATAGTATTCCTCTTGCAATCAAGCAAGGTGGTCTTGATCATAATCCATATGAAATGAAAATTGGTAACAATCAGAGCGAAGATATTCGTTGGCTTATAGGATAGAAACGTTTTAATATAAATTTAGTTATATTTATATAGTGATGTACTTTATATTCTCCGCGGAGACTTTTTATGAAACGTAGTGAACTGGAAGAAATTATTAAAGAAGAAATTTATAAAATAATAAATGAAATTCGATTCATGCGCGATGAATCGTTGGATGAAAAAACTGTTCCTCCGTACACTAAAGAAACGCGTAAAAATCGTCGTCGGATGTCACCTGCACAGATTGCAAAGAGAGACGAGATTGGTAAAAAGATGAAAGGTAATTCTAAAACGGTGGCACGATTTAAGAAAAACTACGGTGACGAATGGGAAGATTACCTGTGGGCCTCAGCGTCTAGTATAGCACTCGGCGGCGGATTTAAAAAGAAAGACGGTTCATCTGATGATGAATAAAATATTACATAGAATAGTTAAAAAGCTTAAACCAACGGGAGTACAACAATGATTAGAATGATGGGATTAGTAGACCTACGTGGAATCGGAGCCCCGGTTGGTTCACGTACTATCGAAGAAGACCTTACCGGCAATCAAAAAAAATTAGACGTTGATAAAGATGGGAAAATTGAAGGCGAAGATTTAGCAAAACTACGGACTAAGAAAGAAAATTTGAACGAAGAAAATCCAGACAATCCAGACGTTGTTGATGACCACGAAGGTCAGATGGCAAAAGCAGATTTGATGGCAATTAATAAGCATTCAAAAGAAATTTATAACATGTTGGGTGACGATGAAGAACTAGAGGGATGGGTTCAGTCAAAAATCACCAAGGCAGCGGAATACATGAATGCAGTATATAACAACATGAATTATGAGAAGAATAAACCAGGTTCATTGGGTGATGGGGAAGGAACACCTGCAGATGCCACCGATGGTATGATGCCAGAAGGTACGCATTTAAACCCATCCAAAGACCACAAAGATCCACACAAAGATCCACACCTAGCTCATGAAAGTATTTGTGAAGGTGCAGATTGTATGGATGAAGTTGCTCCTGAAGGATGGGAAGGTACCGTCAAAGCAATGAAGAAATATAAGAAAATTGACAATCCGTGGGCGCTTGCTTATTACATGAAGTCCAAGGGATATAAATCACATAAAAAGGACAAGTAACATGGAACCGATTGCAAAGTTTTTAGGAACATTGATGTCCAGTAGAACGCAAGCACATGTGTTTCATTTACAAACACCGTCATTTGCCGCACATAAAGCATTGAATGAATATTATGATGAGATTGTTGATTTAATTGATTCCTACGCAGAAATGGCCCAAGGTCGATATGGAATTATTCGCGGATATGTTATGTCGAATCAGATTTTTGAAGATGATTCGGTGTTAAAATATTTTGCAGGATTGCAGAAGTTTGTTGATGAAATTCGCACACAATTACCTCAAGACGGAGAACTCAACAACACCGTGGATGAAATTTCTGGTTTAATTAGTTCAACTATTTATAAATTAAAATTTTTAAAGTAATATGAAATACATTGATTTTTACGAAAATATTTGTCGATGTGATGAAGGATGCGGGTGTGAAGAAACTACCAACGAATACACGGGGGATACGTTTTCTGCGCCGCAACCTGACTTTGACACATATTCAACGTATAATAATGACCCACATAAAAAGAAAAAGTTAGAAGAATTTTCTGCTTTACTTGAAAAAAATACACCCACGAGTCCCGACAAGTGGGCAAAAGCAAAAGCAGCCGCACGTGCAAAATTTGATGTGTATCCTTCTGCTTATGCAAATTTGTGGGCTGCAAAGAAATATAAGAGTATGGGCGGTGGATGGAAGAAGGGTAAAAAATGATAAGTCTTTCGGATATTTTGGAAGAAGTCGTTGATGAACTAGACGAAAAGTATAAGACCAAAGGTAATTTGGGAAAATGGCTTCGTCAAAAATGGGTGGATATTTCACGAAAAGATAAAAGTGGAAAGCATCCACCATGTGGGGCATCTGCTGGAAAAAAAGAACGAAAAGGTGGCTCTGCTAAATATCCAAAATGTCGTCCTGCCCGTTCTGCAGCAGCAATGAGTAAAGGTGAAAAACGGTCAGCAGTTACTCGGAAACGTAAAGCAGGAAATCCTGGTGGTAAACCTACGATGGTGTCAACGTTCAAAAAGGATAATTAATATGGATAATATTACTGAAGCTTGTTGGGAAGGATATAGACAAGTTGGTATGAAGGATAAAGGTGGTAAGATGGTTCCCAACTGCGTTCCTATCAACGAAAATGACATTTATGATGGTGAGTTTTGTCCAGCATGTTTAGCTAAATATATCTTAGAACGTAAGGATATGTTGGAAGAAGCAGAATATCAAGGTCGCAAAGTTCCCCTTGGAAAACCAATGCGCGGCGATGTTGGAAAATTCAAAGTATATGTTAAAGACCCAAAAACTGGTAATATCAAGAAAGTAAACTTCGGTGACAAAAAGATGCGTATCAAGAAGAATATTCCTGGTCGCCGTAAGTCATTTAGAGCACGTCACAACTGTGCAAATCCTGGCCCAAGAACTAAAGCACGGTATTGGAGTTGCCGTAAGTGGTGATACGTCTCCGTGATTTATTGACCGAAACCGACACGAAAAAAGACACTCCGTATGTCAGCGGAGATACTTATATTAGTAAGGAAGAAGCAAAACGTATCTATGATTATATGGGATATGATTTTGACTTCAACCAATTTGTTTTGGGCATGAATACGGAATTAGAACACCAAGATGTCACGGACGGAAGTTTAGTAAAAACTGCAATGATTGCTGCTGCACATCTTCGGGAAGTTCCAGATTATTATACAAAATTAAAGCAGTATGTGGAATCTAAAAAAGTCACCAAAGAAGATGGGGCCCCCACGGGAGGAATTGGATTAAGTCTTCCCGGCGGTTATATTAATGGAGCACCAAAACCCAAAGATGTCAAAAAGATGCGGAAGCATCTCAATAAGGAGAAAGATCAATGATTCGTTTAACAGATTTATTGGTAGAGAATGCAGAAAACCGCATCAATTTGATGAAAATTCAAACCATTATGGAAAAACTCTATCCAGAATTAACCGGTGAACAAAGTAAAAAGTTGATGGAATTGTGCACAGAGATGCACATGATGGCTTCTCAATTAAACACAATTCCGTACATTAGAACGGAAACTGCTTTAGTTGAATGGAAACTTTTGGTCACTGCATTCAAGACAAAAGTAAATGAACTAAAAGAAGAAGTGGTCAGCGTATGTGAAAATAAAAAAATAGATTGCACTACAGTAGTTAAAGCATTAGATGAAGTATTAACATACTAAGTGAGGTTATATGGCAGATACGAGTATTTTTAGTAGATTAAAAAAACTTTTTTCTACTAACACAATTGTACGAAATGTCGGTGGCAAAAAACTAAGAATTGCAGACACGGACCAAATTCAGTCATTCGTAAACCGTCGAGGGGTTGACCGATACCACCGGGTTTATCAGTCAGGGACGGGTGGATACGGGTCACACCACGGCCGTTACGAGGCTGCTGCAGCATTTCAAGGTGCAAGACTGCAACTATTCCGTGATTATGATATGATGGACAATGACCCTATTGTTTCTTCTATATTAGATATTTATGCAGATGAATCTACGGTTAAGGACGAATTTAATCGTATTTTAACTATTAAAACCGACGATACTCGTATTCAAGAAATTTTACATAATTTGTTTTATGATATTTTAAATGTGGAATTTAATCTCTGGCCGTGGATTCGTAACATGGCAAAATACGGAGATTTCTTTTTATATTTAGATATTCACGATGAGTATGGCATTGTCAATGCCATACCGCTTTCCGTATATGAAACCATCCGTGTGGAAGGTGAAGAACCTGGAAACCCATTTTCTGTACGATTTAGTATTCAGAACGACTTTTTGGCATTAGGTAAAACAGAGTTCGATAATTACGAAATTGCACATTTTCGATTGCTGGCCGATACCAACTTCTTACCGTATGGCAAAGCAATGATTGAAAACGGCCGCCGTGTTTGGAAACAATTGCAGTTAATGGAAGATGCAATGTTAATTCATCGTATTATGCGAGCACCAGATAAACGTAAGTTTAGAATTGACATTGGAAATATTCCACCCGCCGAAGTAGAAACGTACATGCAACGAATTATCGACCGAATGAAAAAAGTTCCATTGGTTGATCAAAAAACGGGTGATTATAATCTTCGGTATAATATGCAGAATATTACAGAAGACTTTTATCTCCCAGTGCGTGGGAAGGATAGTGGTACGGATATTGAAACCATGCAAGGATTACAATTTAATGCTATTGAAGACATTGAATATCTTCGTAAGAAACTTCTTGCGGCATTTAAAGTACCGAAATCTTTCATAGGATATGATGAAGATGTAAATGGAAAGGCAACGTTGGCTGCACAAGACGTTCGATTTGCACGCACGATTGAACGCATTCAACGTATTATGATTTCGGAATTAACGAAGATTGCAATTATTCATTTGTATGTACAGGGGTTTACGGATGAAAATCTTATCAACTTTGAACTTTCACTAACAAATCCTTCCACGTTATACGAACAAGAAAAAATTAATATCTGGAAAGAAAAGTTTGCACTTGCTCAGCAAATGACCGGCGGACAAACCGTATTATTTTCTCAAGATTGGGTATATAATAATATTTTAGAAATGTCTGACGAAGAAATTGCAAAAGAGCGTGAAAAGATTATGGAAGACTTAAAACGTCAGCAGGAGCAACAAACTGCACTACAACCACCGGACCCGATGCAACAACAGCAACCTCCGATGGACGGAGCAGCGCCGCCTGAGGGTGGGGTTCCGGCAGAACAGCCACCTGAAGGGGAGGAAGTTCCTGAAGAACAACAAATTGATGATGTAGACCAGATTCTTGCTAGTTTAGAAGACATCAATGAAGATGAAGAAAATCCTGAACTTGAAGAAGCTTTGGCCAAAAATAAAGGCGGACGGCCTTATGAAGGATTGAAGTTTGGTACTGACAGACACCCACTTGGTCGTGATCCGTTTGGGCACAAGGAAAATAAGAAAGCAGTAAAAAGAACACTGTCTACAGAAACAAAAACGTTCTTGAATAGTTTGCAACGAAAAGGAGCTAGCAAATACAGACAAATTATAAGTGAAAGTTCGCTAACTGATGAAAAAACAGAAGGTTAATAATGTTTCTAGATATTTACTTATATATGGTGGTTGTTTACTCGTCTAATACGGATAACATATGAACATCAAACACAATAAATTACGTAACACCGGCATTTTGTTCGAACTACTTGTAAGAAAAGTAGCTGCAGACGTATTGGATGGAAAGTCCGATAGTTTTGCGGTAAAGCTTATGAGAGAACATTTTCATTCTAAATCCGAACTAGGAAAAGAATTACAACTATATCGTACGTTTTTCAATACGACCAAGTTGTCTGAAAATAAAGCTTTGGATATGCTCAATATAATTTTGCAGAGACGTAAAACGCTCAATGAAAAATTATTAAATGCACAAAAATTCTTACTTATTAAAGAAATAAAACAACAGTGTGACTTGAAACAATTTATGGCAGGTAGAGTCCCGTCGTACAAAGTGTATGCATCGGTCTATAAATTGTTCGAAACAACCAACCGTTCAGAAACAGATTCCTCAATGTTTATGCAGATTGATGAAATGGTTTCTGCACGGTTTGTTGTTGTAGAGCACCTAAAGGGTGAACTTAAAGAAGAAAAAATAATTAAAGAAAGTACATACTCCGAAGTTTTGAAGAAGCAGCCGGAAGAAATTAGATACTTGTCATATAAATTTTTATTAGAACGATTCAATGAAAAGTATAGTAACTTCAGTGACAAACAAAAAACTTTATTACGTGAATACATTAATAACGGGACGGACCTTGAGAAGTTTAAAAATTATGTTGCAGAAGAAGCTAAAGCATTGACACGGCAGATACAGAGGAATTCTCATAAAATTAAAAATGACGTTACTAAGATTAAAATTAATGAAGTAATATCACAGTTGCAACACATACAACATAAGTCAACAATAAAAGATAATTATATTACTGCATTATTAATTGCATATGAAATTTCACACGAATTGGATTCGTTGAGTTAATTTATGATGAATGAAGAACGATTGAGAGAACTTATCCGTAAGCATATCGAAGACAGACTAGATGAAATCTCAACTACAGCTAATGTTGCTGGGTATTTATCACCTAAAGCATTTTCTGGTTCTGGTCAAATGAATGCTAGTCGTGTAAAAGCTATGGCAAAGCAGATTGGCTATACGTTAACACACCGTGGAAATGAAGATTCTAAAAAAGTTGATAATCTTAAAGAACATGCGCATGTCCTAAGAACAGAATTAAATCAACTGACTGAAAATTATTATCAATATAGAAATGACCAGACAGCACTTCCTCATCAAAAAATTGGAAAAGCCATTTCTGAAATTAATAAGCAGTTAAAGATGGTTGAGAAAGTTTTAAATTACAACAGTCGTTTGAAGAATGAGTATGGTATTAGTAACGAAAGTTTATGGAAACGTACACAAAATCAAATGACAAAATTGGAAGGCCGATTGATTGAAATTGCACGTAGACTGCGTGAATTACGAGGATAACTATGATAATTTTTAAAGAGTTAATTCAAGAGATGGTTGACGAAAAAATTGGTGATTATTTGCCTGGAAAAATGAATGCCGCCGCACAGCAAGCAAAACAACAAGGGCTTCACAGTATTGGTTTTGGTCGTTGGGCAAACGCAAACGGTGAATATGTGGCAAAAACCGTGGACGGCCGATTACAAACAGTTGACACACAGTTCAAACGAACACAACCAAAAAATCGAAATCCAGCTACCATGCCACTTAATCGTGGAATCGATCAAGGTGGACCAGCAAAGTTATCCGACCCAGCAGATATGAAAGATAAAGTTGGTTTGGCAGTTCGACAGAAACTAACTACTGCATTAAAATCATCTGCGGTACAAAGTGCTATGAAGCAAGGTGGTGGACTCACTGGTGACCAACTGAAACAGCTCACGGGCGTTCCAGAAAAAGCATTTAAAGTAGCGTCCTACAGTCTAGACCCAGAGAATCCAGAGGCAACTCGATCGGTTTCAATTGACTTTAATCGTGGATTAGATTATAGCCCAAAAACTAAACTGTATACCTTTAGAGATGGTAGTAAATAATATGGCATTACTCTGTGAATATACCGAACTGCATTACGACAGAAATATGTTAATGGAATCCATTGACGGTAACAAACCATTCATTCTTCGCAATGTCGTATTACAACGTGCAAACGCCAAAAATCAAAACGGTCGAGTGTATCCGAAAGAAATTCTCATGCGAGAAGCAGCAGTATACAAGCAAAATTTCGTTAGTCAACGAAGAGCACTTGGTGAATTAGATCATCCAGAATCACCGGTTGTAAATCTTAAAAATGTATGTTGTAATGTCGTTGGGTTGTGGCCTGACGGTGATGATGTTCGTGGAGATATTGAAATTCTCACCACTCCAACAGGAAATATTGTTCGTGAACTAATCAAGAATAATATTCGTCTCGGGGTATCATCCCGTGGAATGGGGTCGGTTCGTCAAATGGGAGAAAATACGGTAGAAGTACAAGAGGATTTTTCTTTGATTTGTTTTGACATTGTTTCCAATCCATCAACGTTTGGTGCATTCATCAATGAAAATGTAAGCAGTAATATTATAACACCGTATGACACAATTGATAAGTTGGTTCATGATTTCTTAAGCGAAGTAAAATAAAGGAGATTATTATGCTATTATTACTTGCGGTAGTTGCAATGGCAACTATTGGTTGGATTATAGTCAACAATACAAAAAAATCTAAAACAGAAGACATCACACCAAATCCAGATCCAATTCCGACACCAACGTGTGCCAAATTAGGTGACACCTGTACAGAAACGTCGGGATGTTGCCCTGGATTATTATGCGTGGATATTAATGAACAAGGATTTGGTACATGCGCACCTATACCGGTTCCCGGTAAAGTATCTAAAGTATAAGAATCATGCCATCGGTTAGTAAAAAACAACAGCAATTATTTAAAATAGTTTATGCATATCAAATGGGAAAAATTTCTCCTGATAAAGTAAACTCCAAAATTAAAAAGATTGCAAATACCATTTCCCCACAAGACGCAAAAAAATATGCCACTGGTGCAACGGTCAATGTAAAAAAACTACATGAGATTTTTAATAATCCAATGTATGTAAAAATGACATTGAATGAAATTATAAACACCAACACACCAAATTATGTAAAAGGTCAATTAATTGACATATTTACTGCACACATGATTATGACGGTAGTGAATAAGTTAAATGAAGATAACCAACGTGTTTTTTTTCAACATACTTTGAATGAAATGGTGGCATTTTCTTATAAAATACTAACGCATTAACATATGTCTAAAACTTTATTTGTTAGTGACTTTGATGACACATTAGCACAGACGGATGCAAAGATTATCATCACAAAAGCGTCAGGTGAGGTTGTGGAAATGGACCCGCCTGATTATGCTGTCTACACACCAGAACCAGGCGATAAGTTTGATTTTTCTGAATTTGAGAAATTAAAAAATCCAAGACCAATTCGTAGATTTGTACAGCTCTTAAAAAGAGCAATAGCAGATAAACGAGTTGACAAAATTGCTATATTAACTGCCCGTGGCCATACTAAGCCCGTTGCACAATTCTTACAAATGATGGGAATTACTTCCGGTGTGAGTATTGCCGCTATAGGAAGTTCTGACCCGCAGAGAAAAGCAAATTATATAGAAAAACATATACAATCTGGATTTACTCGCGTTGCATTTGTTGATGACTCACCTAAAAATGTAGCAGCAGTAGAAGGACTTCGTAAAAAATACCCAGAAGTAAAATTACTTGTTCATCAGGCAAAAGAACATCCTGAAGAAAAAGATACAACTCCAACGTCACCAGATAATAATCCCGCAGACAACAACACAGACTCACAGATTGCAATTCAAGCAAAACAGATGGGGCTAGAGGATTATAAATTTGGTCGATATGGAAAGAATGGAACTGTCACACACACTGTTCAAAACGGTCGTTTATTACCAAAACCAAAGGAAGGCAATTAAATGTTTATTAAAGTTAACGATGGCAAGGATGAATTGAATAAAGCATTAAAACAATTCACCAAGATGGTTAAGAAATCTGAAATTATGCAGGAGTTAAAAAACAGAGAACATTTCTTAAAACCATCAAAAAAGAAAAAATTTAAGAGTCAAGAGGCACTTCGTCGTAGAAAACGTGAAGAACGTAGAGCCGCACGACAAAAACATTACGATAATTGATATTTTTGAGAATTAGTAATATATTTATTATAGTGAAACACTAATGTTCAATATTGGTGGGAATTTTTATATCCAAAATAACAGATGAGAATATCTGTTTCATTCCTTACAGGAGTATTACAATATGGCAAAGATTACCAACAATCTTTTAAAACAAGCCATTGCAGACGCAGAAGCAGTTCGTGAAACGGCTGTCGCAAATGCAAAGCTCGTATTAGAAGAAGCAATTACCCCACAAATTCGTGAAATGATTGCGCGCCGTCTTCGTGTGGAAGCAATGGAAGGCGAAGAAAAAGAAGAAACGGATGATATCAAGAAGGAATCATTTGGTGCAGAAGAACCAACTGATGAAGCCGCAAAGGAACTCCCATTCCAGGATGCAGAAGCAAAGGGTGGTAGTGACTTCCCAGCAGATTCATCAACGGTTGGAACGGGTGACAACAAGGAACCGTCAGATGATTCATTTGACACTTCAGCTATCGGTGATGGAGGTGAAAACGTCGATGATAGCCATACTGACTGGTATGATGACTGGTCAGAAAGTGATTTCGACCTTGACGAAGTTATCAAAGAATTAGAAGAAGATATTGCTCGTCTTGCAGAAGCCGAACATGCAGGTGAAGAAGAAGGTGAGGAAGAGGGTGAGGAAGAAGGTGAAGAAGAAGCACCGGCCGCACCTAAGGTACCAGCAAAAACTGAAGGTTATGGAAAGAAAGAATCCGACGTTTCAAAATTCGGAAAGGCTCCTACAACAGAGGAATCTGGCGAAGAAATGGCGGATGATGAACAAGAGATTGATCTTGAAGAAATTCTTGCAGAACTTGAAGCCGATGATGAAGAACAACATGCCGCTGGCATGGGACATGCTAAAGACATGAACAAATCAACCGAAATGGCTGCTAAACTTGCGGAACTCAAGAAAGAATTGGCACAACATCGTTCGGTCATTAATACCCTACGTGAACGCCTACAAGAAGTTAACTTATTAAACTCAAAGTTACTCTTCACAAACAAGATTTTCCGTAAGGAAGGTCTAACTAACGAACAAAAGATTCGTATTGTTGAATCATTTGACCGTGCAACAAATGTTCGTGAAGTGAAACTTGTTTATGCGGCACTTGTTGAAAATCTTTCAACTGCAGCTAAGACATTTGCATCATCACGTAAGAAAGTTGTTACTGAAGGGTTTGCTTCAAAAGTAACCCCAAGTACAGCACCAAAGAAAGAAGTTATCGTTGAAAACACGGTAGCTCGTCGTCTACAAGAACTCGCAGGAATTATCTAATATACAGGAGATATAAATTATGTCAGATGTACAAGATTTTATTAACGAAGCGGGAACAGCTCACAAGCATGTGATTGACCAAACCCGTAAATTGGCAGGTAAGTGGGAACGTTCAGGCCTTTTGGAAGGCTTGAAGGGATATGAAAAGCAGGGTATGGCTGTGATGCTTGAAAACCAAGCAACACAACTTCTCCAAGAAAACAGTAAGACCAACCAAGCCGGTGCAACCGGCGAACAATGGGCCGGTGTAGCACTTCCATTAGTTCGTAAGGTCTTCGGTTCAATTGCAGCAAAGAACTTCGTTTCAGTACAACCAATGAACCTCCCAGCAGGGTTGGTTTTCTACATGGACTTCAAGTACGGAAGTACACGTAACGGACAGGTAGCAAACGAATCACTTTATGGTACTGCAGCTGCTTCAACATGGGGCGGATTCGGTAACACGAACACGGGTGGTTTGTATGGTGCAGGTCGTTTTGGTTATACCATCAACAATGCAACGTCAAATACGGTATCAGTATCAGCAGCATCTGCATCATTTGCCGATGTTAACTATAATGATGCATTCGTAGCAACTGGAAGTCTTTCCAAGTTCGTTGTTGCAAAGACTGCATTTGCAAACCCAGACTACTTGGCAATTCGTTCATTCGTACCAAGTGGTTCAGGAGTTGATTTTGCATCATTAGTATTACCTGAATTCACCAAGTATGATGGAACAAACATCACATTCGTCGTTAACACGGCAGTGGCGTCAGGCAAGACACTTACGAGTGTACAATTCAGTAAGCAACCGGTTGACACAGCTCGTGGTGACTTCGAAGATCGTGACCCAATTCGTGGTTCGGCAGCAGGTACGGGATTGGATGACGGTACAGACCTCAACATTCCAGAAATTGATTTGGAACTCAAGAGTGAAACCATCGTTGCCAAGACACGTAAGTTGAAGGCAGTATGGTCACCAGAACTTGCACAAGACTTGAACGCATACCACTCAGTTGATGCAGAAGCAGAATTGACAAGTATGTTGTCAGACTATGTTGCAATGGAAATTGACCTTGAAATCCTTGACATGTTAATCAACGCAGCACCAACGGTTGATTTCTGGTCAGCAGAAATTGGTTCAGTATGGAACGGTTCAAACTTCCAAGCTTCATCCTTCACGGGAACAGCATGGACAAACATGACCTGGTACCAAACACTTGGTCAGAAGATGCAAAAGGTGTCAAACCGTATTCACCAACTTACAATGCGTGGTGGTGCAAACTTTGCAGTTGTTTCACCAACAGTTGCAACAATTCTTGAAACCATCCCTGGCTTTGCAGCCGGAACAGATGGTGACAAGATGGAATTTGCAGCCGGTATCACGAAGATTGGTTCATTCCAGAACCGCTTCACCGTATACAAGAACCCATACATGACGGAAAACGTAATGCTCATGGGCTTCCGTGGCAATCAGTTCTTGGAAACTGGTGCAGTCTATGCCCCATACATTCCATTAATCATGACACCACTTGTGTACGACCCAGCAAACTTCACACCACGCCGTGGCGTGATGACACGTTATGCCAAGAAGATTGTCCGTCCGGAATTCTTCGCAAAGATCTACATCGACAAGCTTGCACTCGTCTAATACGATTTTTTCGTAACGTAAAAAATAAATTGGGTGACCTTCGGGTCACCCTTTTTATTTTTATAGTAAATAATTTGATATTTATATATGTCTCTAATAGAGGGCTTTTATGCAAAACCGTGAACCGATTGTTTTTGAAGAAAACCCAGTAAATCCGTATAATCTCACACCATTTGGATTTTATGATAACGATGTAGAATTCCAAACGGAAGGACCACAATTGGCCACATTTGTGGCACGTAGATTGGGATATCCTGTGGTTGACGTAGAACTTACACATAAACAAATTTACGCTTGTTTTGAAGAAGCCATTACCACATATAGTAATCAAGTGAATCAGTTTAATGCACGTGAATATATGCTGGCAGTACAAGGAATGAGTACCTCTCAAAATATAACACAACGTAATATTGTAAGTAGTCCACTTCCACAACTTGTAAAATTGTCGGCACACTATGGTACAGAAGCTGAGAGTGGTGGAAACGTTTCTATGAAAAAAGGATATATTAAAGCAACTGCCTATCAACAGGCATATGATTTAAAAACATTGTGGGCAGATGTAAGTGAAAGTGGAAAGACAATTGAAATCAGAAAAATATATCATAATATGCCACCTGCGATTGCTCGGTACTATGACCCATTTGCAACAACGGGTCTTGGGTTAACCAATCTTATGAGTGAATTTGGATTTGATGGGTACTCACCACCGGTAACCTTCGTAATGATGCCAGCATACGAAGACCTTCTTCGTATTCAAGCAATTGAAATCAACGATATGATTCGTAAGAGTCAGTATAGTTTTAGTATAGCAAACAATATCGTTAGATTTTCGCCAATCTTTACGAAAGATACAATCGTCTGGTTTGATTATATGGTGGTGGACGATAAAATGTCTGGAGCAGGAGTATTACAGTCGGGCTCAGAAAATAGTGTAGTATCCGACTTTTCAAATATCCCGTATGATAATATTCAGTATGGAAACATTAATCAGATGGGACGTTTGTGGATTTATCGTTACACATTGGCATTAGCAAAAGAATTGTTGGGACTTATTCGGTCAAAATACGAACACATCCCAATCCCAGAAGCTCAAATTCGTCTGGATGGAGAAACTCTGCGCCGTGAAGCCGAACAAGAAAAAAAGTTGTTAATCGATGAAATCCGTGAAACATTAGAACAGACGGGATATCAAATGCAGTTGAAAAAGCAATTAGAAAGCGTAGAGTCAATGAATAAGATATTCCAACACGTTCCTGTTCCAATATACATCTTATAAGAGATAGTTTATGCCAATTTTTGTTTCTACGAGAGACTTTGACTTTTTTCAACATATAAATAGGGAAATTATCGTTGACTTGATTGACGTTGAAGTCATTTTATACAAAATTATCAATGACATCGTTAAAGTAAATATTTACGGAGAGTCATCGGAAAAACCAACGTACAAAGGAATTAGTTTAAATGCATTAATCAAGTATCCGAAAAAAACGGCAGAAACCGAAGATGGTTTTGGATACAACATAAAACAGGCCGATGTAGAATTTAGATTTGTAAAAAAATTGTTAGCCGACGTTGATGTGTACCCAGAAGTGGGTGACGTTATAAAATATAATAATAATTTTTATGGTATAAATAACGTAAATGAAGCGCAATTGATTGCATCTAGACCCGAATATAATCAAACTGTATTGTGTGAATGTCACTTGACTCGCAAAACCGAGTTTAATATTGAGGAAACACACATATGACCGCTCCTAATTTTAATAGAAATAATATAATACTCCCACAACGACAAAACAGAGGGTATGATACCAAATCTGATGAGGGAGATAGTACGCCTGTTTCAATAGGTTTGGAGACAATTGACACGGCAATCATAAAATACCTACAAACAAAAGTAAAACCAATTGTAACACAGAACAAAAAACAAATTCAAGTACCAGTAATGTATGGTAATCCAGAGCGTTGGAAAAGTGCGCAAATTGATGGCGCATTACGTGATGCAAATGGAATGATTCAATTACCAATTATGATGATTCGTAGAACGGGAATGAAGGAGAATGCCATAAACAATCCAACCAACAAATATCAAACATATTTGTTTAAAACGGGCTGGAATTCTCGTAACGTGTATGACCGATTTGCCGTAATAAATGGCGTACGACCGAGTGAACGATATCAAGTCACATCAATTCCAGATTATTACGATATAACCTATGAAGGTTTAATCTGGACAGAATTTATGGAACAAATGAATAAGGTAGTTGAAAATATTTCGTTTGAAAGTAACGAATACTGGGGTAATGATAATAATTTTAAATTCAAAGCAAAGATTAATCAATTCGAACAAATAACTGATCTACCTGCAAATGCGGCAAGATTGGTCCGTAGTAAGTTTACTATAGACGTTAAGGCATATGTACTACCTCAGAGTGCGTTGGATAAAAACGGAAATCGTCAACTTACAAGTCGATTGGCATATTCACCCAAAAAAGTGGTATTCGACACGGAATCTTTGGTAAGCTCAAATAATAAGTGATGTTTTGAATATTTTTTATATATTTATGATATGTATACTACTTTAAAAAGAGGTTTATATGAAAAAAATTGCTGAAGAAGATTTTGCAGAGATTCAAAATCTTAAAGAATCGTTATTTACCGTCCTAACATCCATTGGTGAATTGCACCTAAGTAAAAAAATGTTAGAACGTCAAATTGACGAAGCACATCAACAATTGGAATCGCAGGAAAAGGCATTTGAAGAATTTCAAGAAAAAGAAAGGGTTTTATTTGAAAAACTGCAGCAAACTTATGGAACCGGTACAATAAACATAGAAACTGGTGAAATAACAGAATAATATAACCCATTAGGAGGATTCGTATGGCAAATGAAAGAATTGTTTCCCCTGGAGTTTTCACACGGGAAAGAGACTTAAGTTTCTTAACCCAGGGTATTAGTGAAATTGGGGGCGCATTTATTGGACCGACACCCAAAGGTCCAGCGTTTATCCCAACAATTGTAAGAAGTCAGCAGGAATATGTTACCCTTTTTGGTGAAGCCGACGCGAATCACTATACTGGGCTTACAGTAAAAAATTATTTACGTGAATCAGGCGTAGCAACTATTGTTCGTGTATTAGGAACGGAAGGATACAATAACGATACAACGGTCCCCGGCTTAATTTATGTATCGGGTTCATCGGGCAAGAAATTGTTTGCGGTAGTTCACCCAAGTAGTATCGGCAATACAATTGAATCAATTGCAGTGTCGGGAACTGGTGGTAGTTTTTCTGTTAATATCGTGGCAGATGGCGGAACGGCAGTAAGTCAAAGTGGACTAACAACCCTTGAAACGTCTACAGCATATTTCGGCGATTTGTTGGGCACAAATCCAGTAACCACGAAGAATTCATTTGTATATGCAATCTTCCCAGAATCCGTTACAGAAGCAACTGCGGGTGGACAAACAGTTTCAGGATTGACTGTAGCATCACAATCATTAGCTACTGGAGATGTTCCTACGGGAGTGTCTACGGGAAGTCTTACCAAGTATGTAGTTCCTGTTGCATCATTAACAAATATTGACACAACAAAATTAAGTCAAGCAACTGTCAGTGGCTCTGGAATTAATTTCGGAACACTCTTACTTCCTCAATATACAGCCGTTTCATCAACGAACGTGGTATTCATCGTAAGTTCAAGTAACAGTGGAACGTTAAATACAGTAACTTACCAATTGACAAGTGCAGGACAAACTGCAGCAGTAACGATGTACGCAGAAACATCCAGTGCAGCATTGAATTTCACAGACGTTGGATTTGCAAATGCGCACACGCCATGGATTCAATCACAGACAATTGCTGGTGCAAAGATTGATTTGTTCAAACTTCACACATTAAGTGATGGTAATTTTGCAAATAAGGAAATTAAGGCATCGTTCTTAAATATGAAGAAGAGTGATGACGTAGATAATCCATGGGGAACGTTCTCCATGTTAATTCGTCGTTATGATGATACTGATGCACGTATTGAAGTCTTAGAACAGTATGATAACCTCACGTTAGATCCAGATAGTCCGCAATTTATTGCACGTGTAATTGGTGATAGCGCTCCATACGATGACCCAAATACCGCAGAACGTTACTATCAAGGCGATTTCCCAAATCGTTCACAGTACGTGTATGTACAAATGTCGGATGCAGTAATTCCAGCAACTGCACTACCGTTTGGGTTTGGGTCAGTGGAATCGACTGTTACGGTTCTTAATACACAATTAACGAGTCCATCGTTGGTAACATCACGTTGGAGAAACGGAAGTGTGCAAGGATATACAACAGAATCGGTTGATAAGCGTTTCTACTATGGGTGGAACTTTGCAGATAACGAAGGAACAAATCCATCGTATCTCGGGGCAATCCCAGACCCAGAAAATACAGTAGATGTTCCAAATTCATCGTTTACATTGGAGACATTGTATGAAGTACCAAGTGGCTCTTCATTACAATTCTCTGCATCAATTTCATTGGACAACGATAGCTTGGCATACCGTAAGTTCTCGGTACCATTCCAAGGCGGATTTGATGGATTAAATCCAGCACGTGATATTAAGATGGGTGGTGACATCGTTCCAACCAATTCACAAGGATTTAATCTTGCAAATGCAGCATCACCGGGCTCAAAGGCTTATAAGAAAGCATTACAAGCATTGAGTAATCAAGATCAATGGGATTTCAATCTCTTGATATTGCCCGGCGTTATCTACGACTTCCACTCGTATGTAGCTGATACTGCACTAAGTCTCTGCGAAGACCGCGGTGATTGCTTCTATATCATGGATACTACTGGATTAAACGCAACAATTGCAAGTGCAACTGCTAAGGCAGGAGAAATTGATAGTAACTATGCAGCAACTTATTATCCGTGGTTGAGAGTAATTGATACCAATACCAATAAGTTGATTTGGGTACCACCTTCAGTTATTCTTCCAGAAATCTACGCATACAATGACAATATTGCCGCAGAATGGTTTGCACCAGCAGGTTTGAACCGTGGTGGTATTGCAAGTGCAGTGGGTGTGAAGGTACGACTTCCACAAACAAGTAGAGACACGTTGTATGAAGGAAAGGTCAACCCAATTGCACAGTTCCCTGGACAAGGTATCTGTGTGTGGGGTCAGAAGACACTTCAACGTCGTGCTTCGGCACTTGACCGTGTAAACGTTCGCCGTCTATTAATTGCAGTTAAGAAATATATCGCCAGTGTTTCACGTTACCTTGTGTTCGAACAAAACGTTGAAGCCACACGAAATCGTTTCTTAAATATTGTCAATCCATATTTGGCAAGTGTACAAGAACGCAGTGGATTGTTTGCATTCCGGGTAATTATGGATGAAACCAACAATACACCGGATATCATTGATAGAAATATCCTCTACGGACAACTCTATCTCCAGCCAACAAGAACAGCTGAATTCATTATCCTTGATTTCAATGTTCTCCCAACTGGTGCAACATTCCCAACTGCATAATATGAATCTGTGGGGGAGATTAATCCCTCCCCCACATTTTTATAATATCTTATATTTATAATTAAGAATCCTTTCGGAGATTATACATGGCAAACCTAGTAAGTGAACAAGAGCTGTTTTTCACAGCATTTGAACCAAAGATGAAGAATCGTTTCATCCTTTATGTGGATGGAATTCCTTCATACATTGTGAAAAAAGTTGCACGTCCTTCAATAAAGCAAGATTCAAAGCCAATTGACCACATCAATGTTCAACGATACGTCAAAGGCAAAACCACATGGGGTGCAATGCAGTTAGAACTTTATGATCCAATCGTACCTTCCGGTGCTCAAGCAGTTATGGAGTGGGTGCGTCTTCACCACGAATCTGTCACGGGTCGTGATGGATATCTTGAATTCTATAAGAAGGATTTAACATTAAATATCCTTGGACCTGTCGGTGACAAGGTTGAAGAATGGATTATCAAAGGAGCACAGATTACTGAAGTAAATTTCGGTGATTTGGATTGGAGTACGGACGAAGTAATGTCCTTCACGCTCACTGTCCAACCAGATTACTGCGTACTCAATTTCTAATTATTTGTTATCAACATATAATACTCCTCCGTGGTATAATGTCACGGGGGAGTTTTATATTATAACCCTAATAAAATCATCATATTACCTATAAATTTGATATTTATACAAGACGGGCCTTATATTGAGAGATAAATATGGCAGAACCTACAAAATTTGAAATTGGCCAAGGTGAAACGTTTAAAATACACGTTCGATTAAAAAACCAAAATCAAAATAACACGCCAATTGATATTACTAATTACACGTTTGCCGGACAGGTACGTGAAAATTATACTACTGAAGAAGTTGCAGCAACATTTACATTTTCAAAAAATCTACCATATTCCTCTGGAAGTGTTTTTGTAGAATTAACACCGTCAGACACAATAAACTTAACACAGCGGCAATATGTGTATGACATATACGCCACTTCCACTTCACCGGTATCCGTTACACGGAGAATATTAGAAGGTATGATTATAGTAAGACCTGCGGTAACGAGATAATATATGTCAGGTTCATTGGATACTAGTGATATTTTGGTAGTGATAGACACAGGAGATAATTTAAGTGTAAATCTACAACCACCTGACCAATATGCAGTATCTATAACGGCAGGCGACACGTATGTGGTAAACTTAGATTTACCGAGTACAATTGTTTCTACACAAGCTGACTCATTCTACAGAGTTGCAGATTTTGCCGTTACGGCAAGTTACGTATCTGGTGCTAGTAATTCTTGGGATGGGTTATTAGGAAAACCTGAAGGATTAATTTCCTCTTCGACGCAAGTAAATTATACACAACTACAAAATATTCCTGTGGGAATTATATCCAGTTCTACGCAAGTTAACTACACGGATATACAGAATAAACCCACATTAATTGCATCTGCATCATATGCACAGAATGCCGTAAGTGCTTCCTATGCGTTAACTGCATCTTATGTTAGTGGTTCCGTTAGCTCGTGGGACACTCTCACAAATAAGCCACCGGGACTGGTGTCGTCTTCCACGCAGGCGGCAGGATGGACTGTTGAGTCTGCATCATTTGCAAGTAAAGTACGAGGGACAGTCGAAACATCACAGTTATCAGTATTAACAAATACGCCGACAACTGCAACAATAATATCATCTTCGGTAAAATCTGGTGTATTTGCGGCAACAGAAATCATAGATCCTCCGTTCTCCTCAATTCAACACAGTGGTGTATCAGTTGAATATGTGGCACAACGAACTGGGGCATTGCGAGCCGGAGCATTATATGCTACTTGGAGTGGAAGTAGTATATCATACACTGATGTATCGAATACTGGTGTGGGGGATACAAGTGATTTATCGTTTAATTTCATACGAGTGGGAAATAATATATTACTAAGAGCATATAGTGCGGGATTAGGATCTGGTGCATGGACTATACAATGTTTATTTAAAATGTTTTCCAATGTAACCTGATATTTATATATAAACTATTTTGGAGATAGTGCATGGCAAATGAATTTATAGCACGCAACGGACTAAAAGTACTTGCGTCTGGGATAGAGATAACTGGATCTAGTAGATTTAGTACAGACGTAACTTCGTCTGGAAACATTAAAGCAACGGCATTTTATGGCAATGGTCAAAATGTCACCGGTGTTATTAGTTCGTCGTATGCAACCACTGCCTCATTAGCTACAAATAGTGTTGTAACTGCAAGTGGTGCTGGTAGCACTATTACGTTTACGAAGGGTGATGGCTCAACCTTTCCAGTAACAATTACGGTTGGAAGTTCGGCAACGGCTTCATATGTAGAATATGCAAATGTAGTCAATAAACCATCATTAGTTTCCTCTTCAGGACAAATTGATCATAATCTTACTACAAATTATGTAGCAAATCAACATATTGACCATAGCACAGTATCTATTACAGCGGGTTCTGGTTTAAGTGGCGGTGGTGACATTACCTCAACACGTACACTTACATTAGACACTTCATCGGTACACTTTTTAGATGGTGTTAAGAAAGAACTGAATACAGAAGGTGTCTTTAGTAGTTCACTCCAATTTAATAGTACCACTACACCATTTACTGGCTCGTTTACCGGTTCGTTTAAAGGCGATGGCAGTGGATTAACAGGAGTTGCAAGTACACTTAGTACTGCTGGAACTACTGGAACTGGCACGATAAACCTACAGACGCAGACATTAACTATTAATGGCGCCAACGGTGTTACAACAAATGCATCTGGTCAAACTATTACGGTATCAATTCCAGCCGGAACTATTAGTAGTTCAACGCAAGTAGATGTCCGTAACACTACGGGAATTGCCACACTTGCCACCACCGGTTCAAATACCTTCACGGGTGTACAGACAATCAGTGACACCACAAATAGTACAGCTTTCAATAATGGTGCGTTAATTGTTCAAGGTGGGGTGGGTATTGCCAAAGATGTGAACATTTCCGGTTCATTAACGGTAACGGGAATAGTAACTGCCGCAACAATGAGTACGCAGTATGTTACTTCCTCACAATATGTGGTTGGCGATAATAAAATTATAGTAAACACTGATGATATAACACGATTTGGTGGATTGTCGGTTAGAGACTCGGGCTCCAGTGTAGCAACTGCATCTATTTACTGGGACAGTTTAAATCATCATTTTATTTATGAAAACATAAGCGGTGCACCGTACAACAGTGCTATGTTTATTGCCGGACCAGTAAACACTAGTACATTAGGTAATGAAGTTGGATTGACGGCAGGTAGAGTTCCAGTTGCTTCTGGAACGGACCATATAGACAGTAGACCAGATTCAAGTTCAATTCGCATAGATTTCCCATCACGATTGACACATATTGAAGCCGGACTAACTGTTACCGGTTCAGTAAGTGCATCAGCATTCAGTGGCGATGGTAGTAATCTTACCGGCGTTGTTAGTACGTTAAGTGTAACAGGCTCACAGGGTGGTCAGGGGTCAATTAATCTTAAGACACAGGGATTAACAGTTGCAGGCGGAAATGGTATAGCAGCAACGGTCAGTGGACAAACAGTAATACTCAGTGGAAGTAATGCAACAACGACTGCACGTGGTGTTGCATCATTCACGAGTTCAAATTTCACGGTAACTGACGGCTCAGTAAGTACTAAACCCATTAATTTCAATGGCGTAGACCTCAATATTGGTGGTTCGTATGCATACGGTTTACAAAACATTACTCCGTATGGAGCAACTACTGCCGACACAGTAACACTGCAAGGTGGCGCAATTATTCAAGGAATATTGTATGCCTCTGGAAGTGCAACCATACCAAGTCCATTAAATTCTGTCGTCGTATCTCTTGCAACAAGCAGTTATGATGCGGCACATTTTGATTATGTACTTAAGAGTGGAACAAATCTTCGAACGGGAACGGTATTTGCTGTGTGGCAAGCAGGCACATCTACAGTGGAATTTACCGACACTTCTACGAATGATATTGGTGACACATTAAACGAAGTATTTACGGTAGATATCTTAAATGCAAATGTTCGACTGAAACTCTCAGGTGACAGTAGTACATGGACGGTAAAAACGTCTGTGCGTATGATTTAAGATACTTATAGTAGTAACACACCCCTTGGACAGTGAAGAGGATGGTGTATCAAAAATAATATAATTTACGATACAACATCTTCTCACTTCCAAGTGTGTGGTTTTCACATATTTGGAAGTGTCCTTTTATATGAGAGTGTGTAATGGCAAATGAATTTGTTGCAAGAAAAGGCCTAATAGTTTCTGGGAGTACATTAATTACTGGTTCTCTCAACGTAACCAGAGGAATTACTGGCTCTTTATTTGGTACGAGTAGTTGGGCAAACAATGCAATATCTGCAAGTTGGGCACCGGTTGTATTAACTGGCGTTGCCGTAAATATCGACGAAGATATTTTTGAAGGAAATGGTGTTACAACACAATACACGTTGTCTGACACCTATAATATCGATTCATTGACGGTAGTTGTTGGCGGTCTAACACAAACAAAAACTGTAGATTATTCATTAAGCGGTACCACGTTATCATTTACTTATGCACCGCCATCACAATCCAACATTATTGTCCGAGCACTATTAAATGCAACGAGTAATGCCATTGGAACTTTTACCGGTTCGTTTCTGGGAACCATTACATCGGCAAGTTATGCAGTAACCGCCAGTTATGCACTAAATGCCGCCGGCGGAACTCAAGGAAGTGGCGAATCTTTTCATCCATTTTTATTAGCGGGGTTGTAATACTATGCCAACATATAGAGTATTAGGACAATTGAATCCTACCTCTGGATCTTTACAAACATTATATACTGCTCCACGAGAAGCAGTAATTTCGACACTGGCCGTGTGTAACGTTTCAAGTAGTGTTGCAACATTTCGCATGGCCGTGCGTCCGGGAGCAGAGAGTATTGCAAATAAACATTATGTATCGTATGATACGACAGTTAATGGAAATGATACGGTATTATTGACAATTGGCATGACCCTTAGTGGGTCGGATGTCGTTTCAGTGTTTGCAGGGTCCAACGGTCTTGCCTTTAATTTATTTGGTACGGAAATATAAGATATGTCAAGTATTAATCTAAATTCGTCTACGGTCACAAATAAAAATGTGGTACAATGGGTGTACCCAATATCACCAGATATACCAGAAACGCAATCATGGGTCCGTCCATCGGATTGGCTAAGTTTACCAGAATTATCACCATCAGAACAACGTTTTGTTGGATTAATGGCAATACCTGACAGAACCGATAATTATGTAGCACTTACGGTATCTGGAAGTTACATAATAGATTGGGGAGATGGTATTATAGAAAGTATGTCATCGGGTGTACGAGCGCAACATTATTATGATTATAATAGTATATCAAATAGTACAACAAGTAGTCGTGGATATAAACAAGTAGTTGTCAGCGTAATCCCGCAAGGTGGCCAGATTTTTACGTTATTAAGTTTACAAGAACGACACAACTTTCTAACCGGGTCTTCTGTGGTGTATGATACTGGTTGGTTAGATATGAATATTTCTATGCCATCCGCATCACGACTGAATTTATCCACCACATCACAGACGTTTTTCACAAAAGTGCTATCGAACGGAATGGTTGAACGAGTTAATATAACATCGAGTAATGTAACCGATGCATCATTTATGTTTAGAGAGTTTTATCAATTACAATCTGTAACATTTAATTCGTCTCAACCACTTAATACATTTACTTTTGGATTTTCGGACTGTTTTTCATTACAATCTGCGCCATTCATAAATACGACAAATTGTTCAGGATCTTTTGCATTTACTAATGTATTTCGTAACTGTCGTTCATTAATCAACGTTCCGATATATAACACATCGAATGTAGTTAACATGACCAATATGTTTAATGGTTGCAGAGCACTACAAACTATTCCATTACTGGATACATCAAGAGTAACAGATTTTTCTTCCATGTTTAATGGATGTAATACGTTACAAACAATTCCATTGTTAAACACAACAAGCGGTACAAATTTTACAAGTATGTTTGCTAGTTGCATTTCATTAAAAGAAATTCCATTATTAAACACAGAAAATGGTACAAATTTTACAGCTATGTTTAATGGGGCTAGTGCAATTGAACGCATTCCTCCCATAAATTTGTCTAGAGCAACAATCGTGTCTTCTATGTTTCAAAATTGTGCTCGCTTAATAGAAGTACCTTCGTTAAATACAAGACTTGTAACCGACTTCACACAAATGTTTAATGGGTGTTCAAGTTTACGAATTGCGCCATTTGTAAATACAATTAGTGCAACAAGTCTTCTTGCTACGTTTCAAAACTGTGCTAGTTTAGAAAAAGTTCCTCTATATAACACAGCAAATGTAACAGCATTTTCTTCAACTTTTTCGGGGTGCAGTAGATTAAAAACCGTACCCGATTTTGACACAAGAAATTGTACAAATTTTTCAGGTATGTTTGGTGGTTGTAATAGCCTAGTCAAAGCTCCAAATATTGATACACGTAGAGGTACAAATTTTTCCAATATGTTTAATGGATGTCAATCATTACTAGTTGCACCGGAGTATAATACAGCAAGTGGTTCTAATTTTAATTCTGCATTTTCAAATTGCTTTGCTTTATATAAAGCACCGTCGTGGGACGTATCAAGGGGAACGGATTTTGGTGGCATGTTTAATAATTGTTCGTCACTGAAAATTGTTCCAACATTGAATACAGTTAGTGGTAGTAGTTTCCTTAGTATGTTTAGAGGAGCAATGTTTCAAACGGCACCGTCGTTGAGTTTAAATTCTGCAACAAATTGTAGTAATATGTTTTTTGAATGTGCCAATTTAATAACTGTTCCACCGTATAACACCAGTAACGTTCTCGACGCATCTAGTATGTTTAGAGCTTGTACATCACTACAAACACTTCCGCAGTTAAATACGCAACGATGTAGCGCATTTAATAGTATATTTCAAGATTGTGTGTCGTTACGAGAAGTGCCGATGTTAATTTTTTCTGCATCCAGTAATAACACATTGGCATTTAGTGGATGTAATTCACTTGCCAGTGGTGCATTAGCGAGTGGGTCAACACGAGCAATTAGTTATGCAAACTGCAGATTATCATCGGGAAGTTTACGAGAAATTTTCACTTTTCTAGGAACTGCAGCAGGTTCGCAAATAATTACGATTACTGGAAATTACGGGTCGGCAAGTTTAAGTGCAGGAGATAGAGCAATAGCAACTGGAAAGGGCTGGACAATTGCGGGGTAATATATGAACACATCAGGCTTTTATAAATTTCAAGATAATGAATTATTTCATGGTCCAGCATTTGTGTATGGGCCTACCTTTGAACTATTAAGTGGTCAGAAAGATATTTATACATACCCAGTAGACGGATGGTACTGGTTTGATACCGAAGACGATGCCAAAATATTTTTTGGAATACCATTAACAACAGAAGAACAGAATGGCTGATTTTACAAAAATTTCCGGACAACAAATACGGGCAAATACGATACCAACGGAATCTATACAAAACTTTGATGGTGCAGTTACTCGGTCTGTATTATTGTCTGGAATTATTTCTGGATTTGTGTCATCGTCGGCACAGGTTAATACCGGCAGTTTCAGCGGTTCATTTACTGGAAACGTTATCGGTACCAGTAGTTGGGCAAATAACGTCACGTCGGCCTCAGTAACATCCCGTATCACTGGCGGTACCGCAAATTATATTCCATTATGGACAGGTTCTTCTAATAACGAATTAACGTCAAGTGTAATCTATCAATTACCAAAAGGTATTTTTATTGGATATGATACTACACCACACGTACATTCCCCAGAAGGGGAAACATTGGCGGTACACTCAGGTGAAACCGGTGTTAGAAATGTTATCTATGCACACGGTACAATTGATAGTGATTATAGAGTAAATATTCGAAATATTAGTAGTGGAGTATCTGCGTCCACAAACTATAAAGCAACTGCCGATACGGGGAATGATATTGGTGGATTTATAGAAATGGGCATTAATTCAAGTACGTATGCTCGTCTTGATCAAATCGGTGGTCCACTTGATGCGTATCTATTTTCAACCGGTAGTGATTTATTAATAGGTACATTAGGACCAGATTCACGTATTATTTTGTTCTCTGGACCGGGTGATGCTGATAATAATGCACGTGTGTATGTTGATGCCGGTGGAACTGTGGGTATCAATACCAATAGTATTACAACCGGTGATCCAGAATCATTGTACGTTGGTGCGTTAAATACGTCATCAATCAATCTTATTACGGCAGTTAGTAATGTAAATAATTACAGTCAGGTTAATTTAACAAATCAGAGTGCAGGAGACCAAGCATCCGCTGACTTCGTAGCAACGGCAAATAATGGTACAGAAACTACAAATTTCATTAACATGGGAATTAATAGTAGTGATTATGCTGTACTAAATGCGGTGGGTGGTCCAAATGATGCGTATTTGTATTCTACTGGTCGTATGTTACATATTGGTAACACCACTCCCGATGAACATATTATGTTTTTCGTGGGTGGCGAAGATGCAGAAGCAAATACGAAACTTATTTTGGAATCAAATAACCAACACGTATTATCCGGTTCATTAAATGTTACCGGAAGTATAAACGTATTACCAAACGTTATTAATAACTTAACATCATCATTTGCTATTTCTGCATCATTTGCACCAACGATATTACCGAACGGATTGGTATCAAGTTCAACACAAATTAATACGGGAAGTTTCAGTGGTTCATTCACCGGCACACTTATTGGTACGAGTAGTTGGGCAAGTAATTCGGTGTCAGCAAGTGCAGCAACGTCTATCACGTTCACACCTACGACAGCATCATTTGCACAAACTGCTTCGTTTCTCAACATACTGAATCAAACAGTCAGTGCCTCTGGAAACATAATTGCTGGCACAAATCTTATATCCAATAACTCTTCCGGCGACGAAGGTGGAGAAATTCTATTAGCAAAACCACAAACTAATAGTACAATAGCTGGAACTGGTGTAACGATTGACATTTTTCAAAATAAATTACGATTTTTTGAACAAGGTGGTAGTGCTCGTGGATTCTTCGTAGACATGACTTCCGGCTCCGGAGCAGCGGGAACCAACTTACAAGCAGCAGCTTCTGCCGTTTCCTCGTACACAAATGCAACCGATAATCGTGTAATAACATCAACGGGTGCGGGGGGAATAAATGCAGAATCCACCCTCACATACGATGGAACAGTATTAGCAATTAGTACTAATGGAGCAAAATTCTTTCAAGGTGGCGATGATGCGGCACTATATGACGTAAATACAGCAAATACATTAGGTATTCACGGACAACAAGATAGTACCGTTGGTGCTATTAAACTGGGAAGTAGTGGTCAAACTATCTACTCTAATACGACAGGCGTTGGTATTGGAACAATAACTCCGGGAACATTATTACACGTTCAAGGTAACGTATCGGCTAGTTCCTTTACGGGTTCATTATTTGGTACATCAAGTTGGGCAAGTAATTCGGTATCAAGTTCATTTGCAACGTCTGCAAGTGCAGCAAATTCTATTACCTTTACGCCTGCAACTGCATCGTTTGCAACAACGGCATCATATGCGTTGAATTCTGCTGCAGGTGGACTAACAGGCGGAACTACAAATTATATTCCATTGTGGACCAGTGCTACGGCGCAATCATCTAGTAATATATTCCAGAGTACTAATAATATTGGTATAGGTACTACGTCAGCAACACAACGGTTGACGGTGAGTGGGTCGGTAACGATACCACTGGGGACAGCATACAGAATAAATGATACGTGGTTAATAGGTAAGTCTTCTGTAACAAATGCAATTTCAATTGGTGCAGATAATGTTACAAGTGATATCTATTTTAATAGTCTAGCAGCATCTACGCCAAGTAATACCCCGATGTTTATAGCTGGTACGGGCAATGTTGGTATATCAACATTAACTCCTACCCAAAAATTGGAAGTTAGTGGATCAATCACTATCCCGCAAGGCGGTGCAGCATATAGAGCAAATAATAACTGGTTAATCGGTCAATCTACCAATACAAATACAATCAGTTTTGGTTCATCAAATGTTGTAAATGATTTTGAATTTTATAGCAATTCTCCAACAATAGCAAGTAAAATTGTATTTTTTGTTAGTACTAGTGGTGATGTAGGCGTAGGTGGAGCAGTACCTCGCGGAAGTAGATTGCATGTGCAAGGAAATGTATCAGCTTCATCATATACCAGTTCAATTAGTAATGCAGTAGGCTTCTTCGGAACGGCAAGTTGGGCACTAAATGCAGCATCAAGTACACCATTCCCATATGACGGAAGAACAACTCCTGCGGTAATCAGTGGTTCATTAATTATTTCCGGCAGTACGACACAAGGATTGTTCGTCACTGGCTCAACGACAGTTCTTGGAGCATTCCAAGCAACAACCAAGAGTTTCAGAATCGACCACCAACGATTGGCTGGTAAGAGTTTAATCTACGGTGTGTTGGAAGGTCCAGAACATGCGGTGTATGCACGAGGCAGAACAACCAGTACGTTTACTGGTACGGCATTCATCCAACTTCCAGAAGAATGGGAATGGTTAGTAGATGCAGCAAGTATTACCGTACAATTAACGCCAATTAGCGGCCCACAAGAAGCATACGTGGACAAAATAGAAAACAATATGATAACAATTAAGTCACGTTCGGCAATTGACTGTTTCTATCTCGTTCACGCAACTCGTAAGGACGTACCGAACTTAATTACGGTGGAGTAGTATGGCACAGTTATTAATTTTTAATCAAGATAACGTTCATGATGACCCAATTATCAATGAACGTGATTGTTATAAACAAGGGGATATTATTGTTGTTAAATCTGATGTCCATGAATGGGGGAGAGAAGAACATCCCTTCACGGCGTCAAATCCAAAATTTTGGATAGTCAGTGTCCCCCTTGTCTTATTTGAACAATTAGAAGTTCTCTCATCACAATATGTAGAATATGATGGGGAAACACCAATCGTATTATTACAGCGCATCTGGAAACTTGATGTTAGTTTATTGACGGAAGAAGAAAATACATTACTATCCACGGGGGTATTAACAGTAACCTCAGAAAGATTGTGTGAATGTGTGAAAAATAAAATTACGAACGAATTCTTGAGTATTAATTAATGCCTACGACTGTTGTTCATACGATTAAATCATCCGGCGGAGATTATTCATCATTATCTGCATGGGAAGCTGCACAACAAAGAAACTTAGTGACGGCAGATGAAATTGCTGTTGCAGAATGTTATGGATTTGTGGATACCACACTGACAACCATATCTGGATGGACTACTGGTGTCAATAATTATATTATTATACGAGCACATCCATCGGCAAAAGCAACACTACCACCAAAAACAGATGGTTCGCAATATGTACTACAATCCGGTAGTCCAGGAACGATGTTGTCGATACAACAATCCTATACACAAGTAGACGGTATTTACGTACATCATACAACGAACAATGCAAATAATAATGCAATTTTTGTGGGCAGCGGTGGTCTTACCGGAGTATTGATTAGAAATACGATAATGCGTAGCGGAAATAATGGAGATGTCGGTAGAGCATTTTTTGCTCAAGGGAGTGGTACGCCACGCCCTCGATTGCAGAATTGTGTAGGAATAATGATAGATGGAAATGGACGATCTGATCAAGGGGTGTTTCAACACGATAATTCAAACGTTGATTATGATAATTGTCTTGCTTTTACAATAGGACTTAGAAATGGATTTAGACCGTCTTCAGCAGACCCCACTGTGGTTAGAAATTGCATCGCGGCAACTGGAACCGGACCTGGATTCAGTGGTAGTGGATTCAATACCACATTTTCAACAAACAACGCAACAACGAGTGCAACTGCTCCAGGTGTAAATAATAGAACAAGTCAAACATTTAGATTTGTAGACAGCGCAAGTTTAAATTTTCATCTATCTACACTGGACACAGCCGCATTAGGATTTGGGACAAATTTAAGTACGAGTGCCACGGGTGCATTTTCTGATGACTTTGATGGAAAGTCTCGTGGAACTTTGTGGAGTATTGGACCAACCCAACCAAACGTCTCTACCCAGACAATATATAATGCAAAGTATGGTCCTAAAATTATAAACGACGGGTTAATATTAGCCTTAGATGCGGGAAATAGAAAATCGTATCCTAGTACTGGTACGACATGGAATGATTTAACGGGTAATAGTAATACGGGGACATTAACTAATGGACCCACGTTCAGTTCTGCAAATGGAGGAAGTATTTCCTTCAATGGAAGTACCCAGTATGTAGATGTGGCAAACCAAGCAAATTTTAATTTCGTAGATACTACATTTACCATAGTTACATGGTTACAGACATCAGCTACGTCGGGTTTATTTTTAACTAAGGGATATATCGTGGGTGGTTGGACGGTATCAATTGACAGTGGATTTGTTGGATGTGCATCTAAGAATTCTGCTGGATTTACCACGTTCACTAGAAGATCAAATACTACGGTTAATGATAATAAATGGCATCAAGTAGTGGTACAATTTACAACCAGTACGACTGTGGGGGCAAATAATGGTGCTCAAATTTATATTGATGGTGAGTTAAACCAAGCCGCTCAATCAAATTCGGGCCAAGTATATGCGGCTGAAACAACGAATCTACAGATAGGCAGACGTATTAATGATTTATTTTATGCTGGAAATATTGGGTTTGTACAAATTTATAATAGAGCATTGACTGCCGCAGAAATTCTTCAAAACTTTAATGCCACCCGTGGTCGTTTCGGAGTATAATTATGGCTGTCAGTGGTGGACCGAATATTGTAGAAGATGGATTGGTACTTACGTTTGATGCAGGAAGTAGAAAGTCATATCCAGGAAGTGGTACTGTTTGGCGTGATTTATTAGGAAGTACGATTTCCGCTTCATTGGTGAGTGGTTCTACCTTTAATTCATCAAATCTTGGCAATATTGCATTTGACGGAATTGATGATCAAGTAATAATTGCAAATTCATCTAGTTTCAATAATACAACAAGTAAAACTGTAGAATTGTGGATACGTGCTGGAAATATCAATGGAACATTTAATGCTATTATGACAAATAGAAATAATAGTGATTCATTAACAAACTTTGCATTCTATTTAGATGATAGACAGGTCGTAAGAACATGGAATTCGTCTGGAACGGACCAAATGGTATTGATATATGCTACATCGAACGGAACTACCCCGTATTTTACATGGTCGAAAGAATCACTTGGGATAACGAACGGTGACAACGCATGGCATCAAATAGTTGGAATTACAGATATTGCACAAAGTAGAATAGAATTATATTACGATGGACAATTCAAACATTCCACTAGTATAGCTGGAACAATTTCTACACCCGACACATCACTTCGAATTGGTTCTGGATATGATGTTGGAACTACGCAATTTCCGTTTGCAGGCAATATAGCAAGTATTAAAATATACAATAGAGTATTATCCGCATTAGAAATTCTACAAAACTACAATGCATTACGGTCACGTTTCAATACTTAAAACTATTTATATAGGTAACTTTTAAGAAACACTATGCCAAATAATATTCTTATCACACCTGGTGCCGCCAGTATACAATTTAGTGGGTCAGCAAATAACGATACGATTCGTCTCCAAGTAGAAGCGTCCGGTGGTGTAGCTTTCTACGGCAACAGCGGGTCATTATTCTCTATTACTGATCAACTCTCTGGCTCACTCATGAGCGTCAATGATATTTCAGGATTACCCATTCTTGAAGTATTTAGTGATGATAGAGTGGTGATGGGAACATTGAACCAAAATACGTTGGTGGTGACCGGAAGTCGTGTTGGTATTGGTATGGCTCGACCAACTACACCGTTGCAAGTACAAGGGGTGGTGTCAGCAAGTGCATTCAGTGGTTCATTGATAGGAACGGCATCATTTGCTACCACGGCAAGTGCGGCGACCTCTATTACCTTTACTCCTGCTACGGCATCGTTTGCTACCTCTGCATCCTTTGCCCCGCTAACATTACCGAGTGGATTGGTATCATCGTCATTACAAATAAATACTGGTAGTTTTAGCGGCTCATTCACAGGTACATTGATTGGTACGAGCAGTTGGGCAAGTAATGTAATAAGTGCATCATTTGCAACTTCTGCGTCATACACACCGCCATCATTTATTGACAATTATGTAACGGTGGGACTTGCCGGTAGTAACACGAATTATACATCAATCAAAGCAGCGGTTGATAGCATTACAGACGCTTCTGCAGCAAATACGTACACGGTGCGTGTATATCCCGGCGTGTACATTGAAGATACGATTACGTTAAAACCGTATATTGCAATTAAGGGTGATTCGTCTATTTCCACAGTTGTCTCTGCATCAAACCCTGCAAATACCATCTTCGTCATGGCTGACCAAACAATGGTCATTGACATGCAGATACAAGGGTCTACTGCTGCAAATACCTCCGCTGTCGTATATTCTTCACCAACAACACCACAAACGAACGCTATTGCGTATGTAGAAAACGTTCGATTTGGCACCAACTATACAAACGCAAAAGTTGTGGGTAGTGGAAGTAGTGGAAATTGTATCCTCCAATGTTCCAACGTCAAGTACGGTGGGTTCACTTCGGGAAGTAAATCATTTGATGTTGGTTTCTACGTGACATCTGGGTCCGATGGTGGTATCGGACGTATGCAATTACGTAACGTTACGTCTACCAACGGTGGTGTTGCAGGAACTGACAATGACCAAATCTTTGCTCTTGCTGATGCACCAGGCTGTACGTTCATTGTTAATGGATGTTTGTTAACCCGTGCAACAGGTGCGGCACGAGGAACGGGGTTTAAAGTATATAATGGTGGACAACTTCGACTAACAGGCGTCAACTTCCAACGTTGGATACGGGGTATTTGGGCACCACAGACTGGTTCTGCGCCAAGTATTGACGCAATTGCCTTAAACTTTGAAAATTGTACGACAGACGTAGCAATTGAACATACGGGGTCGTTGGGTAAAGTACAAGGTACGGACAATTTCTTAAAGACACAAATTGCCTTAAATGCTCCACTATACGAAGTCGGACAAGACCCACGAAAGATTACCGTTGCAAAGAAAGGTGGAGACTTCACCTCTATCAGTGCATCCGTAGCATATATCACCGACTCATCTGAAAATAATAGATATATCATTGAAGTTGGTCCTGGTCAATTTACTGAAAGTGAAATTGATTTAACTAATAAACCATATGTCAGTATATTCGGGTCGGACATTCAAGCCACAGAAGTAATTGCCTCTGGAAGCAATCATAACATCTTCAAACTCGGTAATACGAGTGAAGTATCATTTATGACACTGCGAGGTTCCGGTGTTGGATGTGCGGCGTTTGATGCAACTGATTTGGATGGATTTGCACTGGTTCACAAAATATCCATTTATGATTGTGATTACGGTGTTAAAGTAATTGGTAATACAGCAGCAACATCATTCTTCGGTGAATATGTCGATATGAATGGAACATTCAGTTACGGTACGTATGTATCGTCAAGTAACGGTACCGTAGTTGATGCCAATATGGAAAACTACTACTTGTTCCCATCGGCAAGTGCTGTTATTGGTAATTATATAGCGGGACCAAGTGCAAGTTTAAGTTTATATGCGGCAAAGTACCAAGGTGACGGTACAGCAAATTCCACGGCGATACGAATGGAAAATGGGGCGGTATTAGAAGCCGCCGCAGTAGACATTCAAAATCCTGACTATGGACTAGTTATTCCAGCAGGAGGAAATGGACCAGAATTTAGAATTGTTGGTGGTATGATTCACGATACGGGCACCTATGATTTTGATGTTCAAAATTCATCAACTCGTGGACGATATCAAGGTGTATCCAATCACACAAAAATTAATAATAATAGTGAAAACTTTTACTGGAACTTCTTAGACGATGAAGACGGTGAAAATGACGTAACTCGTAAGTTATCCGTCACCTTTGCTGATGGTACGCATACGGACGCAACAACCCTTATCTTTAAGGGTTCACCAATGGGTGTCATGCAAGGTGGGACTATTACTACTGGAAGTGGATTTGGTATTACTGCGGCAAGTGGATTCGGATACTTACAAGATACCATAGATACAGATGTATACAAGAGATTGGATTGGGTGGATGGTACTCTTACATTAACGGCAAATTCCAATAACTATATTTACATTACGGATGCTGGAACATTAACATCTGCGGGTACAATTCCAGATAATGAAACGAATATTATTCTTGGAAGAGTTGTCACCAACGATACAAAGGTAGAATTTATTGACCAAACGTTGTATAACGGTGAACACATGGCTAACAAGCTTTCTACGTTCAATAGAAAAGCCTTGGGACCAGTATTTGCCGCAGGATCAACAGTAACACAAAACGTAACCCCATTTAAATTAGATGTTACACAAGGAACGTATTTCTTCTCGGAAAACGAGTTTACTCCGATAGGAACATCCTCTATAAATCTTACGCAATATTATCCAAGTGCATCGGCATGGGCACGATATACGTCATCAATCGTTCCAAATAATGTATATGCATCAAGTAGTGCCCTAGTTGCAATGTCCGCATCTGCTTATACGAAGCATACAGTCTACTTGGTGGGTGATGGTGCTGATGAAAAATATTTCTTGATATTAAATAGTAATCAATATTCTACCCTTGTTGAAGCGGAAAATGCAAACTTACCATCTATTCCATCGTATTTTAATGATGGGGTGGTACCGTTGGCCGCAGTGTATGTACAATCCGGTTCGGCAAATATTACTCAAATTCAAGATATCCGTCCAATAATTGGATTTAGAGCAACCGGTGTAAATGCTTCATCTGTTCACGGAAATCTCTTAGGATTAGATGCCGATGACCACACACAATATTTGTTGGTCAACGGTGCTCGTGCAATGGCAGGAACTCTGTCGTTGGGTGGAAATGATATTACAAATGTTGGTACGATGTTTGGGACGGCAAGTTGGGCAACTAATGCAGTTAATGCAATTACGGCAAGTGCGGCCAACTCCATCACCTTTACTCCAGCAACTGCATCCTTTGCGCCAACATCAAGTCTAACAATATCGGCATCGTTTGCTACAAGTTCAAGTAGAGCAGTTACATCAAGTTTTAGTATATCGTCATCATTTACAACAAATGCAGTATCGTCATCATATCCACTACAGGTAGTAAATAGTTCATTAGTATCTTTTGAAGTTAGCAGGTCGGGCGTTATCCCAACGGGCTCAGTAATACTTGGTGCCAATGCGGCAGGCTTGTTGACTAACAACCCCAACGGCATTATTGTTATAGGTTCACATTCGTTATTTTCATCTTCCCTTACAAACAGTACCAATTCTGGAGTATATATTGGTGCAGGGACTGCAGCTCGGGGAGGTACATTTTTTAGTGACGTTATAATTGGACCACTCGCAAGTGCCAACTCAAACGTTGGCGCCGGTCAGGTGGTTGCAATAGGCTTGTCGGCAAACGCAAATACCACGGGTTCAGGAAACACAGTATCAATCGGTTCACGACCGGGTGTATTTTCAAAATATGTAGATTATGCTATCTCTATAGGAGAGTACGCCGGTAGTAATGTACAACGTGCCACTTATGCAATTAATATAGGATATTATGCAGGCGAATTCGGTAATAGTGGTTCACGAAGAATTGCAATAGGTGAATATGCGGGAGCATATACAGATCTGTCGGAATATTCCGTAAATATTGGCACCCTTGCAGGATTGGGGGTCAGTTCATCTGCTGGTTCAATAAATATTGGCCGTGACGCTGGAAGGTTTACTGGTAATGCCACCAATAACAGTAAATCAATAAATTATTCCACAAATATTGGTCATGGGGCGGGGAAAAATGCCAGTACTCCATTTTCAATTAATATTGGAGTTTCCGCCGGACAACCAACGTCATCAATTTTAACGGGTAGTAATACTATTGTTATTGGAAATGGAATAGCAGTACCCAATAATTCTACAAATTTCATGAATTTGGGCGGATTATTATTTGCAACAGGTATCCACAGCTCCAGTGATTTTGTTAATTCGCCAACAACGGTAACATCCAGTTTATCCGCACAAGCAAAAGTAGGTATATTAACTCCCACTCCACAGTACACATTAGATGTCTCGGGTAGTGGTAATTTTACTAATGGATTAACCGTTACTGGTTCATTAATTGCCACGGCAAGTTGGGCAAGTAATTCTGTAAGTTCGTCATTTGCCACATCGGCGTCATGGGCTCCGAGTATTGGTGGAGTTACATCAATAGTGGCAGGTAATGGATTGACAGGCGGTACTATCAACTCTACAGGAACTATTACACTGGATACAAGTTCAGTTCATTTCCTAGACGGTGTGAAAAAGGAATTAAATACCGAGGGGGTGGTATCTTCTTCAACACAAATTAGTTACACGCAACTCCAAAATATTCCAGCTAATATTGTTAGTAGTTCTGCTCAAGTAATTGCATTCTTGCCAGTAGGCACGGTATCAAGTTCGTTACAAATCAGTACGGGGTCGTTTACTGGGTCTTTCTCCGGTTCGTTGTTAGGTAGTAGTTCATTTGCTACTACCTCATCATTTGCATCAAATGTCTTACGCTCCAAAGCAGGAAATGTGACAAATACCTCGTTTGCCGGCAACCCACGAAAAGCAACGGTGACGTTTACCACGGCGTTTCCGAATACAAATTACGCAATCACGGTTACTGGAGAAGATGCACGGTCATGGACGATTGAAAGTAAACTTGCGGGAAGTTTCGTAATTAATGCAAATAGTAACACTGGGTTAGCTGGTACTACGTATTGGATTGCAACCGCATACGGAGAAAATTAACATATGGGTATACGATTATCTAAAGGAGTTAAAATTTCTAATAAATCTGTTATATGTGATTTTTCAAATATACCGATAGCTCCAACAAATTTTACCTATGCGTATTCTACGCTACAAACATATAATACTGTAAACTTGTCTCCACCAAACACAGGGACGTTTCCATCAGATGGAATTTCATTTGATAATACTTATTTGAATGGACAATATAATATATTAGGTTTTAATGCAAGGGTACAAACAATACAATTTACATTCACGAATAACCTTTCAGATGATTTTTTTTCACCTCGTCAATTAACAACGTATTTTTACAACGGAGTTAATTGGGATATACGTTCTACACCAGCCAAGTTATCAGCAGATGCATATCCACCTTCGGGTAAGGTAGATATATTTATCAGTTCACCATCAACGTGGCAACCAACTATTATTAATGGATTTTATGCATATTGGCTTATCTTGGGTCCAGAAAATTTTTCAGATCCAGCAACTTTAACGCCTATAAATCAATTATATTCGGCTCAAGTGGTAGGTATAATCGGGACACCAATAGAAACTCGTGCATATACAGTACAAACGTTCACCACACCAGGTGCTGGAAGTTGGACCAAACCGTTGGGAGTTACGGAAGTTATCGTGGAATGTTGGGGTGGTGGCGGTGCTGGTGGCGGTGCAACGCTTAATAATCAGGCGGGGCACGGGGGTGCGGGAGGTCAATACGCTAGAAAAACGATAACATACGGGTCTGCACAGCAATCTATTTCATATTCTGTGGCAGCATCGGTTGCAGGAACTACTGGAAATGGGGCAACTGGTAATGATACAACGTGGGATACGAATGTTGTGGTGGCAAAAGGAGGAACTGGAGGTCCAGCCAACAGTTCTGATATAACTGAAAACGTACCCACAGGTTCTATAAATGGAGGAATTGGTGATGTGGTGTTTTCAGGATTTGATCAAAACGGAGAAGCCGGTAGTACGGGTATTCCTTCGGGACAAGGAGGGGGTCGTGGTGGACTTGGAGCTGGTTCGTATGGTATTTCCGGTACCTCGTTTGATTTCGGTGGGGCTGGAGGTACCTTTGCACTTGCATCCACACAAGGAGTCAACGGAAATCCAGGAGAAAATTATGGTGGTGCTGGCGGCGGCGCTGCAAAAGTATCCGGAGCAAACCGTTCAGGTGGAGCAGGAGCACAAGGATTAATTCGTATTAGTTACAGATAATACTACTATTTATCGTATAGACATTTAATACAACATATAGATATGCCAATATTTTTTACGGACACAGGTAGTTTCAACCAATTAGAAGTCACTGGGAGCACGATACTTTCGGGTTCCTTGATTATTTCAGGTGCCTCGCAATTTGCTAACGGGGGCCTTACTGGGTCGTTGTTCGGAACGAGTAGTTGGGCAAATAATGCAATAACTGCGTCAGCGGCAACCTCTATTACATTTACACCAACTACCGCTTCGTTTGCGACAACGGCGTCCTTCGCAACCACTGCCTCGTTTGCATCAACGTACATACTTCCATCGGGAGTGGTATCTTCTTCCGCACAAATTAATACCGGAAGTTTTACAGGGTCATTTATTGGAAATATCACTTCGTCAAATGTTCAATTAAATAATTTGGCTGATACGACCGCAACAAACAAAGTATTGGTCTTGAATACGGCAACAAACCAAATCTTTACGACTGCATCAGTTGGTACCGGTGGTGGTCCGGGTGGCAGTACGTTCCCGTATGATGGAAGAACAACTCCCGCCGTAATTTCAGGTTCATTAATTCTTTCTGGAAGTGGAATAATTCCCGCATTGAGAGTAACTGGTTCCACGGTGTTACGTGGAAGTGGTTCTGCATTATTTACAATAATTGGTAATGATGGGCAATTGTTTGAAGTTACGGATGATTCATCTAGTGATTTGTTTACATTAACATCTGCTAGTATTGATGTGTTTAAGGTAAACAATAGACGAGAAGTAAACATTTCTGGATCATTGAAGATTACAGGGTCATCCCATATTATCGGGAATCAAGAAATTAGCGGATCATTGTTAATGTCAAGTTCAAATAATAACAGTCCAGTAATTATCAGTGGTAGCACAGATAGCTTTTTTGAATTAGAAGTAGTCAATTTTTCGGCGGGAAATAATGCAAGTTCGGACATTGTAGTATCATCAAATAATACCACGGATTCTGGTAATTATATTGATTTAGGTATTAATAGCACCACGTATAATGGAGGATTGGTTGGTGGTCCATCGGACGGGTATGTATATTTTACCTCTAGTGTGGGTGAATTAGATATCGGGAATGCCTCACCTGTTTCAACTGGTAATATTCGATTGTTTGCTGGTGGTCGAGACAGCACGGCAACAACACGAGTATTCATTAGCTCCAGTGGAAACGTTGGCATTAATACTACGACCAATTTACGTAACACACTATCGGTGAACGGAAGTATTAGTGCTTCCGCTGGGATTACTGGATCATTCACGGGGTCGTTTACTGGATCACTTGCACAATTCAATCCCGTAGCACTACGCATCACCGTAGGTACCACGGCCCCATCAAGTCCCGCAATCAACGATTTGTGGGTAGATACTAATTAATAGGATACTATATGTTACATATTAATCAAACAGATTATAGTGGTTTTGACATGACATTCTCTAATGGATGGAAAGTGTCTATACAATTTGGACCAAATACGTTGAGTGATAACCAATTTGAAACAGAATATAACGATTCCACCAACGCAGAAATTCGTGCGTGGGACAATACAAATTCTCCCTATATATTTGAGAATAGTAGTGATGACGTACTGGGATTTATAACCGTAGATAAAATAGCAGATTTTATTACCTATATACGAAACAAGGAGAGTGTGTAATGTTATATGTGCCAGGTGGTGGAAACGTCTTTGGATTCGTATCAGCATCAACGGCGGGAACTCGACCCGTTGCCGCACAAGGAACATCAGTTACGCCAGGTACGGTTGGGTTTGGTGCCTATGCACAAGTTGGATTAGACTTGACAGATGATTCATATGGAATATTAATCGGTGTCAATTCTAACAGTGCGAACAACGCATCTAGACGTACAGTGGTAAATATTGGCGTCGATTTAGCGGGTGGTACCACATTCACTACAGTAATACCGAATCTAGTAGCCGGTGGCGCTCCCACGTTCATAACTGAAGGAAATGCACAATACTATTTCTTTCCCATTTTTATCCCCTCGGGGTCAGCGGTAGGAGCACAAGCGTTTGGGTCGGTGAATACCGCAATTCGTGTGTTTGCTCAATTCTATCATAAACCACTGAACCCATCCGCTCAACGTATTGCTACGTATGCAGAATCTATTGGTGAAAGTACATTTGAAGGAACAAACTTTGTCCCATCGGTTACAGCGGCAAATGGAACATGGACGTTATTAGGGTCTACTATACGAGACTTATGGTGGTGGCAAGTAGGCGTTCAAGGAACGGCAAGTGATACTTCATATGCTGCAACCACTACGATTCTCGTTGACGTAGGCGTCGGGGATGGAACAGTGGCGGGAACCAGAGTTATTTTAAAAGACGTACCAATACGTCAAGGGGCAACCGCAGAATCTTTCAATAATATCCCGTTACTAGGTGCATGTGAATTCCCAGTTCCCGCAGGAAGTAATATTTATATACGTGGACAAAACAGTGGTGCCAACGAAACAGGTAACTATAATGCCGTCGTAGTTGCGGCTGGAGGGTAAGATATGGCAATAACGCAAGCATTTAGTGGAACGGCAGCAATTGGTGCAACCGAATTTTCTGCGCCAAATAACGCAACCTATTCTGCCATTAACGCAGAAGTAGATGACGGAGTGTATCAAGTCTTTTTAGATACATCAGATATGGTTGCGGGAGACGAATTACGTATTCGTGTATATGAAAAATGCACAGGCGCTGGTGACGCACAGCGTATTATTTACGAATCGTTTATTACGGGAACCATGACCGATACATGGGTTAGCCCTTCGTTGATACTATTACATGGGTGGGATGTCACATTAACCACGATTGCAGGAGGAACTATCACAGTTCTCTGGTCAATCCGAAGAGTAGCATAGTATGTCTACATGGATTTATCAACCACTGCTTCCTGCGGCCGCAGATTTACAAAGTGCAGTCGTTGGAACCACGGGACAAATTAAAGTGTGGGATGGTGCACAATGGATAGCAAAGCCCATGAAAGTATGGGACGGTTCTACGTGGCAAATTAAACCTGTGAAGTATTGGAATGGAACTGCGTGGATAACTACGCCATTTTAAATTAACATATTTATGAGTAAATTCTGTAGGATATGGACATGAGTACATATTTATATACAGACATTAAATATAAAACTCCATGGGATTAAAAGAATATTTACAAGCCGGTGCAAGTTTAACACGGGATAATATCGAAATATTAACAGACGTAGCAGGATCAGGATCTGTTGATTTAGGTTCTGCATACGTGTTATATGCAATTCAGTCAAATACGTCATGTAGACTGCGTTTGTATGACAATTTAGATAGTCTAAATAATTTGACAGAGCAGTCACGTGCATTTGGTGATACAAATATTCCTGCATCGATTTCATTAATAGGTGATTTTACGATGGCTGCGGGCACATATACGATTGACCCCGCACTATATGGTGTGGTTGGTACACCATCAACAAAATTAACCTATTATAAAATAGATAACGCACCATCAGTACCTAGATTGACATTTGGTAGATACTTATTAGAAGATTCAGTAATTAGTACAGATAGTCGTGTAGAATTACCATCAATACAAGTATCACTGTCACCAGGACAATTAGCAAGTGGTTCAGTTACGAATGCTGATATTCCACGAACCTACTTATTTGTAAGTGCATCAGTTAGTAACACTTCGGCACCCATACGAGTACGATTTTATAATACACAACCAATCTTAAATAATACTACCGAAAAAAATAGACCGTATGCATCGGAAACACAAACAAACACGTTACTGTTAGATGCAATTTTAACGGGAAGTGAGACTACCTATTTTGTACCAAAAATTATTGGAGCAAATATACAAAATATGGGAACGGACTTGAATATTATTAAGAATAGTTTTTCCACACTTGCGGGAAAACATGAAATTTACTATATGATAGAGAATCTTGCATCAGTAGGTTCTTCTCAAAGTGTAACCGCATCGGTTCACGTATTTTCGTTAGAAACTTAAGGTGTTGCGTGTATATCCAATTTAGAATGAGAATGTAATGTCCGTATTTTTTCCGTTTGCTATCCCAGCATCCAGTTCATATGCAATTTCTGCCAGTATTGTTACTACCGTTAACAGTCCTGGATATAGTATTTTATATGCACTTACGGGTAGTTTCGGAAATAGAGGTCCGTCTGGGTCGGCTGCAGCAGGATGTCCTGCTGGATACACGGAAGTGAATTACAGTTTAATTGCCTATCGTCCCCGCAATTATTTTCTGTGTCACTCCCCAATACCAACACCTACACCAACAACAAGTGCCACACCAACCCCAACCCCAACACCTACAGCAACACCTACAGCAACACCAACCGCTACACCGACTGCTACACCGACACCAACTGCTACACCAGTGCCACCAACAGCCACGCCAGTACCTACGGCTACACCAGTACCACCAACTGCCACACCAGCACCTACGCCAACACCAGTACCACCAACGGCTACGCCAACACCAGTACAACCAACCGCCACCCCAGTACCTACGGCTACACCAGTACCACCAACGGCTACGCCAACACCAGTACAACCAACCGCTACACCAACTGCTACACCAGGACCAGTAGAACCAACTGCTACACCGACACCAACTGCTACACCAACACCAACGGCTACACCAACACCAACGGCTACACCAGAACCAGTAGAACCAACTGCTACACCGACACCATTACCACCTACGGCTACACCAACACCAACGGCTACGCCGTCGTGTATTACGGAAGGTAATGCGTGTGTAATTAGCGGTTCTCCAGTAGGAACTTGCTGTGATGGATTAACGTGTACCGAGGTAGATGGTAACCTCAGTACGTGTCAAACTGCTGCACCGCCGTCACCAACACCAACACCAGTACAACCAACTGCTACACCAACGTGTATTACGTCAGGTAACGCATGTATAGTCAGCGGTTCTCCAGTAGGAACTTGCTGTGATGGATTAACGTGTACCGAGGTAGATGGTAACCTCAGTACGTGTCAGGGTGGTGGACCACCGGCACCAACTGCTACACCAGCACCAACTGCTACACCAGCAGCACCGACCGCTACACCAACGTGTATTACGTCAGGTAATGCATGTATAGTCAGTGGCTCTCCAGTAGGAACTTGCTGTGATGGATTGGATTGCGTTGAAGTGGATGGTAACCTCAGTACGTGTCAGGGTGGTGGGCCACCGGCACCAACAGCGACACCAGTACCAGACCCAACAGCGACACCAGTACCGGACCCAACGGCTACACCGGGACCAGAACCAACAGCGACACCAGTACCAGACCCAACAGCGACACCAGTACCAGAACCAACAGCGACACCAGTACCTGACCCAACGGCTACACCAGAACCATGTGCAGATCAGGGCCAAAGTTGTTTATCATTATCATGTTGTAATGGCTTAACTTGTTTAGAGAATGTCTGTGTATTATAATAATTAATAAATAAAACATATGAAGGAAAGGTTTATGAAAAATACTATATTTGTACAAATTGCATCGTACCGTGACCCTGAGTTAGTTCCAACTATACGAGATTGTATAGTTAAGGCAAAACATCCAGAACATTTACGATTTGGAATTGCGTGGCAACATTCTGAAGAAGATGTGTGGGATAATTTAGATGAATTTAAAGAAGATTCTAGATTTAGTATAATAGATATTCCCTATAAAGAATCGAATGGTGCGTGCTGGGCACGAAATAAAATACAGCAACTATATAATGATGAAAAATATACCCTTCAATTAGATTCTCATCATAGATTTGTACAAAATTGGGACGTAGAATGTATTAACATGATTGAGCAATTGCAAAACGATGGATATAAAAAACCGTTACTGACAAGTTACATCCCATCATACGACCCAGAAAACGACCCAGACGGTCGGGTACAGATTCCCTGGAAAATGAATTTTGATAGATTCATTCCAGAAGGTGCAATATTTTTTATACCCGCCGGAATTGACAATTATAAAAATTTACAATCTCCTATACCTGGGAGATTTTATTCGGCACATTTTGCCTTCACGTTGGGGCAATTTTGTAAAGAAGTTCCTCACGACCCTAATTACTATTTTCACGGCGAAGAAATTTCAATTGCGGTACGAGCATATACGTGGGGATATGATATATTTCATCCGCATAAAATTGTAGCTTGGCATGAATACACTAGAAAGAATAGAACTAAGCAGTGGGATGACGACAAAACGTGGTGGGAAAAAAATTCAAAATCACATCTAAGAAATAGAAAATTATTTGGTATGGATGGTGAAGCTCAAGATATTGATTTTGGGATATACGGGTTCGGAACAAAAAGAACATTACAGCAGTATGAACGATATGCGGGAATAAACTTTAAGAAGAGAGCAGTTCAGCAATACACAATTGAAAATAATCTTCCACCAAATCCTATCTATTTGTCGGAAGAACAATATGAAAAAAATTGGGTATCAATATTTAAATATTGTCTAGATATACCACTTGACCAAGTTCCCGAAAATGATTATAATGTATGGGTTGTTGCATTTGAAGATGAAACTGGTACAGAATTGTATAGAAAAGACGTACTAAAAGACGAGATACAACAGTTAAAATCTACTAATGACCCTTATATAAAAATTTGGAGAGAATTTAATACGGTTAAAAAACCGTATAAATATATTTTCTGGCCCCACTCAGAAACAAAGGGGTGGTTGGATAGAAGGAGTGTGGTTATATGAACCTAACCGTTGTTGTTTGTCATTTTCAAGAAAATTTGGATTGGATTAAACAAATAAAGTATCCCGTTGTGGTATATAACAAAAATCCGGACAAAAATAATTTATATGAAAAAAATTTACCTAATGTTGGATATGATGCAATCGCATATTTAACATACATCATAGACAATTACGATAATTTACCGGATTTCGTATGTTTCAGTCAAGACGACCCGTTTACGCATTGTCCAAATTTTATAAACAATGTTAATAATTTTGACACAACTCAGTCATTTTATCCATTGGGAATCTCGTATATCAGAGATGTTGATTCTATCGTTAAAGAAACTGTGCAGTATGCAGAGAACGTACACATTGAATATAATCTACCCATAAAATTTATAAGTGGGGCACAATGCATTGTTTCTAAAAAATTAATTTTACAACGAAGTAAAGAGTCGTATGAAAAAATAAAAAAATCAATTCCATTGGAAGTGAAGAGTCAAATTAACTACTTGATTGAATATCTGTGGCCCACGATACTTGGATTTAATGAAACGTTAGTTGTGGGTACGGGAACTTGTTGATATGAAAAAAGCATTAATAGGAACATCAAACAATATAGTACAGAACAAAGCAAAAATTAAAATTTGGGCAGAAAGTTTTAGAAAATTTTCCGATGGCGATGTTATATTACTAGCAGTAAATACTAATGAAGATGATATCAAGGTGTGTGAGGAATTGAATATAGCGTGCCATCCAGTTCAAATAGAAGATACGTGGTACATTAATAATAAACGATTGGAGCACACGGTTGACTATTTAAAACAAAGTAATATAGATTTGTTCATGGTTACAGATGTGTTCGATGTAGTGTTTCAGGCAGATCCGTTTTTGAAAATGGATTTACATACATATGATATATTTGTTAGCGGAGAAGGAGTGCTGGTCAACGAGGAACCTTGGAACTCCGATGTATTGAATAAATGCTATCCAGAAGAAATGGAAAAATGTCGGTCGTTTGAGGTAATATGTTCGGGCGTGATGGCGGGAAAACGTGAACAACTAATACACATGTTACAACAAATGCATGAGTTGTGTGAAGTTGGTGTTAATAATCACAACATCCGTGACCAAGCTGCACTAATTATATTGTTAGCAAATGGAAAAATTCCAAATGTTAAAATTTTTAATTTAACTGATGGCTGGGCAATGCACTGTGCCGCAGCAGGCCCGACTAATTTTTTTGATGCATGGGGATTTAAAGGTATAATCGAAACAAGATATGGAATCCCGCAATTACTCAATGATAGAATATGTACGTCGGACGAAAAAATATATGATATTGTACATCAATTTAATAGAGTTCCACACTGGCATAAAATTTTAATAAATTCATATGAATAGTGCATACTGCGTTTGTACAACACCGGATATGTATCCACATTTTGAGGCAAACTGGGATGAGTTTAGAAAAACTGACAAACATCTAACAGTTATAGCGGATGTGACAAGAGATAGTACCTTTGACGTTGGTTTTACGTATACTGAATCGGATGTTAGAAAAAATCTTAATTTCGACCGTCAAGTGAGTACGAAGCATTTTTGGAATAGCATCGGCAATCGAAATATTATTTGGTTCTATGCACATTTCAGAATGTTGAATTATTATTTAACACATCCTAATTATGACTATTATTGGTTTTTTGATGATGATGTAAGTGTAGGTGATTGGAATGCATTTTTTGCTAATGTTGATACCGATAATAGTGATTTTATTTCGTATTTTATATTTAAACACAAAGACGTATCATCACAGCCTACGATTCCCCACATAGACCACAATACATATTCAAATGAACAGTGGTTTTATAGATTTCCAGGTGATGGTGATATCATACCAAATGATGTTACTGAATTATTTGGTTCATTTTTTCCGATTGTTAGGTTTTCTAAACGTGCAATGGAAATTCTATTGAAAGTTCATAGAGAAGGGATTTATGGATATTCCGAGGGATTTGTACCAACCATACTAAACAAATATGAAATGAAATTAGCAACATTAATTAATTCAGATAATACATCGCAATTTTTTGATACGGACAAAGTTGAAATTAAACACAAAAACATACAGGTGAAATGGCAATGGATTTAGCACACCCACTTATAAAGAATACTACAGTAGTTACTGCATTATATGATATCGGAAGAGATACATGGGAACAGTTTCGTCAGTCATATGATGGATACATTCATTGGATGGAAAAAACATTATCGTTGCATACTAAATTGGTTATTTACACGCAGTTGAAATTCAAAGATAGGATAGAAACTATTAGAAAAAAGTATGATCCAACTTTAATCGATACTATTATTATCACGCAGGAATTGGAAGAGCTTCCCGCGTATAAAATGTACAATCAAAAATTGGAAACATTAATGAGTTCCGAATCATTTATAAGCAAACTCAGCTTTCCAGACGTACCTGAAATGAGTAAGCCGTTGTATAATGTTATAATGTTCAATAAAATATTTTGGATACGAGACTGTATTGAGAATAAATATTTTGACAATGAACTGGTTATTTGGGCCGATGCAGGAGGATTACGAGAAGCTATCGAGAATTATTCTGGAATTACCTGGCCGAATATACAAAAAATAAATGATTTAGATCTAAACAAAATCACATTCTTCAGTCACAACGAATCGTTTGATGTATCAGATAAAAGATTTCACTCGTTGTCTCAAATAAGAAACATTCAAGGAACAGCATTTATAGTTCCTTCGCATTTAATAGATTTCTTAACTAAAGAATTTTGTGATACGGTAGATGAATCTATTCAACATGGATATATCGGAAGTGATGAAAAAATCTTCGATATTTCTTATACACGAAATAAACATATGTATAATTTAATTAAATGTGGGTGGAGAGAGTATTTTAGTATTTTCCTATAAATTTATAGAGGTGAATAATGAGTAATCAAGTTACTATGGAAGTACCAATAGCACTACAAAATTTAATAAAAGCAAACAACGCTTTATTAAAATCATATCAATCACGATTGATGGAAGAAGTACAACAAGCTAATATACAACTGATGCAAATATTGCAAATAGATCCACGAAACGGGTGGCGGTTAGATATGGATAACATGGTATACGTTCGTATCGACCAATCAGAACCAACCGCAGTTACAGACCCCGATGGGTTTGCGGTGGGAGACGAAGGACAGAAATAATGCATCCGTCGTTAGATGCAGTAATTTTTACGTGGGGAAAGTATAAGGGGCATACGTTGGGGAGTGTTCGACGCATTGCCCCACAATACCTCCAATGGATGAGTACAACGGTAGGTATCCCACCTGCATGGGTAGAAGCTGCTAAACGAGCATTAACCGACGATGATGTATCAGATTTATCCTTACCTCGTACAAAATTATCCCACACCCCACAAGTACAACAAGAAGAAAAAACTGGTCCAATAGAAATATCCTTAAAAGATAGTAAAACTGCATATATTAATATGCCGTATAATAAACTATTATTGGAACAGTTTAAGTATGAAATTGATGGACGAAAGTGGAACGGTGACGAAAAGTATTGGGAGTTTCCGGCAGTTCACTTACCAAAAATACAGAAAATATTCCCGACAGCAACGTTCTCCGACCAAGCAATTAAATTATTAAATAAACTCACTGAACGTCGAGAACACTTAGACGAAATTCGTCAGAAAGACGATACGGATTTTGAAATCAAGGGTATGAAAGTAGAACCTTATCCGTATCAAAAAGTGGGCGTACAATTCGTGGATAGAGCCGGTGGGCGTTGTCTCATCGCCGATGCACCCGGTTTGGGAAAAACCATGCAAGCAATTGCTTATGCACAATTACATAATTTAAAAACAATTATCGTGTGCCCATTATCAGTTGTCGTCAATTGGCAACGTGAAATTAAACGATTTACGGGAAAGGAGAGTACCATATGGGATTCAAAAGGATATGACGGGAAACTCGGAAATCAATTTCATATTAGCCATTACGATGCTGTGTCTAAAAATCATCAGTGGCTTCGTGACCAGCAATTTGATTTACTTGTGTGTGACGAGGCAACCTATCTCAAAAACCGTCAAACAATTCGTGCAAAGTCTATCTTGGGTTCGTATAAAGAACGACGAAAGTATCCCGGCATCAAAACGAAATATTGCATTTTTCTCACCGGCACACCTGTCATGTCTCGCCCAATTGAGGCGTTTGCATTATTAAACTTTCTGGATAAAGATAGATTCAATAATTTCTTTCATTTTACCCAACGGTATGGTGGATGGAAAGGTGCAGCACCGATGAATCTTCAAGACCTTCATGACCGCACCAAAGACTTGGTTATTCGTAGAAAGAAAGAACAAGTCTTGACGGAGATGCCAAAGAAACAACGTAACGATTTGTATGTGGAACTCACAAAAGACGAGAAGAAGGAATATAATCAATTACTGCGTGAAATGTTTGGAAAGTGGAAGATGGACGGTAAACCATCCGTTCAACACATGCCCAAACTCCAAGGATTTTTAATTGAAAAGAAATTACCACGATTGATTGAAATGATTGATGAGTTTATTGACAATGACCGTTCGATACTCATTTTCAGTTGTTATATTAAACCGTTGAAAGCACTATTACAACACTATGGGGATAAAGCGGCGCTATTGACCGGCGAAATGGGTAGAAACGACCGCCAACAAAGTATTGATAGACTAACGAGTAAACAGGCTAAAGTTGGACTGTTCAGTTTACGTGCGGCAGGTATGGGTATTGACGGATTACAGCACGTGATGGATACGGTAGTATTTATCGACATGGGATGGTTACCAGCAGAACATGAACAAGCAGAAGACCGTACGCATCGTATTGGACAGAAATCGCAAGTCCAAGCATATTATATGATATGTGAAGGAACGATTGACGAATATATGCGGGATATCTTGAAAGAAAAACAAGATATAGCAGATGTGATTGTAGACGGTGCCTTAGTGACACCGCAACGTAACAAATCCATGTTTAAGGAATTCGTCAAGCGAATCAATATGGGGTACCGAGAAGAATTTGATAGTGAAAATACAGAAGAATGATATTTATTAAAGTATAACTTTAACTAAGAGGGTTTTATGGTAGACCAAGAAGTTACAACTAATCAGAATACGTTTCCAACAGAAGTAATTGACCTCCCATCAAAAGGAGTGTTTTACCCAGAAAATAGTCCGTTACGTAGTGGTCAAATTGAATTACATTATATGACCGCAAAACACGAAGATATTTTAACATCCACCAATTTAATTCAAAAAGGATTGGTATTAGATAAATTAATGGATGCCTTAATTGCCACAAAGGGGGTGAAAGCGGCAGACTTGTTACTTGGTGATTTAAATGCGGTCATGGTTGCTTCACGTATTTTGGGGTATGGTAAGGATTATGAAGTTTCTTTAGAATGTCCATCATGCAGTCAATTGGTCGAACAAACTGTAAATTTATCTGAATTGGAAAATGAAAATGAACCGACTGATGGAAATAAACCAGAGTTCAGTGTAGTACTTCCTATTTCGAAAAAACAAGTGGTGTTGAAATTGTTGACTCGTGGCGATGAATTGCGTGTTGAAAAGGAGATTAAGTCGTTGAAAAAAGTCAACGGTGACGTTGACGCAGAAACTACCACACGACTGAAAGCAATTATTACCTCAGTAGACGGAGATTCTTCACCCGGAGCCATCTGGTCATTTGTTGACAATTTACTAGTACGAGATGCTCGATATCTTCGTGAAAAATATAGAAGTTTGGTTCCTGATATTAACTTTAATATAACAGTTGATTGCTCATGCGGAAATATTCAAACGATGAGGTTGCCGATTGGCGCCGACTTTTTTTGGCCTGACGCCAGAGTATAAACTTGATGTATTTAAAAATATGTTAACTATATCTCATTATTCGAAGGGTGCTTTTAGTGTTATGGATTTATATCATATGCCAATTTATATGAGAAATTTCTATATCAAAGAGTTTGTTAAACTAAAAGAACAAGAGAATAGAGAAATTGATAAGGCTAGAAAAAAATGATATTATTACGGAAACTTTTGGAAGAAAATACTAAAGCATATGCGGGAATGTCGGTATCGGGAACTCCGGTTCTTACGGTAGTAAATTCACGTGCATACAAAGGTGCTTCGGTATCCGGAAGTCCGTTATACACCATATCAGGAAATAAACTGTATGCAGGAATAACACGTACTGGTAAACCATTAGCAACATTGGTTGGTGATTTGATATTTAAGGGGATTGCTGTGTCTGGCTCTCCCATTGCCAAACTACAAGGTAATAGGTCATATAAAGGAATATCACCATCGGGAACTTCGTTAGTTACGGTTCCTTCTGGTGATATTGTGACGTTGTTTGCGGCAACATATCACGTTTTATTTGAGTAAATAAATGGCCGATAGAGTTAAGGAAGAACTGGAGAGACTTGAAAGAGAATTACGTCGAACGAGTGAAATGACACGTTCGATGACGGCCTCACAGCAACGACTTACGAATACGTTAACACGAAAGGCTGACTTTGTTACAAAAAGTATAGCTGGTATAATACAGGGAATTCGATTCGATACAGAAGATATCAAATTAAAAGAAAAAAGTATTCAATTAAAACAACGTCAGTTAGACTATGCAAGGGCAAAACTAAAACAAGACGAACGACATTTCAAAGATGCCGAAAAAGCTCATAATGACTTTAAGGCGGCAAATAAACAAAAACTTACCGATTTACACAAACTTGGTACTCAAAGAACTCAAGCACAAAATGACGAGCTTAAAACGTTACTGAAAGATAATGAAACATTAGCAGAGACGAAAAAAAAAGCTCGCACGGCGTATCAAAAATCTACGGATGCCGTAGATAAATTTACAAACCAGATTGAACTAAAATCCGAAGAAGTTAAAAACTTAAAATTTGGACGGATGGCGGAGGGTATTTTAAAAGTTGCCGACACGTTTGAAGGATTAGTGGCTTCGGTTAGAAAAACCCAACAACAGTTCGGTATTTCTGCCGCTCGTGCAACAGAAATAAATTTTAGTAATTTAAAATCAAGCGTAGACAGTTTTGCAAGTGCATTGTTACCGGGTGGAAAGTCTGGTCCCGGTGTTACTATGGAGCAAATTGCACAAGCGCAGCAAGACTTCCAAGATCAATTTGGTGGACTACTCACATCGGAAGCTGCAACCAAGATGGCACAGGAAGCAGTAAAGATGGGTGTAACTACGGAGCAATTAGCAACTGCTCGTCGTGTATTCTTAACACAAACCCGAGGTGATGCAAATAAAGCGCAAGAACAGACTGACAAATTTGTTTCTGAATTTGCCAAGAAAGGATTGTCGTCTAAAGTTGCTATGCAAGAAATTGCAAAGAATTCTGAACTATTAGCAAAAAATGGGGCACGTTTCTCCACACAGATGATACGTGCATTAGCAGATGCAAAGAAAATAGGTGTCGAACTCAGTAAGATTAGTCAATTCGGTGATAATCTGATTAATGACTTTGAAGGATTCCTAGAAAGTCAAGCCGAACTGGGAGCAATGGGATTCGGATTTGATTCCAGTCGATTGGCAGAAATTGCCGAAACTGGGGACGATGCTGCATTATTTGATGAACTTCGATCACAATTAGCGGCCACCGGAAAAGATATTACGAAACTTCGTCGGTCTGAACGATTGGCGTTGGAAAATGCATTCGGTCTAAATATCAGCGATATGTTGGCAATGAGTGGAGAGACGGTGGACGGCGGGGGTGAAGATACCGTAGACCTGCAAAAAAAGACGAATGAATGGTTAAGTACTGCAGTTGATCGTGCCGAAGCAACTGTTAAAGCAGTGCAGGCAGTGGCTAGTGGAATAGGACTAGCAAATATATTATTAAGGTTGATTGAAAGAAACACTAAATTCGGTAATGTAACTAATATACCGGACGTGGATACTGGATCCAGAGGACAGGGGCCCAGAGGAAAGGGAACTCGTTTACGTGCACGAAGCCGACTTGCTAGAAGGTTTTTTTCACGCAGTAAATTGGGTAAGAGAATTCTATCAAGTAGAATAGCAACAAGAGTGGGTTCAAGTAAGTTTGCATCAGTTGCAAGTAAATTAGCAACTAAACTTGATACAAGTACAAAACTTCCTTTATCTAAAGCAACCCGTTTGGGAGGAAGACTATTTGGTGCAGCTGCTGGATTGTACAGTGGATATCAAACTTACCAGCAAGAACGTGCCGAAGGAACTGGTAAAGGAACGGCAGCTACGGCAGCCGCACTCTCAACGGGGGGAGCATTTGGAGGTGCATACGGTGGCGCTCTTCTTGGAGCTAAATTAGGTGCAATCGGCGGTCCTTGGGGAATAGCTATAGGTGGATTTTTAGGTGGTCTAGGCGGAGCAATTTTAGGTGATAAGTTGGCTTCGTGGGTGAACACGAATATCACGAAAAGATTTTCTACAGCTCTAGATTCTGCAGGTAATTCCGTAGGTAAAATGTGGGATTCCTTCACCAGCTGGTTTAGTACTAAACCAGCCGCAGCCAAACCAAAAGTATCAACGGGCGATGACGTTATTGCCAAACCTGGTTATGGGAAGCGTTCATTAGTAACGCCTGCCGGTATTATTGCATTAAACGATAAAGATAATATTATTGCCTATGCAGACGATTTAGTAGGAACAGAAAAACGTCCATATGGGTCTATTGCACAATCAGCAAAGGATGTGGCAAAGGATACGGTAGTTACCGTTACTCGTGACACTGCGGCAAAAGCAGCAGGAAAAGCCATCAGTAATGCAACGGCCAGAATGGCGACCAATGCGATTCCTTTACTCGGGGATGTTGTATCAGCAATCATGGTAGCTAATGATGAATATAAGACGACCAAAGATCTCAAAAAATCAATTAAAGTAGCACTCGGATATTATGCAGCATCGGCTGTCGGTGGCGCTCAAGCGGCCACTTTAGCAAGTCCTACCGGTCCTGGTGCAGTAATAGCAGAAGCCGTCGGCAGTGCGTTAGCTGGTGAGGCATATCTGAAAGGTCGTAAAATAACATATGCAGATGATTTGGTGGGAAGTAAAAAACTTCCAATAGGAACGATTTCTAAATTAATGTCTCGTACAGGTGCAAAAGATAAAGGATTGAATCTACTTAATAGTAGAGTACCAGGCTTTTCCAAGTATATGCCAGAAGCGTCAAATCTAATCGGTACTTATAGACAAGGTGGGACGGGTGGACTAAAAGATTATCTTACTAATCGGGGAGTTGGAATGGCTACTCGTAAGGCACCAATGGTAGCAGATGCCATGGACGTATTTTCTGCTTATAAAACGGGTGGAGTACGTGGTGCGTTAGGTTCGTTGGCTAAAGGTGGGATTGGAAAGTTTATTGGTGGTGCACTTGGAAGTGCAATTCCAATTCCTGGTGTTGGTACAATGATTGGTTCTATGATGGGGTCAAAGGTAGGTAAATTTGTGGGTGGATTGTTTGGGAAGAAAAAACAAACAGTACCACAAATTACTCCTGAAATGATGACGGCTGGAAATCTTCCTAATTTGGCAGCAATGTTGGCCGGTGGAATGTTCCCACAGTCTCGTGAAGGAACTACACAACAACCGACAATAAAAGTAGACACTAGTGGAATAGAACAAAAACTAAATAATTTTATTAATGCACTACAAGGTATTCAAATAAATATGGATGGTAATAAAGTGGGTAAAGTATTGGTGAATACTGCAGAAATTGCGGCGTCCACAGGGGTGTTTAGAGTACAATCAAGATAACTGAGAATACATTATGTCGTTAAAGAATCTAGAACAGCGATTCAATGAAAAAGTAAGTGATTTGTACTCAGGTGCAAAAACTAAATTCGATAACGGTAAACCCAGTTCGGGTCGCAATGATGATCCATTGATTGTCCGTGCACCAGGAAACGGATACTGGAATCCGGCCGAAAGTCGTTCTACACCTGTAGCAAGTGCGTTTAATGATGTAAAGCGTATGACGTTGTTTACTGCCAGTACCCGTGGATTGAAATTTTTAGCCAAGCAACAATTATTACAGACAGGCAATACGTTTGAATCTACACGTATTATAAATCCTGCATTTCACATATCCAACGCAGTTCCATTCATTCACACGAAGCGAATGATTGATATTCCAATAACTGCTCGTGGAATTGCTCGTGCATTATTGGGTAGTAATGCACTGACTAACAGATTGCTTGGTTCTGGTGCACAGAAGAAGGATGTTGCTAGTTTACGAAAAATTGGACAGTTACAAGAAGAAACATATAATAAAGCAACACAAGCAATTAGTATAAAAAGTTTAATTAAAAAAATTCCTGTCATCGGTCAAGTAGTTTCTGCAGTAAAATCAAAACGTAGTGTTGGTGACGGCATAAAAGACTTTGACGAATCTCGTCCAGAACTGTCTAAACTTGGGTTACGGGGAGCAATAACCACATTATTCAGTGGTAACACTACGTCGAAAAGTGGCTATGCAATGGCCAATCAAGTAATATTAAATTCTAAATTAGATAACAAATATGTTACTAATTACATGCCGAACTACTATCCAAAATTAAATGATACGTATGTCACATATCTTAGAAATACTGATGGAGAGTCTACTTGGACACATGTTGGACAAACTGGAAACTTATATATTGCTGCAGTAGAATATCCTATCCGAAGTTCTTCGGGTAAATTACTTTTAAACGTTTTTCGACAATCAAGAACGGCCGCTGCTAAAAAAGTTGATCTGTTAGAAACGTATAAACGATCAAATACTCAGACGATCCTAGAAAAAAATATACCTATAGACAAGTATGTTGATTATGGAACGGGGGTGCGGTATGAAAGAACACCCACCCTAGCAGGATTAAAAGAAATACGACCAAAAGTAATACCAGACAGAAAGGTTTTAGAAGAAAAATATGAATCTAGTTCTTCGTTAGAAACTATTGCGTTAGAAGGTAATCAAGCTGCATATATCAATGAAACGTTAAAACCAACTGTTGGTCAAATTCCAACACATTTGATTGGTGACGCGATATCATATGTAAAATATTTTACATACGGTGAGGGTACTGTACGATTGGCAAATTCTGATGCAATTAAAGACGGCGTATCTACGAATGCAGAATTCGTTGCATTAGGGAGTGATTTTAGACGAAGAAAAATATCTTACATAAAAGATGACTCAAACATAGTAACTGGTGCGAAAAATTCTGCAGTTTCAAAAGAAGCGTATAATCGAATAAATAATGATTTTGATGATCCCATCGTTGTATCGTTTGCAATGGGAAAGGATGGACATGTTAGATTTCGTGCATATATAAGAGATTTGCAACAAACGGTAAATCCAAAATACAATCCATTGCAATATATTGGTAGAATGGAGCAATTTATTTATTACACGGGGGTGCAACGTGATGTTTCATTTAAACTAGGACTAGTTGCATTTTCCAAAGAGGAATTGGATGGAATGTGGAGAAGATTAAATTATCTAACCGGTATGGCATATCCGTATGGATTTAATAAAGGCATCTTCCAACCCAACATAGTTCGAATGACGGTAGGAAATGTATACGTAGACCAACCTGCGTATATTACGGCAGTAAATACAAATTTTTCGGAACTCTCGGAAACATGGGAATTGGATTCCGGTAAACAGGTTCCTATTTCTGCGGTTGTATCTATGAACTTCACGTTGGTTGAGAAGGCGTCAAGAATAGCAGATTCGCCGTTCTATGGTATAACGGAGAAACTGGACGGATTCTCGGAACGAATACCAACTGCCGGTGCTAATGATGATACACTACCCAAGAATGATCAACCAATTTCCGATAACATACTAACCCGAACATTACAGGGGTTTGACCAGCAAGATAGAGATTATACCGCGGCAATAGTGGCTGCAAATAACCGAGGGGATACAGTAACGGTGCAAAACATTGGACTTACACAGGCTAATCGCCGAGAAGAATTTAGACGGGCTACTATGGCAATTACTGCCGCAGCAAATAGGATGAGTGGAAACTAATATGGCACGATATTTAAATAATATAGGAATCAATCGAACCGATGCAGGAAAACGATACTATAGTTCTGCTATCCCATTAGACCCAAAACAAGATGAGTTGGAATACGTACACGAAGCACGGATGGGTGATAGATGGGACACATTAGCTTACAAGTATCTCGGTTCAGCAACCTTATGGTATGTCATTGCTAATGCTAATGATGGACTAAATGGTTCAATATTTATTAAACCAGGAACATTGATTACAATACCTCAAACATATTAATTATGCACACATCCGGTTCTTTTGACTATAAAGTAATAAACGAAAATATACAAGCAATACTACGTGCACGCTCGAAGTTAAATAACACGACACAGGTGGGAATGCCGTTCGTTAAAGCTACTACGACAATTGGTGGTCCCGGTGTACCCTTATTAGATGGTGGTATAGGATTTACATTAGGATTACATGCAATTGACCAAGACGTTAAATATGAAGATATATATTCGTCGCAGGGAAGTGATTCACCGTTAATTGGCTATACGTATGCAAATGGAAAAACTCGACGTATTTACGCTAAAAATGACGTAGACGTAATTGCATCACAAGTGTTCGATTATCGTGCAGAACTATTCACAAATTCAAAAGAATTTATAAGAATTCCCCCGCCTGGTATAACTAATCTAACTGTTGGCAGAAACAAGAATGGATTACTGGCACATGCACAACTTACCGTCAATATTCCATCATTAGCACAATTGGAAAGTTTACAAAAAACGTTCTTGATACCCGGTGTGGGTATGATAGTGGAATGGGGGCAACAATTTGCTTTAGAATCTATAGGAATGGATGCGACCGGGGAATTGCCTGATATTTCCTATGCAATGTTCCCATGGCACGACAAAAATCGAACACTAGATATATTAACTCGTATTGCTAAAAATAATTTTTCACTACAAGATATTTTAGAGAACTATGTGTATCCATCAAGCGGACAATACATGTGGATGTTCGGCCGAGTTTCAAACTTTACAATCACGACATTACCAGATGGGTCTTTTCAATCGATAGTTAAAATCGTTGGCTCCTCAGAGGATTCATGGGCCTACTCAACAAAAAATACCGTAGTTCCTGCAAAAGATGCATCAACTAAATTTTTCTGTGCGTCGGACACGAATAGTGTATACTCGTATTTTGCAGAAACTGCAACAGGCCTAAATTTAAAAACATTATTAGACGACGTTGAAGCTGGAAGTAAATTAAAAGAGTGGCAAGGTCACGTGCAACGTTTTGCACAAGGAAACGTGAAAGAAGGTGATCCTAAAGCTCCTGACGCAGAAAAAAAGAAACCCACCGTTAACCAAAATACCTTTGCAGATTTGGAAGATGCCTATTTCATGACGTGGCGATTTTTTGTAAATGTGGTATTGAATAACGCGGAATTTGGTTTAAAACGTATTTTTACTACCGTCGTAGAAAAAGATGTTTTAGAAAAAATTGGAATGTTGTTACCATATGCAAATGGTCCTGAACGAGATGGTCCTGTTGCAACAAATAGTGCAATCGACGATCCGTTAGAACCGTTTGCTGGATACAATAAATATTTACGGTCAATTGACCCGTCGATTATGATTATTGTAAACGAAGAAGCGGCAGAATTGGCGGCTGCAAATGACCAGTATAAATCTGCCGCATTAGGAGGAAGGAACTTACTGGAACCTACAGATGAATCGGAGAAATTCAAAGCAATTGGACAGTACGATACTGCAGCACCGGACTACAATAAAGGACGGGATTCAAAAGGAGAACCGATGAAAGACCGTTCGTTTTTAAGTACGGGGGTTTGGTTGAATCATAAAACTGTGGTAGAGTCGATGATTGGCGGCGATACCATAGTACGTGGAATTACTAATTTATTAGATCGTATGAATCAAGCTACGTTAAATTATTGGGATTTAACGTTAGACACCGTGGAACCATTGGGTAGTAAACAACCGTCATATAATTACATTGTTATTGATTCCAACGTAAAAGAAAACTCACAAGATGCAGTTTCTAAATTTATTGATAAAGTACATGTATTTAACAAATACGTTAGAACGGATACTAAAAGCGGTCAATTGGTAGGATCGGAATTAATAGAATGTAATATAGATTTGTCGTTACCAAAACGATTATTTTCACAAATAGCTACATTAGGACTTGTACAACCGGAAGATTTGGATAAAGTAGGAATTACTACCGGTAGTGCAGATGACCCCGCCGATTATACAAATCAAAAAACTGCAAAGATATCCGACCCTAATGACACGTTACGTGAATTATATGCAATTACAGTACTATCTCCAAAGGGAGATAGTACTCAGGGCCCGGACTTGACAATCTTACCAAGAACTCAACGTGCTGCACAATTGGCAGCAAATGGTGTATGTGGAAAAGCAAACTCACAGACGCCTGCACAAACTGCTGGTCAAGGTAGTAAAGCAGCTGGTATTTCTACCGAAGAATCGTCCACAGATAAACGTACCCAACAGTTGAACGATGAAAAAGAACAAGCACAGAAATTATTGGATGGTGAGGTGTGTAAGAAATGTGAACAATGTGCACCACCAACTCCTACTGCCCCCACTGGATATAGTCCTACGGCAGCAGGCAAGAATGCATTACAAAATGCCCTCAGTGAACCAGGATTTAAAGAAAAACTTGTACAAATTTGTAATCAGCTTGGATGTAGACCGGAAGACATGTTGAAGGTTATGGCAAATGAATCTGGTATACTACCAAATGCACTTAATAAGAATGGCGGCGCCAGTGGATTGATACAATTCATGCCGAAGACCGCACTTGCGTTAAATACAACAACCGACGCTCTCAGAAGAATGACTAGAGTACAACAATTAGATTATGTGTTTCAATATTACAAACGATTTACTCCACGTGGCGTGAAATTGGATAGTGCAGGAAAATTATATGCGGTTACTTTTTTACCGGGAAGATTGCAAACCCCACTAAAACAGAGTAATTTGCGACCTAATAGCCCATCGATTCCTTCCGGCATAGTATTGACCAGTGAATATGAAATTAGTCGTCCGGATTTTTACACACAAAATAGAGGATTGGATGTTGGTGGCGATGGGTTTATAACTGTAGAAGATTTGACACAAGTAACAAATAAAAAAGCCACTCAATTTGGAATAACTCCTCAAACGTTGAGCGGCGTCACGGTACCTACACCCGCACCTACACCTACACCTGTTCCTGCATCTACACCTGCGCCTACACCGACACCCACTCAACCCAGTCCAAATAACCAAGTTCCGGCAAATACTGGATGCACTGACCAGCAATATTTGAATATTTCAATTGCCAATAATTTTGGGTTAGCACTAGGTCCGACCTCGGACGTTGACATTGCCAATGGAAAAGAATTGTGCAAGAAATGCGAACGTGCAAAACAAACGGTTAAACAAACTACCCAGATTATGCAAGAAGAAGAAAAAGTAAAAGAAATAATAGAGAAAAAACTTAGAGACTTTCCACATCTACAAGCTATATTCAGGTATGTAGAAATGTTCCCTGAATATATGGTTGCTGAAATAACCGACACAGCAAATGGCAATTTTGCAAATGCGTTTGGAGCAAGTCCTGGAGCGTTATCTATCGGCGGCGATCTCATATTACCTGGAATTAGTGGATTACGCGTCGGGGAACTCTTCTGGATAGATAGATTACCATCTTTTTATAAAGTGTTCGGCGCATTCCAAATATTAAGTATTGAAGATGTTATCGACGTTTCTGGGTGGAAAACTAAAATTCATGCACGATTTAATTTTCTAGGTAATAATTGGAAGACTGCTATTGCAGAAAAATTTAGACGAGAAACAAACAATGCTAGAACCCAGAGTGGTTGAAGAATTATATAAAAAGAAAGAACAGAAATTGAAGGAGCTATTAAACATATATCCAACATCAATACGTCCGATAGTAACACAGAAAGATGTTACATTGGGATATATTATGCGGTATTTCATTCGACCCGTGAATGATAAGACTGTTGTTATGGAAATTGATAAAAATCAATATGAAAACTTAAAATCAAATACACGGTTTATAACTGCGTCGGTTAAATGGAAAATTGTGGGCGTTAAAGAAACACGAACGTTACTAACGGGTATTACTATTTATGGCATAGGTGATATGAATAGAATAGAAGTTGCAAACGTAGATTTGAATTTTGGTGGATTAAAAACCTATATAAGTGACTATTTAGAATTTTGGTTTTCTGAATCGTTAGTATGAGTTAAATATGACAATAAAATCTTTTCCGTATGGCATACCGTTTAGTAGTTCACATGCACTAACTGCAAGTTATGCACTAACTGCAAGTGTTATTTCTACACAAACTGCATCATTAGCAGATTTCATAACGGGATTTGTTGGACCCAGCGGGTCTACAGGGTCAACGTTAGATAATAATGGACAATTCACCACAGTACCATCGTATAACATACAGTTTATCGGTAGTGCACATAATCCATCCGGTTCACCCACGTTTCCAAGCCATCAAACCGGTGATTTTATTATTTTATATGGTGAAACCACGGCATCGTCAGCTCCATTATTATCGGCGGGAACCGGTTGGGTAGTGGTATCTTCTACATCAAGTCCCTCTACAATTTTCGCAACCAAGATTGCATCATCAAGTGCAGAAACGTTTCCATCATTTGCAGCTAGACCACCTATAAATAATGCGGTCGTGGTATATAGAAATGTGGACAATATTAACATAGGTGGTTCAGTGTCGTGTAATAATTGTTCAACGATGCAATTTGGGGCCACGTCTCCAACAGATTTTACAGATAACAGAAACCATTGGATAATGATATTACAACGTGCAACAAATGTAGTAAATTCACTAACGCCCGCAGAAGTGCCACGTGGCGGATTTGTTAATAGATTGATTGGGTATTCTGGAAGTCTTGCCACCCCGAACTCCCGATTGTACGCCATACATGATTCAAACGCAGTTACCGGTTCAATTTCTGGTGGCGGCACGGTTTCGGTTAATGCATCCACATCGTATACTTCTGTTGCATTTACCTTACGAGCAAAATTGAATTACTCACAATTTGAATCTTGACAAGATACCTTGTTCTGTTTATATTATGGTGTACACTATGATTACATCATAATATGATTATAACAACACACCAAGAATATACAGAATTATTAGAACGAATGAATCGGGATGAGTGTATACTTACCCCGATTTTTCGTGACCCATATTATCATGAAACGGAGAATACTTTATTATGTGCTGGAGTTACTTTTATAGATAATAGTACCTATATTGTTTCTATATCACATGAGGATGCGCCCACCTTTAACATTCCTGTGGGTAGTAAAGTATTGTCGGACACGGACATTCAAATTCTTGCATATGTGAATAATCAACCAATACTACAAAAACAATTAACCGTATATATAACAAATACGTATCAACAATTTTCTGGTATTAGGGATACGAACAAGATTGTACCGCTTATGGTGTGGACCAACGTATTACGGGAATATCACACGCAACTACTTGGCGTATTAAGAGAGTATTATAATACGATAAATGAACCAGCATACATCTTTGTTAAACAATTATCGGATACATTGAAAGAAATTGAAACTGCTGGAATCAAGGTAAATACGGAATTGTTGGAACAGTATTATGATAAGCGCGTGAAACGACATTTTAAACATGACATGGTATACACGCAGTATAATGTTTTCACCACAACGGGACGGCCTAGTAACCGATTTGGGGGAATTAATTTCTCTGCCTTAAATAAGAGTGATGGAAGTAGAGAAGTATTTATTAGTAGATATACAGACGGTGTACTCGTACAGTTTGATTTTGAAGCATATCATTTGCGATTAGTTGCAGACGAGCACAAGATTACACTTCCCACGGGTTCACTGCATATGGAATTGGCTAAAAAGTATTTTGATACTAATGATATTACAGACGAACTATATGCAGCAAGTAAGCAAAAAACGTTTGAAATTATGTATGGCATGTCCGATGAAACGTATGGCGTGGAACTCTTTGAGAGTATCGTACATATCCGACGATTCTACAAAGATGTAACTGGGCCATTTGTATTACCAAGTGGCGTTACCGTCAATTTTACTGAACCTAACATAAGTAAGATGTTTAACTATCATGTACAATCACTTGAGATAGTGAAAACACTACCGAAATTACAGAAAGTGTTGGAACTACTTAAAAATACAACGAACCACTTGGTATTGTATACTTATGATAGTATATTACTGGATATGCAGACGCTTGATAAGAATATCATTCAAGAGGTTGTGAAAATTCTAGAAGAAAATAAAAAATTTCCGGTAAGAATTCATGCGGGAAATACATATAATAATATCACGGAGATACGGTTATGAACTTTGAAGTTGGAATTATTGGATTAGGATTTGTTGGTGGCGCAGTTTTAAATGCATACCAACTAAAAGGACATCATGTACACACATTCGATGTCGATGTAAGTAAAAATCCAACATGCTCCTCGTTTGAGGAGTTTTTAACGAACGCAAATCTAATTTATGTTGCAGTACCAACACCGATGAATAGTTCTGGTGAATGTGATACGTCTATAGTAGAACGGGTGGTTCATGACCTTTGTATGACGGATTCGCAGAAGGTAATTATCATTAAGTCCACAGTTCCGCCTGGTACCACCGAGCGGTTACAGGAACGATATCCAAATCATTATATTCTATTCAATCCAGAATTTTTGACAGAAGCAAACTATTTGGATGATTATTTAAATCAAGATGTGCTTGTCATGGGGAAGTCTGACAATACACCTCATGATATTGCTGAAGCAGTATTAATGAATCAAGTACGGGTAATTAACTCTGTACGATTCGTACAAATCACTACAGCAACTACAGCTGAACTACTGAAGTACACTGCAAACACATTTCTTGCAGTGAAGGTGTCGTTTGCAAATGAACTGTACGATATTGCAACAGCCGCAGGAGTTGAATGGGAAACTCTACAATCGTTGTTAGTCCAGGATGCTCGTTTGGGTAAGAGTCACTGGAAAGTTCCAGGTCCCGATGGCCACCGAGGATTTGGTGGCACGTGTTTCCCGAAAGATATTTCGGCATTAATTAACTATGCAAAAACAAAAGACGTACAGACCCCACTTTTACGTGCAGCATGGAATAGAAATGTTATTGTAGACCGTCCAGAACGTGATTGGGAAACGTTAAAAGGTAGAGCAATTTCTTAGTAATTAATTATTGGTTTTTCATACGTCGGTAATATTTATTAAGAGATTTACTTTTAATGGATATTGCCGATGGAAATTACCACTCAATTATTGTGTACATTTGTTAATACGAATAATTTGAACGAAATTATACAACAGATACAAAACACGTACACCTTGGCTTTTAATAAAATATATGTCTTAGAAAACATCAACGATGAAACTCAGTTGGTATTAACATATAATGTAGAAAAACGTGATTTGTTGACTGCGGTTCCTCCTTTGTCAACTATATCCGTCCATCGTAAAAAGCAAACGAATACGATTTACACGATTAATGCAATCAATAGATTAATTGAAGAAAAAAATAATGGTATATTAGACAAATCATTTAGAATTGATTGGAATGATTTGAAAAATATGATATTAGTAACTGCGTATGGAAAGTTAAAAATCGTAAACACAAAATTATCAAGTATCATTACTATATAAGACCACTTGACATTTAAGCAGGGCCCTATTACTATACAGTATAGGGAGTTTTAAACTCACTAAACATTCTAAACACTAAAAGGAGTACACTATGTCGCTAAACATCGCAGCACTCAAGGCTAAACTGAATCAGTTCACCAAGCAGACCTCTTCAAGTGAGGCACTGTGGAAGCCCACGGAAGGTAAGCACGTCATTCGTATCGTTCCGTGGAAGGAAAATCGGGAAAATCCCTTTATCGAATTGTATTTCCACTATCTCGGAAATAAGACGTATCTCTCCCCCACCTCAAACGGCAACCGTGACCCTATCATGGAGTTTGCCGAAGCACTTGCCGCAGGTGGTACGAAGGATGATTGGGCACAGTCCCGTCCCTTCCGTCCAAAGCTTCGTACCTTTGTTCCTATCATCGTACGTGGAGAGGAATCTAAGGGCGTTCGTTTCATGTCGTTCGGTAAGACGGTGTACACGGAACTTCTTTCCATCATCTCCGACCCCGATTACGGGGATATTACCGATGTAAAGAACGGTCGTGATATTGTGGTGGAGTACATCCCACAGGAAAAGAGTGACACGAGCTTTGCAAAGACGATGGTTCGTCCTAAGCCGAATCAGACGCCACTTGTCCCAGACGCTGCTCAGATTCAGCAGTTTCTCAGTGAACAGCCGGACATTCGTTCCATTTTCAAGGAACCCTCGTATGAGGAAATGAAGGTCGCTCTTGAACGGTACCTTGACCCGAGCGCACCCACAGGGCCAGTGGCCGTTAATACCGAAGTAGAAACAAAGACTACTTCGCCTACCGCAACAAAGTCCGTTGAGATGAAGTCAACCGCCGTCAAGGATATGATTGACGAATTTGACGAAGTATTTAACTAATCACACTTGACTATAATCTAAAGGCCCACTATATTACTGTAGTGGGTCTTTACATTATTTATAGGAATAATCTATGGCAAAAGAAAAGAAAACTATTGATGAACCAAATCGTGATGAATTAGCATCACTTATTGCAGAATCATTGAATAAAATGAATAAGGACAGCGACCAGATTGCATTCTTTCTAGATGGTCGTGAAGAAACTCCCACCGATTTCACAGACTTTATTTCCACCGGCGCAACCATCCTAGACGTAGCAATTAGTAATCGCCCACATGGGGGTATTGCAGTTGGACGTATCACGGAACTCACTGGTTTAGAGGGGTCAGGCAAGTCGCTATTGGGGGCACAATTGATTGCAAATACGCAAGCAAGGGGTGGAGTAGGGGTACTTATTGATACTGAAACCGCCGTAAATGCAGAATTTTTCAAGGCGGTGGGTATCGATATTACTAAGTTAGTATATGTCCAGTTACAGACGGTTGAAGAAATTTTTGATGCTATTACCACCATTATCGAAAAGGTTCGTACTGGGAAGGACAAGAACAAACTGGTTACGATTGTAGTAGACTCCGTTGCTGCTGCTTCTACCAAGAAGGAAATGGAAGCAGACTTCGGAAAGGATGGATACGCCACCGATAAGGCAATCATTATTAGTAAGGCAATGCGTAAGATTACGGGCCTTCTTGGTCGTGAACGAATTGCACTGGTGTTCACGAATCAGCTCCGTCAGAAGATGAATGCAATGGCATTCTCTGACCCGTGGACGACTTCGGGTGGTAAGGCAATTGCTTTCCACGCCTCGACACGACTTCGACTTGCAACCACTGGTAAGATTAGTAATTCTGCTGGTGATGTGATTGGTGTAAAGGTCAAGGCAAATGTTGTAAAGAATCGTTTGGGACCGCCACATCGTACGGCCGAGTTTGAAATTTATTTTAACCGTGGAATTGATGATACGGGTGCTTGGTTGACTATCATGAAAGAAAACAAGTTGGTGAAGCAGGCAGGTGCGTGGTATACCTACGTTGACCCGACCACTGGTGAGGAAACCAAGTTTCAGTCGAAGGAGTTTGCCAAGTTCTTGGAAGAGAATAAGGAACGTAAGGAATATCTATATAATCAAATCTGTGATACGTTGATTATGAAATATCAGTCGGAATTTGACCCTGATACCATTAGTATTATGGGGGCGTCGGACGATGATTAATACACAACTGGAAAGATTGGTGCAGATTGCATTGCAATCACACGAGAGTGTATATGGAACAAGTGAACAAATAAAGTTGTTTGAATTACATTTTCGTAGAAATTTGATGCAGTGTTATTGTAATGATACATCGCAGAAAACTACTCACACTTATACAATTAATCCCGGAACTGTTACCGGAAAATGGACTACGCGGGAATGTCCACCATCCACTAGCCAATTACTAAATGGTTAACATCAACGAAGTTTTTCAAAATATGAAGTTTGAAAACGACGAACAGGGCATGACTTATAATAGTCGTGTCCTGTTGGTCGATGCAATGAATCTCTTTATCAGAAGTTATACGGCAGTACCGTCAATGGACGATAACGGTAATCATATCGGTGGCATGATAGGCTTTTTGAAAAGTCTTGGTCTTGCTATACGAACGTTTAAACCTACCCGCTGTATTATTGTATTTGATGGGAAGGGTGGTAGTCAGCGTCGAAGAAAGATTTACCCACAGTATAAGGCAAACAGAAAACCTGCCGTACGATTGAATCGTGCCTACGACATGACGACCGACGAACAAGAACGGGAGAACATGAAGTGGCAGTTGGTCGAACTGGTGCAGATACTAGAATGCCTTCCAGTAACGATTTCTGCTATAGATAACGTGGAAGCGGATGATGTGATTGCGTACCTAACGCAGTTAATTACTGCAGACGGTGGTAAGAGTATTATTTATTCTACCGATAAAGATTTCTTCCAACTGGCATCAGAGTCGGTAAAGATTTATAATCCTGTTCGAAAGAAGACCTTTGATGAACAGGTTATTCTAGAAGATTATGGTATTCATCCAAAACATTTTCATTTCTTCCGTGCATTAAACGGAGATAAGAGTGACAACATTGATGGCGTGAAAGGCGTTGGTGAAGTAACTTTGAAAAAGTATTTGCCTGAAATTGCCGACCCAACAACGGAAATTTCTTTTGACATGATACAGCAAAAATATACGGGTCAGAAGAAAATTCCGAAAATGATTGAGAATATACTAAATAATAAAGATGTAGTAGAACGTAATTTGGTATTGATGAACTTACACGAAGGAATAATGTCAGTAGATGCACGTATGAAAGTGGCGGGTAAGTACCGTGACAGTTCCGTGGAACTACAGAAATACACCTTGACACAACTACTCATGCGTTCTAAGTTACTAAGTGCGTTCCCGAACTATGATTCGTGGATTACACAAAACTTTATTCCTCTAAACAGATTTACTCATGACAGCAACATTTGATACAAACGTAGATAACCTAGCAAAATACGGACCAACCTTTCAGGCTAAAGTATTAGCAAATCTTTTTTCTTCTACCGAGTTTCTACAGCAGTCGTTAGATGTATTAAATCCGAAATTCTTTGAATCAGATGCTGGTCAGTGGATTGTAGAAAAGACTATTGACTATTATACAGATTATAAGGCAATTCCAACACTGGAAGTGTTCAAGATTGAACTGGACAAGCAGAAGGATGACGTTCTGAAGGTTGCAGTGAAAGAACAACTGAAAATGGCCTTTCAGAGAAAGAACGATGATGACCTTGAATACGTCAAAGATAGTTTCTTAGACTTCGCAAAGAATCAAGCATTGAAGTCGGCAATCGTGAGGTCCGTAGACCTTCTACAGATGGGACGATATTCCGATATTAAAACCCTCGTAGATGCTGCGTTGAAGTCTGGTCAGCCCCGAAACATCGGACATGATTGGAAAAAGGATATTGAACTACGATTGGCAGGACAGTCGAGAAATACTGTTGCTACGGGATGGGATGCAATTGATACGTTGATTGGTGGCGGACTTGCTGCCGGTGAATTGGGTGTTATTGCTGCTCCCTCTGGTATTGGTAAGAGTTGGGCACTTGCTACGATTGGTGCCAATGCTGCTCGTAACGGAAAACGTGTGGTGTATTATACGTTGGAACTGAATGAGAATTATGTGGGACTACGGTTTGATACCATTTTTACGGGAATTGAACCGAGTAGTATTCCCGATAATGCGGACAGTGTACGGTTGACGGTTGATAGTATTGCCGGTGATATTATCATCAAATACTATCCCGCAAGCGCCATCACGGTTCACACCATTCGTGCCCACTTGGATAACTTGACTGCTTCGAAGATGAAGCCCGACTTGGTAATTATTGACTATGCGGACTTGATGCGGTCAGCCGACAGAGTGGAAGCACGACACCAAGAACTTGGAGAAATCTATAAAGAAATTCGTGGTATGTCGGGTGAATTGGGTGTACCGATTTGGACGGCCTCACAGACACAACGTAGTTCTATCCAAGATGATATTATTGAAGCCGATAAGATTGCGTCATCATATGAAAAGATTATGAATGCAGACTTGGTGATTTCATTGTCACGTAAACTGGAAGATAAGGCAAATCATACTGGACGAGCGCATGTGATGAAGAACCGATTTGGTTCGGATGGTGTAACACTTCCGGTGTATATGAATACTTCTATCGGTAAAATTGAAATTTATGACGAAAATTCATCGAAGGGCATGCTGTTGAAGAAGCAGATGCAGTCCGGTGAAACCCTACTAAAAAAGACACTGGCTAAGAAATTCTCAGAGTTACATGACGATTTTTCTGACGAGTGACCCACTACTTATATGAACCTACATACCTTAACTAATCTGGAGAAGTATAGATGTTGTTAGAATCAAAGCTATTGTCGGAAATTACGACATTTATGAAATATGCGAAGTACATACCAGAACTACAACGCAGAGAAACATGGGAAGAATTGGTGACCCGTAACAAAAATATGCACCTACAGAAGTTTCCGCACTTGAGTGCAGAAATCGAAGACGCATATACATTTGTCTACGAGAAGAAGATTCTCCCCAGTATGCGCTCGTTGCAGTTTGCTGGTAAACCAATTGAAATTAATAATGCACGATTGTATAATTGTTGCTTTCTTCCTATAGACCATCCAGATGCCTTTAGTGAAGTCATGTTTTTATTGTTGTCTGGTACAGGTGTAGGGTATTCAGTACAGAGACAGCACGTTGAAAAGTTACCAGAGATTACGAAGCCATCCAAGACTCGTCGCTATCTCGTTGGTGATAGTATTGAAGGATGGGCAGATGCAGTCAAGGTATTGGTAGCTTCGTATTTAAAGGGCAAGCCTCTTCCATTATTTGACTTCCGTGACATTCGTCAGAAGGGTGCATTACTTCTTACGTCGGGTGGGAAGGCGCCTGGTCCAGAACCGTTGAAGGATGCACTTCACAATATCCAAAAGATTTTTGATCGTAAACAGAACGGTGAACAACTTAGTACGATTGAAGTGCATGATATTCTTTGCTACATTGCTGATGCAGTACTCTCTGGTGGTATTCGTCGTTCCGCTATGATCTCTTTGTTTGACTTGGACGATGATGACATGCTCACATGTAAGTTCGGTAATTGGTGGGAGAATAATCCACAACGCGCTCGTGCTAATAACAGTGCTGTTATCGTTCGTCACAAGATTGAAAAGGAAACATTCTTGGAACTCTGGAAAAAGATTGAATTGAGTGGTTCTGGTGAACCGGGCTTTTTCTTCACGAACGATGCAAGTTGGGGGCTGAACCCGTGTGCGGAAATTTCTCTCCGTCCCTTTCAGTTCTGTAATCTTACTACCATTGATGCAGGAAGTGTGGTAGACCAAGATGACCTGAATGCCCGTGCACGGGCAGCCGCCTTTATTGGTACCCTTCAAGCAAGTTATACGAACTTCCACTATTTGAGAGATATATGGAAAAAGACTACCGAACGCGAAGCACTGATTGGCGTATCTATGACCGGTATTGCCTCTGGTGCGGTACTAAAGCTGGATATGAAGGAAGCAGCAAATCTAGTGAAGGCGGAGAACGAAAGAGTAGCGGAATTACTTGGCATCAAGAAAGCTGCCCGTACTACTACGGTCAAGCCCGAAGGTACCTCTTCGCTGGTACTTGGGACTTCCTCTGGAATTCATGCTTGGCATAACGAGTATTACATCCGTCGTATTCGTGTCGGTAAGAATGAAAGTATTTACTCGTACTTGTTGTTCAACCACCCAGAACTCTTGGAAGACGATTACTTCAAGCCGAACATTCAAGCCGTTATCGGTATCCCACAACGTGCTCCAGAAGGAGCAGTTACCCGTCAAGAAACGGCACTTGATTTACTTGGTAGAGTAAGTAAGGTTTGGAAGGATTGGGTGAAGACGGGCCATCGTAAGGGTGAGAACAAGAATAATGTTTCGGTCACCGTGTCCATCAAGGATGGGGAGTGGGAAGAAGTTGGAGAATGGATGTGGACCAATAAGGAAAACTTCACGGCACTCAGTGTGTTACCGTTCTCTGACCATAGCTATGTGCAGGCCCCATTTGAAGACATCACGAAGGAAAAGTATGAAGAGCTTCTAACACACTTACATATGATTGATTTAACGCAAGTGGTTGAATTGGAAGACGTAACAAACCTTGCCGGTGAAGTTGCATGTGGTGCTGGAGGATGTGAGGTTATTTAAACCTTTATACTAATCTTATGTTGAGAAAATTATTAACTGCTGTTTTCATATTGTGTCCAACATTGGTTCAGGCACAAACTGGTCAGATTGTTGGAAAAGTCCTTGACGCTACGACAGGTCAAGGTATCGTGGACGCAGGAATTCAAGTCGTAGGTACCACAACGGGTGGTGCCTCCGGCTTGGACGGACGGTATCGGTTGAAGGTAGGAGCTGGCACCGTAACCCTGCAAGTTCGTCGTATTGGATACACCCCAAAGACTATCACTGGGATTGTTGTCCCCGTCGATGGTATTATTAATCAAGATGTGTCACTGACTGCTGCAAAAATTCAACTCGCGGCAGTGAGTGTCACGGCAGCAAAAGAAAAGGGAACGATTAGTGAAGCATTGAATCAACAAAGAAATTCGACAAATGTGGTCAATGCTATTACCGCAGAACAAATCTCTCGTTCCCCCGATGGAGATGCGGCACAAGCAGCACAGCGTATTAGCGGTGTTACGGTACAAGATGGGAAATACTTACAAGTTCGTGGATTAAGTGAACGGTATACGACGGCAGCATTAAACGGTGTTCGTATTCCAAGCCCAGAACCAGAACGTAAAGTTGTTCCGTTAGATTTATTTCCTACATCACTACTTCAAGATATTAGTACCAGTAAAACATTCTCTCCAGACCAACCTGGTGACTTTGCTGGAGCAAATATTAATATTCGTACGAAGGAATTTCCTGCAAATCGTGAAGTGAATTATTCAGTTGGGTTTGGTGGAAACTCGGTGGTACTCAATGAATATATGCCGACTGCTCCACGAGTTGGCGGTGAAAGACTTGGATTAGTCGGTTCATCACGTAACATGCCAACCGCATTGCAGCAAGCAAATTTTTTTGGTACAGTAACTCCACAGCAGATGCAGGATATTGTAACTCAGCAACGTAATGTTTGGTCACCCATTTATCGAAATGGAATGGGAAATGGGTCAGTGGGGGTATCTGCCGGTGGAAACAGTATTCTTGGAAAACGTATTGGATATGTTGTTAGTGCCAATTATGGATATTCTGAAGAACGAAAGGCTGATGAAGTTACTGCCGTAGGTAATCAAGGAGCAAACAATACCGTGGTACCACTTACCACGTTACAAGGTACCACCGGCAGAGTTGGTGTACAGTGGGGAGGAATAGCAAATCTTTCGGCAATGTTAGGTCAAAACTCTCGTATAGCATTGAACACTACCCTTACCAGAAATGCTGATAATGAAGCACGAGTAGACGGTGGATTTGATGAAAATCTAAATGACAGTATTGCTCGTACCACGTTACGATATGTTGCCCGTGGAGTGGTGAACATGACCGCACTGGGTGAACATCAAGTATCCAATGCAAATAAAACTGCATGGTCATTGACATATGGTAACACTGTTCGAAAAGAACCCGACCGTTCTGATGTGGTATATTCTCGTGTATCTGCTGGTACCTATCGTATTTTGTCTTCGTTAGACGGTGCTCGTCGTGTCTATTTCGATTTGGGAGAAACCAATATCGTAGGACAAGTAGACCACACGTTTACGTTGAATCAAAATCTTATTAAGGTGGGACTATATAGTAGAACCACGAATAGAACGGCAGAGGCACCGATATATGCATTTATATCCAGAGCAAACGAAGAGATTACTGCACAACCTGCTAATGTAATTTTCAGTAAAGAACAAGCTACTACGGTAAATGTACAACCTATCGGACAAGCCGGTTCATATACCGCATCCGACGTAACACAAGCTACTTATGCAATGTCAGAATGGCAATTAACGGATAAGGTACGAATGATTGCTGGTGGACGTTTGGAATCAGCAACCATCAAAGTAAATACCAGAACCCAAGGTGGATTTGAAGCTGGGTCTGGGTTAGAAAACATGGATGTATTACCGTCATTATTAATTAATACAAAATTAACAGACGCACAAAATCTTCGATTTGCTGTGTCTCGCACACTATCTCGTCCAGAGTATCGGGAACTATCACCGGTTACATTCCGTGACGTATTAGGTGGTGTGAGTATTACTGGAAATAGTAATCTCCAACGAGCACTCATTAATAATGTAGATATTCGTTACGAATGGTTTCCAACGAATTATGAAGTCATAAGTGTTGGTGTATTCAGCAAACACTTTATCAACCCCATAGAACGATTGGAACAGGCAACGTCTGGGGCATACCAAGCACGATTCCAGAATGCCATCTCTGCAACAAATTATGGCGTGGAACTAGAACTTCGTAAACAACTCTTGACACATGTGAGTACATTTAGTAATATTACTTTGATGCATTCGTTGGTACAATTAGATACCACGCAAGCATTAACGGTGACGGACAAATCCAGAGCCTTGGTTGGACAAGCACCGTATGTCATGAACACGGGATTGACGTATTCATCATTGGATGGTAAAACCAACGCAACCATTCTCTTTAATAGAGTGGGTGACAGAATCTTTGCAGCAGGTGTTATGCCGCTTCCCAATATCGTGGAAAAGGCCAGAAACTTGTTAGATGTCACAGTTAAAATGCCGGTGGCTCACAATGTCACCGCACGATTAGATATGCGTAATTTGTTGGACGCTCGTTATAGTTATACACAAGGAACTATGGAGCGTGAAGGATTTAATGCAGGACGAACACTTTCATTTGGAGTTTCAATAAAACAATGATTCATGTAACACGATTTAGCGCACCTTGGTGCGGCCCTTGTAAACTCTTAGCACCCGAGTTTAAAAAGTTGGAAGAACAATTTACCGATGTAAAATTTATTACCGTAGATGTTGATGAGAAGCCGATGATTGCACAACTCTATGCAATTAGAAATGTTCCAACGGTAATTATTGAGAAAGACAACCAGACGATAGATAGAATGGTTGGACTACAATCAAAACAAAAATATATTGATGCAATTACTTCGGCTTTAAGTGACTAATATATGTGTAGTAAAAAACGTTCATCGTTAAATAAAATTGAACAAAAAGTCTATGATATTTTGAAACGGTTGAATGTAAAATTTGAGGCACAGATAGAGATTGATAAATACAATGTTGACTTCTTGGTGAATGGCGAGTATATTATTGAATGTTATGGAGATTTCTGGCATTGTAATCCACAAAAATATAAACCGAGTTATTTTAATAAAGGAAAAAAGAAAACTGCTCAAGAAATTTGGGTTAGAGATTTAGAAAGAAAAACTAGATTTCAAGAACTTGGTTATAAATTTATCCATCTCTGGGAAGCTGATATTAATAGTAATACCAAAAAAATAAAATCAAAACTCAAACGTTATTTGGAGTAATAATATGGTCACGGAAATTACCATGGCTGAGATGATTGAGCCTCTTCCATACCAAGATAGTATAATTAGGGTAGTAATGTTTTATGGTCCCACATGTGGTCCCTGTAAAGCTACTATGCCCCACTACGAGGCAGTTTCAACCTTGTTTGAAGGTATGCCAGTTGATATTCAATTTTTTAAGATAAATGCGTGGGAACCTGTAGAACAAAAGGAGTTTGTGTCTACCACGTATGGAATCAATGGAGTCCCTCACTTTAAGTCGTTTTTTCGTGGCCAGAATGCTACTGAAAAAATTGGTGGTGGTGATGAGGCTACAATGAAAAAGTTTATATATGAAGTAATAGATGAAGTGTTTAAACAACATGGGGGTAAAATAAATGAAGGTTAAAAAGTTATTTTTTGATGCAGGACTACCGCAAAAAGCACATGCCGGTGATTTGGGATATGACCTATTTAGTTTGGGAGTCACCACGATTTATCCGGGCCAAACGGAATTGGTGGGTACAGGAGTGTGTATTCAATTCCCAGAGGGATACGGAGCACTTATCCGTGACCGTTCCAGTGTGGCAACTAAACGAAATTTGTTTGTTGTCGCAGGAGTCATTGACAATGGGTATACGGGAGAAATTAAAGTTGCTCTCCACAACGCGGGTGAAGATGTTCAACGGATTAGCCACGGAGAAAAGATTGCACAGTTAATTCTAGTACCTACGGTGGATTTTATTGTAGAAGAAGTGACGCAATTAGAATCTTCTGATGGTAGAAATGATAAGGGATTTGGTTCAACAGGGACTTGAGTTTCAAGTCCCTTTGTTGTATGTTTATACTATACCCTAGCATTTATAATTTATGGCATATCAAAATATTTATATTGACCAAAACACCGATGAACAAACCGTTTATGTATGGGACGATGTAAAAGGATTGGTAACGTGTCCGTTATCAGAATTTAATTATGCATACGTAAAAGACCCGAGTGGAAAATATCTGAGTATGACCGGTGAACGAGTGTCTAAGACTCGCCGATTTACGAAGGGTCATCCAAGTGTGTTCGAAAGTGATTTGAGTAAGGAAACTCGTGTGTTAACTGATTTATACTTACACGAAGATAATCCGTCCGAAGGAAACGTTATTATGTATTTTGACATTGAGGTGTCGATGGCAAACGGCATCCCAAATACTCAGAATCCAAATAACGAAATTACTTCTATTGCGGTATACGACCCAACGATAGAAAAATATTCCGTATTTGTGTTGGACGCGCAACAACTGTATACGGATAGAAACACGGAAGTAGCAGATATTATGTTCTGCCATTCTGAACAAGACTTATTACATAAGTTCATAACCGTGTACGAACAAATTCAGCCCACAATTTTGACGGGTTGGAATAGTAATGGATTCGACGTACCGTATTTGTACAATCGTTTGAAGCAAGTTTGTGGAACCGGTATTGCAAATCGGCTCAGTCCTATTGGAAAGGTAAAGTACTCTGAACGATTAGAACGTTACAGAATTGCTGGCGTATCCTGTCTGGACTATCTCGACTTGTATAAGAAATTTACTTACACGCAACTTCAGAATTATCGTTTAGACACGGTTGCTCGCACAGAACTAGGACGAGGTAAGGTAGAATACGATGGTTCACTCGACCAACTATTCCGTGATGACCTCAATAAGTTTATTGAATATAACCTGGAAGACGTGCGTCTTATTGTAGACCTTGACAAGAAATTGAATCTAATTGAATTGGTACGTGGCATTTGCCATATCGGTCATGTTCCGTATGAAGATTATAACATGTCATCCCGTTTCCTAGAAGGAACTATCGTTACCTATCTACATCGCAAAGGGATTGTTGTAACTGATAAACCCGACGGCGGTCGTGATAAGATGGAGTCAGAGGGCGACGGGTTCGTTGGAGCATTTGTAAAAGACCCTATTCCTGGATTGTATGATTGGGTGTATTCACTCGACTTACAATCTCTGTATCCAAGTATTATTATGAGTCTCAACATTAGTCCTGAAACGAAGATTGGGTTTGTGAGAAATTGGAATATGGAACAACATTTCCGTAAAGAAATTGTTGCGTATGTTGTGGAGGAGAAGGGAACAACTGCATCGATGGAAATGGATTACAACACGTTCATGGAATTTCTCACAGAGAATAATCTAACGATTAGTTCGAACGGGGTGCTGTATTCCAATCAGAAACGGGGAATCATTCCAGAAATTCTTGAAACATGGTTTGCACAACGTGTTGAGTATAAGAATCTAATGAAGAAGTATGTAAACGAAGGTGATAAGGACAAGGCATCGTATTATGACCGTCGTCAGCATATTCAAAAGATTTTCTTGAATTCTCTATACGGTGTTCTTGGTCTTCCCGTTTTCCGTTTCTATGACGTTGATAATGCCGCCGCCGTAACGATTACGGGTCAAGACGTAATTAAATCTACTGCTAAGGTGGTAAATAAGCATTACGAGAAGTTATTGGGTATGGAAGGGGACCATGTAACATATATTGATACTGATTCCATCTATGCATCTGCAACGCCCATCATGCCCAATGGTTGTGATTGCAAGCAGTTTACGATTGATAAGGCTCGGGAAATGGAAGCTACATTAAATCGTTTTTATGATACATTTGCTAAGAAAGCATTTAACTGTGATAATCACAAATTATTCATTAAGGGTGAATCAGTTGCCTCGACCGGCTTCTGGGTATCCAAGAAACGATATGCTCTTGATAAGGTGTATGATTTGGAAACAAACCAAGACGTAAATAAAATGGTGGTGAAAGGGTTGGACGTAGTACGTTCCAGTTTTCCTAAAGTGTTCCGTGAATTCATGACGCAACTTCTAAAGGATATTCTTAAAAAAGTTTCCAAAGATATTATTGATAACAGAGTATTGGAATTGAAACAATCTTTGGAGACGGTTAATTACTTGGAAGTTGCAAGAAATACTTCGGCAAACAACATATCGGAATATGATTCGGAGCCCACGAATGCATTAAATAAGTTTAGGAAAGGAACACCTGCGCACATTAAGGCGGCAATCGTATACAATAGATTATTAAAGTATTATGGTATTCATACACAGTATGAAAAGATTTCTGATGGGGAAAAAATCAAATATGTATATCTGAAAAATAATCCATTACAAATCGATGCGGTTGCTGTTAAGGGATATCATGACCCGAAAGAAATTATTGACTTAGTTGATAAATTCATGGATACTGATGCCCTATTCGATAATGAATTAAAAAATAAATTAGAAGATTTTTATACCGCATTAAATTGGGGGAACATACCCACGGAGGTAAATCAAAATGCGAGTGATTTCTTCGCATTCTAACCTTGACATTCTAGGTCATATTCAGTATATTACAGTGTAACCCTTTCAAGGATAATATTATATGGTTATTATCAAAACCAGTGATTGGCTGATTGGTGAAAATAAGTCCGGCGGAAAAAAGTTCTGGCGATTGCACATTCTTCTGGACGGCGACCAGTACTTCACACAGACTGAATGGTATCAAATCAGTAAGACAGGTAAGGAAACTAAGCGCCAGTTTTCGGAACCTTACTACGCTACACCTACTAATGAGGGTCGTGCAAACGCTCGTGATAGTAAGGAACAGGCTGAGTTTGAGTTTGATGCTATTATCAAGAAGCAACGAGACAGAGGATTCGGATATGACGGGGAAACTCGTCAGATGTATCCCATGCCGATGCTAGCACACAAGTTCTCTGACCATAAGGGTAAGATGGATTTTCCTGTATTCGTGCAACCCAAACTGAATGGCATGCGTATGCTGTTTGATGGATTTGAGGGATGGAGTCGGGGTAATAAGCAGGTGATTCCCGATGTAATTAAGCACCTCGCGTTCGATACGGCGGGATTTATTTTGGATGGTGAACTCATGCTACCGGGTAATCAACTCCTACAGGAAAGTATGAAGGCAATCAAGAAGTATCGTCCAGAACTGTCTTCTAAGTTGCTCTATCATGTGTATGATATTGTAGATGCCGATTTGCCGTATGTAGAACGGTATCGAATTATCGAAGATATTTGTCGGAATGCGCCGGAGAATATCAAGATTGTTAATACGGTACGAGCAGACGATGAATCACAAGTAATGCATCTTCACCGATTGTTTGTGAGTGATGGGTTTGAGGGAACAATGGTTCGTGACCCCGCATCTTTCTATGAAATCGGTAAACGTTCGTATTCACTTTTGAAACTCAAGGATTTTGTTGATGCAGAATATCGTATTGTTAATGTTGTTGACGGCGACGGTTCTGATACCGGCCTCGCAATTTTTGAATTGGAGACTGATTCTGGTGCACGGTTTAATTGTCGCCCGGAGGGTTCGCAGGAGAATCGTGCTGAACTCTATAAGAACCGTAAGGAACTGGTCGGCAAGTTTCTCACTGTACGATTCTTTGAGCTGAGTAAGGATGGTATTCCAATTTTCCCTGTGGGTGTGAGTATCCGAGAATACGGAGAGTTTTAATGTTAATGGTGCGGCAAATTCCCAAGAATGAGGCAGTAGACTTTATTCACCGCTATCATTATAGTAAAATTCTCCCGCGACTCACTAAATATTATTTAGGGTATTTTGAAAATGATATACTGGTGGGCGTGGTAACACTTGGGTGGGGAACTCAGCCACTACAGACAATCAAAAAAATTCTATACAAGCATGACGTAATTACTACCGATTATTACGAAATTGGTAAGATGTGTTTCTTACCAGAAAAGAACAAAAGTAATTTCGGTTCGTTTGCAATGAAACTGTTGATTGATTGGGCTAAACAGAATACGACTGTCAAGTTTATTTATACGATGGCAGATGGTATTATGGGCAAATGTGGGTTCGTATATCAGGCAGCAAACTTTCGATATCTTGGAAGTTTTAAAACCGATGTCTATATGGATAGAATTACGGGTGAAAAAATGCACCCTAGAAGTATTAAACCACTACATATAGAAAATGCCAAAATGATTGGAAAGGACAAGGTTTTTTGGCTGACACCAGACTTCTGTGAAGTTAAAGGAATTGATAGAATTAGAGGTCTGATGTTTCGATATATGTATCCACTGGATAAGAAGGCACGTAAGATGTTGGACAGTTATCCAGAATATGTAAACAAACCGAATCCAAAAGAAAAAGATTTGGTATTTGAAAAACGTGTACTGACGGGTAAATATGAAGTCATTCCACAACCAAATTTTAATATGAACGTGTTCACCCACAATTATCAAAAGTATAAGGTAAATAAAGTGGCAGAAGAATTTTTTAGTATTTCATGATAAGTGTGGCAGTGCGGACTGTCGGGAAGTCGGTAGTAAATTGGGTTCGCTACTCGTTATAACTTTTACTACGCTAGGCCAAGGAATGAGGTTCGAATCCTCCACTGCCTCTTTGGAGAATTATATGATTAAACTGATGTTATTGTTACAATTAACTGGAACACAACCAAAAGTTGTAGAACAGTTATTACCACAACGAAGGGTACAAATACGAGATACAAGTAGAAACTATATTATTATCCATAATGATGGTGGCTCTGGTGGATACAATTCGGCTCGTGCAACATTAATTAAACGTCGATTAAGTTATCATTACTATGTAAAACGTGATGGGACGATAATGAAACTGTTAGACCCGAAATATGTAGCATCTCATGTTGGATACTCTGTATGGAAAGGGCTGTTTAGAATCAATAAATACAGTATTGGTATTTGTTTAGAAAATGGTATAACAAAACCATATACACAGTTACAATATCAAAGTACTGCATGGCTCATAAAGCAACTAAGAACACGATATAAAGATACAACAACGTATACTGTCGTAGGACATTCAGATGTTGCTTTACCATTAGGACGTAAAGATGACCCTGGACGTAACTTTGATTGGAAAGAATTATCAATCTTATTGAATTCACAGGAGATGTAGTATGGGAATGTTTGATGAAATTCGGGTGCAGCAGATACTGCCCGGTGAATACGAAATTACCGATACGTGGTATCAGACGAAATCGTTAGATTGTGCATTATATAAGTATGTAATAACTGCTAATGGTGAATTATATAGGGAAGATTGGGACCATGAATGGGTGGACGATTTAAATTCTCTTTTAAAGGGATATATTAAAAAAGTTGATGGAACATATCGTCGTGAATACTTGACAGACTTTCATGGGGATATTATATTTTATACAAGTAAACCGATGGATGGAAATCGTATGTGGCGCGATTACCATGCACGATTTACAGACGGTAAGTTATCAAGAATTTGGTTTGAAGATAAACAATATTAAATAACAAAGGAACGGTTATGCAAAAGACAAAGTTTGAAAAGTTTATTAGTAAGTACAATCTTGGTGGGTCATGTGAAAGTGTAGTGTTCAAGTCAAACGGAACGGACCTGTCGGTCAGAGCAATTTCGGATGATAAGAATGTATTGGGTGAAGTTGTATTTAAGAATGCTACTTTCCCTGAAGGTGACTTTGGTGTATATGAAACAAAGAAACTGCGTTCAATTCTAAGTGTTCTTGATGAAAATTTGGAAATCAAAACCAGTTCGGCTAACGAGAAAATCACGGGTCTGAATATCACGGATGGTGCTACGAAGGCAACGTTCGTTCTTGCGGATATCTCCGTGGTTCCAGCTGTACCAGAACTGAAGAAGCTTCCGCCCATGGACTTTACCATTACATTGGACGAGAAGTTTGTTAACACCTTTATCAGAGCAAAAGGTGCATTGAGTGAAGTGGATACGTTTACGGTGATTAGCGAAGGAAAGGATACCACTGCAACGGTGGTGATTGGACACTCCAATCTCAATACCAATCGCATTGCAATTAACGCCACTACTGACAAGACGGTTGAACTTACTCCGATTAATTTTTCTGCGAAGTATTTCAAGGAAATTCTTGTAGCAAATAAAGATGCTACAAATGGAACTCTTGAAGTTTCTTCAAAGGGATTGGCACGTGCTACCTTTGAAGTCGATAATATTTCAACTGTATACTATCTCGTCCAAGAGAAGTAATTTATGACTGTGGAAGTTGTAAAGATACATACGAGTAACAAAGAAAAATTAGAACACATACTGAATACAACGGTAATCCCAGGCGACTTCTGGGATTACACGTTGTCGTATGAATATGATTTCAAAAATCATGATTTCTATGATTTAGATAATGAACATTATTTTAACCTACCAGAGTTTGTTTGGTCGCCGTATTTAAAAGAACGACATTTAATGGTGGTCACTGTAAAAAGTCAACAAGAAAAAGATATTCTTTTTAATGCGCTAGGTATCAAAGAAAACAAAACTGGATATGTTCATTTTGAATTGGAAGACAATCCATTCAAGGATTATGAGTATGAATACACGCATAAGATTCATCCGAAATATCCAATTTATGTTATTACGAAGGGTCGTTGGGAACGCACACTTACAATTGATACGTTAGAGGAAATGGGTATTGATTTTAATATTTGCGTGGAACCCGACGAATACGATAGTTATGCGGCTAATGTGGATGTAAATAAAATTATCAAACTCCCAGAGAATTTTAGTAAACAAAAACGGGGAAGTATTCCGGTGCGTAACTTTGTCTGGCAGCACTCCGTTGACCACGGACATAAGAAGCATTGGGTAATTGATGACAATATTCTTGGCTTCTTCCGATGGAATCACAATATGAAAAAGCGTATTCGTGATGGTGTGTTCTTTAGAATCATGGAAGATTTCAGTGACCGATATGAAAATCTAGGATTGGTAGGGTGTCAGTATGCATCGTTCGTACCTGCAACTGAGCCTGGTCGAGGCCAATTTATTAAGAATACTCGTGTCTATAGTTGTATTCTAATTAATACGGAACTATTAGACCAACGGTTAGATGAACGGTGGCGTGGTACGTATAACGAAGATACGGACTTATCTTTACGTGTATTGTCAACGGGTGATTTGTGTACGGTGAACTTCAATAGTCTTCTCAGTGGTAAACAAACTACGGGAACTATGCGAGGTGGTAACACAGACACGATTTATGAAGGCGGCACGAATTCTGGTTATCAAAAAAAGTTTGATGAGTTAAAAAAGAATTGGGGTAAGATTGTTAAACTTACAAATGAAATGCATGTGGATGGCCGTCCGCACCACTACATTCCATACACCAGATTGTTTAAACAGGATTTGGTATTAAAACCTGGCATTGAGAAAACTCCAACCATTAATGAATATAATATGACATTCGTTAAGAGGTAATACTATGGTAGACATATACTCTTTTACCGACACGGGGAAACCATTTGATTTAATCGATTTAAATGAAATGGTATATAATTTTATGGACGCAGGGAAACCTTTAGCATCTAAAAACAAATATACTATCTATGTTCCGTCTAAAGGTAGACCATCAACCACAACTGCCACGGTGTTGAGTAAAATTGGTTTGGATTATAAATTGGTTATAGAACCACAAGATTACGATAGTTACTGCAAAGTACATTCCCCCGATAAAATAGTAGTATTGGATAAAAATGACGGGGGATTACGATATGCACGTAAGTTTATAAAACGATATTCCAGAGCCGCTGGTGAAGAAAAGCATTGGGAACTGGACGATGATGTAGAAAAATTTTTCATTAGACCCAAAGGTTCAACAAAAAATGTAGTAGCGGACCCATTGCTGTGTATGTCTATCGTAGAGTATTGTATGGACATGTTTTCTAATGTCGCACTCAGTGGAATATGTAGTTATGCATATGCATTTTCAAAAAACTATGCAGTACAAAAAAATAGACACGTATACCAATGTGTACTATTTGATAATTCCGTGAGTGTTGAAGATGACTGTGCATGTGCTATTGAAGATTGGGACCATACGTTGCGTGTATTGGAGGCAGGATATTGTACATTAGCCTTTCATCATATTATGCAACAATGTACGCCTACAATGAAACTTCCTGGTGGCGCTACTACCACCGTATACGCCGGTGACAATCGTAAATTGGCATACGAAGCATTTAGTAAACTTTGGCCGGGACGATTTGCAGTAAAGGAATACCCCGATTCCATAAAAAGATGGAGACTGCAACATGTACGTAAATTTTTCAATGATTACAAACAAACTCCAATTTTGAAAACATAATATGTATCAATCATACTTTGACAAATTCCTGAACATGACACCTTACCTAGAAATAGGTGAGGAGGAATGGGAACATATTAAACAAACGTTTTCCGTAGAAGATGTTAAAGAAAGTATGGCTACCATCTGCATGACGTATCCTATTCCATATAATGATTTAACGGAAGAAGACGCATATAAAAGTTATATGGATTTGAAGGGAATTCGATGGAATGAGTTGTTGAAGGATGGCGAATGGTTCTATCGTTCCACGAATTCCAGATATGATTTGAGCACGCAATACTTTTCAAAAACGAATGTGGGAAGTGTTGCATCTAATTATTTTCAGCAAGAGAATCGGTGGGAGGCAAACTCTAACAGAAGTCCTGGGCCAGCAAAGACGTGGCGTACGAAGAAGAACATGATTACCCTTATGGGGTCGTTGTTCACATTGAAGGTGGCTCGTATTGATAAAGGAACGTTACGTGGCTGCCTCCACCTCAGAAAATATACGTGCTCGCAATTCAGACCGAGTGTGGCAAAGGCACTGTATGATAAGTTTGAGGCGAAGACTGTATTAGATTTTTCTATGGGATGGGGTGACAGACTTGCAGCCTTCTATGCGGGGAACACGACGGAGCATTATGTCGGATTAGACCCGAAGACAGATAATCATCAATTGTATAATAAACAACGAGACTTTTATAATAAACATACCAGTTTCTTTGAAAACAATAAACGGAGTGATTTTTATGCAATTCCTGCGGAAGAATTCGATTTCAATAAATATGATAATTATTTCGATGTGGTATTTACTTCACCACCATATTATAATGTAGAACATTATAGTCAGGATGATACCCAAAGTTTTAAACGATATAAAACAATTAGTGATTGGAACACAAATTTTTTACACAACGTATTGACTAATCTATACCAATCAGTTAGACTACAAGGAGTGGTCGCAATTAATATTGCGGATGTATTCTCCACATCGGATGGTGGAATGAAACGGTGGTTAGAAATTACGAATCCTATGAATGACCATTTAAAATCATTGGGTATGGAATATATGGGTGCTATTGGTATGGAAATGTCGAAACGACCCAACAGTGCTGGAGCAGGTATGGTATTTCAAGGAAGTGCTCCAAATGAATGGACGGATGATACAATGAACCGTGCAGATAATTCAATAAATAAAACGTTCTGTGAACCAATTTGGTTATGGAGAAAGGTATGAGTGAAAATAGTTTGTGGGTAGAACGTTATAGGCCGGATACACTTGAAGGTTATGTAGGGAATGATATCCTTCGTTCCAAGCTGGAACAGTATATCACAACACAAGATATTCCACATATTTTGTTTTATGGTACTGCGGGAACTGGAAAGACGACTGCAGCAAAGATTCTCATCAAGAATATTGATTGTGATTATATGTTCATTAATGCATCCGATGAACGTGGTATTGATACAATGCGTGAGAAGGTGAAGGGTTTTGCCTCCACAACGGGTTTCAAATCATTGAAGATTGTTGTATTGGACGAGATGGATGCAGTGACACCCGATGGTCAACGTGCCCTCCGCAACATGATGGAAGCTTACTCAGACACCACTCGGTTCATTCTTACTGCTAATTATATTGAACGAATCATCGAACCATTGGTGAGTAGAACGCAGGTGTATAAACTTACACCACCGTCGAAGAAGGAAGCCGCCAAACGAATGGCGGATATCCTAAAGAACGAGGGCGTGGAATATGATACGAAGACGATTGCACAAATCGTAAACGCGTACTATCCAGATATTCGTAAGATTATTAATACTTCTCAGTTACAGACTCGTGATAAGAAACTCCATATCAGTGTTGAAGAACTGATTGGTCAAGATGTAAAACTACAAGTTATTGATGTACTTACCGGCAACCTTCCATTGAAGGATAAGATAACTGGTATACGTAAAATTGTAGCAGATGCACAGATACAAGATTTCACTGAATTATATCAGACGTTGTATCAAAACGTTGAAATATATGCACCAACAAAAATACCTCAAGCAGTTGTTGCAATTGACGACGGGCAGTTTCGTGATGGACAGGTGCCGGATAAAGAAATTACTTTTATGGCAACATTATATAGAATATTAACAAACTAATAAGGAGTACGTTATGAAAAATCAGCAACCACCTGTTAATTTAGATCTTAGCAATGCACAAGATGTTGTGTGCGATAATTGTGGTAATTATACGTTTACTGAAGTTGTATTGATGAAGCGTATTTCTGCACTCGTTTCGCCAACCGGTAAGGAAGCTATTGTTCCTATTCCAACCTTTTCGTGTAATGCGTGTGGATTTATCAACAAACAGTTTTTACCAGTAAAAATTTCGGATAGCGAAGAAGCGCCGCGAGATACTACCTCTCGTATCAAGTTAGAGAAGTAAGATGTTAGCCAATAATATGCAGGACATCCAAGGATATATCATGCAAGATTATCGTCCCAGTACATTGTCCGATAATGGTGTGTTTTATTTCTCAAACGAATTTTCGACATCAACTACGAAAGAAGTAATTACGTGGATTCTGGATAGTAATTTGTCCCAGACGAATAAGTTTGAACAGTTGACGTTGATGATTACTAGTTACGGCGGCGACCTCATGGCTGCATTTGCTCTTATTGATGTGATGCGAGGAAGTGCCATTCCTGTACATACGATTGGGTTGGGTGTGATTGCCAGTGCGGGACTCATGACGTTTATTGCCGGTGAGAAGGGCCATCGACTCATTACACCAAATACGAGTATTTTGTCCCATCAGTGGTCAGCCGGTGCCTTTGGTAAGGAGCATGAACTTCTTGCAACGGGTCGTCAGTTTGACTTGACAACCAAACGTATGATTGCTCATTATAAGAAGTGTACGGGATTGGATGAACAAACGATTCGTGAAAAGTTACTTCCACCACAAGACGTTTGGCTGTCTGCTCAAGAAGCAAAGAAATATAATCTTACTGATTCCGTAAAGGAACTACGATAATACTATGAAAAAGACTAACGGAAACCAAGGAAAAGAACTGTTCGATTTTATTGCCGGTATCACCGAAAATCAAACAACAGAATTTTTTGATTCATTAACCGAAAGTGAACGAAAGAAATATAAGGCTTCTCGGTATATGATTCACAGGTTTCTGTCTATGAATAGTAATTACTTACCGGTCGTGGATGAACTACAAAAGTATACAGGGATTCCCGACCGGTGTCATTACTTGTTTCTTACGAACATACTTCCTCGTGGTAGACAGTTCAATAAATATATTAAAGGCAATAAAGAAGGAAAATATGAAAAGTGGTTGGTGGACTTAGTTGCTAAACACTTCCATGTATCCACTGTGGAAGCAATACAATACATCGAAATATATTATTTGCATGATAAGTCTGGTTTGCGGGAACTGTGTGAGAAATATGGAATTGACAGTAAAACTTTAAAGAAGGTAAAACTATGACAGAAGAAGAATTACGAGAAATTGAAATTAATTGCAACCGTGAGGACATTCCTCGTCTAGTGAAACGTATTAGACACTTACAGGTAGTTATTGAACTGTGTCAGGAGATTCTTAAATGAAATGGGAACAATATTTTCGTTCGATAGCAAACCAAGTGAAGATGAAGTCTAAGGACGAGAACACGCAAATTGGTGCAGTAATCGTAGGGTCAGATAATGAAATTGTATCCACTGGATATAATTCATTTCCTCGTGGAATTGACGACAACGTAGACAGTCGGCAAGAACGTCCTGAGAAGTATTTCTGGTTTGAACACGCGGAACGTAATGCATTATACAATGCCGCACGAATTGGTGTAAGTACAAAGGGATGTACTATGTATTTAACCTGTGGTATTCCGTGCGCCGACTGTGCCCGGGGAATTATTAACTCTGGTATTTCCAAAATTGTCTGCGAGAACCATCTAACGTTTGGAGAAAGTACGCAGAAGTGGTATGAACACGCCAAACGTAGTCTGATTATGTTTGAAGAAGCTGGGGTTGAGGTGGCGTATTATGAATGGTAAAGGCGATACTCCACGACCGTTTAGCGTAGACCAAGAAACATATAAAAATAACTGGGAACGTATCTTCAATAAAGATATGTGTGAGTATAGTGGATTACCGAATACTTCTAGTTATGATGAGCCTGACAAGGAATATGCGGAATTACTTGCATCTGGAATGTTTTGGGAATTATTTCCTGGCTTAACTGGAGTTTGGTCGGAAGATAAAATTCGGTGGGAAGCTATTCTATTAATGCGTAACATGCGTGAGAAGTAATATGATTACCGGAAAGGAAATCAAAAAAACTTCTAAAGGAAACACGTATGTTATTTATCAAGACTCCCCCTCAACATTTCATGTGAGTGTGAGTATCGGAAACTTTGTCAGTTATGATTTTATAGAAGCGCCATCAAGTGTCCATGCATTACACGAACACATTGAGGCGTTAGAATCGGAATTGGAAATGAAAATTAATACGAACCCGATACAAAATAACACATAACAGAACCACCGCCCGTTTCGTTTAACGATGACATCGGAACTACATTAACTAAGTTCCAACTGCCACTTGGCGCACCAGTAAGAGAATGGGAAACGTTTGAACCGATTTGATTTAACCATGCACCGTTCATTGAACCGGATGGCATTGCAGCAATATAATATCTAAAAGGCATACGTGTACTCTATAAAAGTTAATAGACTTCAGACCATAACATAGAACCGCCGACATTGGTTGTATTGGCAGTCATATTTTTGGCAACTAAGACATAGATCTCACTGTCGTTACTGTCAAAGTTCTGTGCAATAAAGTTTTGTTTATTGGTAACACCCGCATGAGATTGTACCAGTGGGTTGGCTTGATTGATATTCAGGGAGTTTGCTCCGACGAATCCCGACAGTAAAATTTTTCCGTTCGTATATCCCGTGGCAGATGTATTATATTCTACCACCGATTGGTTATCTACGGATTCCCATGCACTTGCCGTAGTTAACATGGAACCACTGTTTAACTTGGTAAGTACATATCTAACAGATTGTTGGTCAGTAAATACGGACGAATCGTTAATACGAACATATGCACGATTGGGTAAACCGCCCACAGAATTCTTTAAACGAATTGCTAACACGGGAAGTGTTGACCCACTACCCAACGTTCGGAACGATGGATTGGCAAACGAGAATGCTCGACCTGCTTCTACATATCCCCCTTCACTTGCCACCGTAGAACAGATTTGTTCCATGTATGATGCAGTAGTGACTGAGTTTCTAATCTCACATCGCATCGGAAGATTGGGGTTTTGCATGTAGGCAACATCTAAAATATTACTATGGTCAAACACATGGGTAATAACCGTAACACCACTGTGTACGAATCCGCATCGAACACGACCAACCGCTAACCATTGGAAGTCTATATAGAATAATTGGGTTTTCGTTACATCCAACGTGAAATCGCCTTCTAATAAGGTATTCACATTCCAGTTTTCTTGTTTGACACGTTGTTCTGTAACCGACCCTGTACCACTGGTGGCAGAACGAATTACGATTTGTAAACTTCCCGTCGCATCTTGTTCTAAGAAGATACCATTGAGGTCATCAAAGTACCCTGTCCGTTTTATAGACCCACTGACCGGTGTACCAAATATGAAACTGGAAAGAATTGTTTGACTCTTTCCTGGCATATAATGATGATACATTTTGGTTTGGTGAATTGCATAACTCGTACTACTCGTTGCTGCAAGGATTACTGATGCACGATTTATGTTACCGGTAATACTACCATCCCCATTTACTTTATTGATAAACGCATCATCAATCGTACTGGGTTTATAATCACCTAATGTAAATGGTTCGGACATACGAACTCTTCCAAACGCATCAACTGCAGCATTAAGCGACCCACTGGCAACGGAGCCGCCCGTTGAGGTCTTCATAAAGGCATGTTGATTATATATATGTAATAATTCCCATCCTTCTTTACCGATTGTATTTAAAAATGTTTCGGCCTCCGGCGTATTCCAGTCGGGTATTTTAATAATTTTATGTTGTGACATATATTTCTCGGTAATGAATCTTTATATAAGTATCATTACCACTTGACAATATCAAGATTATTGTGTATATATAATACATCATCTCTCGGAGACGTTTATGAAAAAGGATGTAGAATTCGTACCAGGCTGTTTCTACTTAAAAGGTTATAATAGAGAGCAAGCCCTACGGTCTGTAGGTCATGGCTGGGCACGATTGATTCATAAAGTATTTGATAAATTGGAAGAGTATCCTAATATTATTATTGATACGGTGAAAGAGAAATGGGGTGGACTGCGTATTTATACCGCACCCATGCATGAAGATTTTGATAGGTTTGTTATTAGTGTCGAACTAGAAAGTTTCAAGATTTGCGAAGAATGCGGTAGACCGGGCAACCTTCGTTCCCGACATGAAGTTCTTCCAGACTACAAAACACTATGCGATTTCCATGCTGATGGCTTACCAATTATTACTCCGTGAGGAAATATGGGCGAGATTAATTTTACCTTTACAGGTAAGATGAGTATATTGATTGAAGTGGAAGAACATGGGCCAATCGTATACAATGTGAATGACTTGCAGGTAGTAAAAGATGTTGTGGGAATTATACTGGATGCAGTAAATGATACTACGCCCGTGAGTTCTTATAATAAGAAAGAACAAGCTAAATTTACCAAGATACTGGATGGGTTTACGTGAGCAAAAGAATTAGTTATAGTCAATATTCAATGTGGGAAAACTGTGCACATGCATGGAAACTAAAATATGTGGACGGCCACAAACTGGATGATACGTCTATTCATACCATTTTTGGTACGAGTATGCACGAAGCTATCCAAGAGTGGCTGGACGTTCTATATAATAAAAGTGAAACGATGGCAAAGACGATGTACCTTCACGACGGATTCAAAGAAAAGCTTTTGAATCTTTTTAAAGAAAATACCGTCGTGAATGAATCGGGTGAGAAAATCTTTCTTGCCGATAAGAAAACACTCATGGAGTTTTATGAACATGGGTGTGGAATCCTTACATATATCCAAAATAATTATAAGAAAATATTCCCAACAGAAAATACCAGACTTTTTGGAATTGAATATGAATTAAATGCGGAAGTACGTAAGGGCGTTAATTACGTGGGATACATTGACATCGTGACCCATAACACGGTGAGTAATCAATACGTCCTGTATGATTTGAAAACGTCACGTTCGGGGTGGACGGATGCACAGAAGAAAGACCCGACGAAGGTAGGACAGTTGCTCTTGTATAAGAGATTCTTTTCTCAGCAATTGGGTATTGATGAAAAGAATATTAAGGTTGAATTTGTTATTCTGAAACGTACAATTTTTGAGAATGCACAATTTACTATTCCACGAGTAAGTAAGTTCGAACCATCGAACGGTACTCCAAGTGTGAATAAGAGTTGGGACCGTTTTCAAAAGTTTGTGAGTACCGCTTTTAATTCTGAAGGTGAATATGTCCACGAACAAGGCGCATCACCCAGTAAAGAGGCATGTCGTTGGTGTAGTTTCCGAGATAAGCCCGACCTTTGTTCGTTTGTAGTAAAGTAAGACTATTTATATTAAATTAACTAGGAGAGGTTACATGAAGAAAGTTTTGTTGGTTTTGGGTTTGAGTTTGTTTAGTGGTATGTCCGCATGTAAGGTGACGGAAGTAGTAAAGACGCCCGTGGTGGCAGACTCCGTTACTACGATTACGGTAAGTCCAAATGCCTTTACGTTGACGGTGGGACAGCAGCAACAGTTTACGGCTACACTGCTTAATGCTGCCGGTGGTACCGTAACTGGTAAGACTGTTACGTGGCGCTCTTCTGACCCGTCACGCGCAACAGTAAGTCCATCCGGTGTAGTTACGGGTGTATCTGCCGGTGCAGTCATTATTTATGCAACGTCAGGTGATGTAACGGGACAGACTGTTGCCGCAGTTATTAATATTCCCGTATCCGTGGTAGTACTGACACCGAGTTCTACTGCACTGTTTATCGGACAGACTACTACGCCCCGAATTGAAATTAGGGGACCGAGTAACGAACTGCTTACGAATCGGTTTGTCGAGTGGACTTCACTCAATACAGCAGTAGCTACCGTAACGCAGTTGGGAACTATTACCGCAGTTGGGCCGGGTACTACGACTATTCGTGCAACCAGTGAAGGTAGGTCTGCAAATTTTACATTGACAGTAAATGTGGTTCCCGCATCAAGTGTAAGTATTTCAGCAACTAATAATTTCTTTATCGGTCGGTCAACACAGTTGTCGTTAAACATTCGTGACAGTGTTGGGAATTTACTGAGTACGGCTGGTCGTTCTGTTACATGGACAACGAGCAATCCATCGATTGCCACGATTTCAAACACGGGTGTAGTTACTGGATTGTTTACGGGTACAACGACCGTTGCGGCATTGGTAGACAGTCGATTGGCAACATTTAATCTTACAGTTGGAATTGTAGATATTGATACGATTGTTGTGACGCCAAGTGATACTACATCCCTGCGTATTGGATTTACTCGTCAGTTTAGCGCAACAGCCTTTGACCGAGATGGTGGTCGTATTGAAACTGCGGCATTGGCCGGTCGTACATTTAATTGGGCGTCTGATACACCGTCACTCTTGTCGGTATCGAATGGTGGATTGACGTTGGGCGTTGCAACTGGTGATGCAACGTTCCGAGTATGGATTGGTGACAAGGTTACTCGTCGTGGACTAAGGGTTACACCGTAACATTCTAAAGGTTTTGTTCATTCTTATGTCGAGATTTTGCAATGAACAAACTAAAATACTTAGTATTATTACTGGTAGTAGCTGTAACAGCATGTGAAGTGGTACGGGTTATTGAACCACCTGCGGGAGAGAAAACACCTGCTGAAGTAACCGATGTTGGATTTTCATTAGTTAGTTCCAATCTAGTGAGTAGTACCATTAGTATTAGAACTCGTTGGGCTAAGCCCACATCAGATGGATTGGGTGACCCGGAATATTATTTGCATACCATGACTGCAAATAGAACTGTTTCGGGCACCCTTCCAACGAGAAAACGTGTGAACGGATTTGTGGATACTGTTACAATCAGTCGTCCAGCAGTTACCGATACATTGATACTTACCTCTCGTGTATGGTCAGTACGCCGTGGGTTGGAATCAACAACTCCAGCACAAGGACAAGTAGTGATTAGAACTGCGGATGGTCCACCGCCACCACCTGATTCAATTCGTGTGGATACCATCATATTGACTGCACCGATTATTGGTGGAGCAATTAAAGTCGATGAATTCTTTACAAATTTACCAACCGATTCGAACAATCTAAAAAATTATCGGTCATTGTTTATTCGTGAAGAAGATGGAACAACAACTCTTGTGACGAAAAATATTACATTTATCACGTTGGTAAAAGAATAAGAGGTTTTTATGAAATGGTTATTTGCTACATTGATGTGTATTTGTTCATTGAATCTGAACGCTCAGCCGTCACCGCCGCAACAAATCAGTGCGGCGGTTTCGTTGATGTCTACGGTAAAACAAATTAGCTTTAGAGTAACATGGGTACAACCTCAAGCAGTTGATAGTACTATGATTCTGGTGTTCGTATCAAAAGATTCAGTGCCAGTAGTATATCGAAGAGCAAAGATGCCAGACACCGTATCATTTACGATTCCCGATGATACGACTACGTATAGGTTTATGATGGTAAATGTTCGCCGGGGATTGGTAAGTCTTCCAGCAAACGTCAATTTTTATTTCAACGCAGATGCTTACTACAAAGTCACCAGACTTCATGTGAAGCCAGATAGTGTGGTGGTGAGGGATACAACGGTGGCTGCACGAACGGTTCAATTCTGTGCGTTCATGGAATATAATGATGGTAGTATTGTGATGCGGGATAGAGATAGAACCATACCACAGTGCTTAACAGAATATGATAAGTTTCCGTTAGCCATCAGAAAGTCTACCGGTGCTCGTCTACGGAATGCAAATACCGTCTGTTTGAATTGGCAAGCGGTTGGTGGGGGTACGATACAAAATGAAACATGTTCAGACGATTAGTACTGCTATGTATTGGTGTCCTAACTTCTACGGCCACGCTGTCTTTACAAGGAAGCCCTATTAGAATCGTTTATGCTTATGATAGAAAATATATAGATAGTTTGGAAATTATAGTAAACAAAAATGAAAAAACCATTTACCAAAAAAACCATACGTTATTTACCAATTTTGATTCAACTAATAATATTAGCTATGCGACAAAGGCTGATACGGTTGAGGTAATATTACGAGGATATAAAAAGGATTTGTATTGCTTTCCTCACATAGATAGGTTATATTATCCTTTTAGAATATCGTATGGATTAAATTTTGAATGTGTAAAACTTAAAACTTAAGAGGAAGTATATGAAAGGAATATTGAAGTTAGCAGCAGTTGTAGGAGCAGTACTTATAGGTGCAGCATGTGCAGATGAAGGCCCAACGAAGCCATACACTGTATATTTTAAAAATGGAAAGTTGGATACCGTGTTTCTTCAAAAGACTGACACGTTGGTAAAGACAAAGACCGACACGGTAAACAATGTAATTGTTAGAACGGATACCGTTATTATTACTCGTACAAATACAGACACCGTAGTTAAGACAGTTACCAAGACAGATACGTTGCGATTAACGAAAGTCGATACGGTTCTACGGACTGTTACGAAAACCGATACAGTGCGATTGGTTCGCGTTGATACCGTCAATAAGATAGTTACTCGCCTCGACACGGTATATGTACCAAAGATTGTAACGAGAGTGGATACGTTGCGTATTACTAAGGTAGATACCGTGCGGGTTCCAACGATTGTTGTTCGGGTAGACACCGTTCGTATTACAAAGGTAGATACTTTACGCCTGTATTGTATGGCAGTAAATCCCGCAGGGAATCTGAATTGTAGTGATAAGAAGCCCTAATAATTTAGTATAACATACTACTTATATATGTGAGGATTGTTAGCGGCAGTCTTCTCATATATAACAAAATTACCCCTATGAGTAAGCTCAGAGTGCCGCTAACATTCTGATGTCTGAAAGTAGGGGTTTTGTTTTTCGGAGAAATAGTATGGCGTATGTGTATGGACATTA